AAAAAAAAAATAGAGGGGCGAAAGCCCCCCTATGTCGCTTGGCATGAAATTACTCTTTGCCTACCTCTATCCCAGTACGTAATTCAGTTATACTTAACGCCCTAGAACGAAGTAAGGTTATTTTCTTTTCATGGTACTCTACATGCTTAGGTATATTCCTCGCTACCAGATAATCGAAATATAAATGAGATTCGGGATCATCGGTTATTTTACGAAGTCTCCCCACTGCTTGTAGATTGGCCTGACTAGAACTTATTGCCGTTGTCATAAGGCAGTATCGTAGATTGGGAATATCCACACCCGTACCCGCAGATTGAATAGTAGATACGGATATATCGGACTCCATTAACACGTCGTAGTCATCCTCCGCAACATATCGAGATACCTCCAATGTAGGATTTGTTTTAGCTAGGTACTGGGCTATAACACCGCACATCTCCGTTGTAGCTGCAAGAACCAAACATTTATATCCATCGTCTCTACGGGAACTATACCATTTATACACCATGGCATCAATGACGCCAAGATATTGTGCAATATAAATAGGTTTTTTCATGATGCTTTCTTCAAACAGAACATGGCTATACATTTTTTGTTGGTTAACATGACGAATCCTTTCGGGTTCATATAAATCATAATAAACCGACCTAACACGCACGTACCTATCATAGTCCCCCTCTTTAAACCGCATTTCAGGTGGCCATTGTATACCCACCATGCGCATTCTAAAGTCGGAATCGGGTTTAATGGTAGCCGATAAAAATATAGTCTTTGGGATATGTGCATATAAATCCATTTTGAACAAAGCGTGTTGGTTTTCATGCGCTTCATCCACCACCCGTAACCCAATGCCTAGTGTCCGCCATAGATCAACGGGCTTGATGAGATACCCTCGCAACTTCCCCTCTTCATAAGCTTTATAAAATAACAACAACGTAGTTGTGCTAAAGATAATGGTCTTATAATTAAACTCTCCCGCAATGGCCAGGTTAATTACATTCTTTAGCGCCTTAGCTCCACGTACCACACAAATGTCTTTCTTGGATAATTGATACGCTTCCTGTATATCCCCCACCCATTTATCTATATATTTACCACCCATTTGAAAGGCCGTTAAGGTGCCCAATACCTCAGCGGCCTTAAGGGCACAAAAGGTATTATGGGTAACAATATAGTCATTAGTAATATATAGTTTATCTACGTCATTAAGCTCTATGCACTGCGATTCTTCACTGCCCACCCTACGGATATCTTTAATTGTTAACTTAAGTCCCTTTGAGAACTCCGATAGGTTGGACACCTTTTCCTTACCCGCGCGAGATCTAAATAACTTTTCGGGTTCGGCACTGCGTATCTTTAATATATACCGGTTCCATACCCGTGTAAGTTTCGCCCAGCACCCCAAGCTTCGTGCAAGTTCCTGTACGTCCAATGCAAGTTGCTTCCCTTTACATTTAAACGTAATGGTTTCGTACTTGTTAATTGTACATGACGTGTCCAATAGGCCCTGTAAGACAGCCCGTCGTTGAATGTGACTACTGGTCAAATACAATTTAGGTACATAACTAGCCGAATCTAATTTGTTAGTGATATTTAAGGCGTTAATTGATTCGCTATATTCATCGTACCCCCAGGTAGATTCAGAACTAAGTAGCGCCCCTAACGTATACGGGGGAATGGGTAGGTCAACCACTTTGTCATTTAGTGTACCTGTAAGTGGCACACTCACCTTACTACTGGGTGTAAGTGCCCGAGCTGCGATGATGGCTTCTAGTGACACGACTACCCACCCAGATTGAATGGTATGCACTTTCCATAGATGGTCCTTACAGCACCGCGTCGATCGATCATCTGAGAATGTCACTTCATAAACGTCGATGGTACCCTGAGGGTGAATAGCTTTAACGTTAGCTACGCCACCAGACGGAGTAAGTACGTTCGTCCCTATTTCCATTTCTCCCATGGTAAGCCATCCGTTGGGAACACGAATGCGTGAACTTAACGGCTGAGCTTTTCCTTTACCCGTTTGTAACGTTACGACCTTAGACTTACCTGGATCTGTCATATAACGTATTACACGAGGTTGGTCTTCTCTAGGAACCCACTTTGGAGGGATGATATACACCATGTCCTTTGGTGTATACATACGTTTGTGTATTATATCAACTAGGTTCTCCGTGATACCCGCATTCTTTAGACGTTGCATGAATTCAGGATAAAGATTAATATGTAGCCTAACGTAGCTTCTAGCACTATTACTTGCTGCAAAGGTACGTTTGGCTTCTCTGTGAAATTTACCCCTACTGCGAAACCCCGCCCACTCAACGAGGGGGGTAAGGGTTTCCCTCATTAGTGGGTGCAGGCGCGGTGTCATTTTAGATACAACAAAATGATGACTATACACCTCTATTTTACAATACGCGGACAAGGTAAACTCCTTTATATAACCATTACCCCTTCATAATAGAATCAAAGGGGTGGTCTGGTCGGTTAGTGTTATTAAATGAACTGGGTGACGCCACAAACTCACCTAAACGTTCAAACGCATAGGTGGCACTTAAAGACCGATCAAATACATTACGTTTGTGAACATTAAACTTCTCATGCTCCACCCCCGCTACAGGGCAGTTAGATGACCCACCCAATGGATTGTCTGCAATGCATGCAAGTAGTAACATCTCCAAATGCATAATGTTTACATTGGCTTTACAGTTTACAATATCATACAATTTGCGTAGCGCTTCAGCGTATGTTGTACACCCCATGATATTCCCCCGTCCCTTTTTCTCAATAAAATCTGCAATACTTTTCTGATACTCCAACATATTCATGTGCCGTTGAGGCATAACTAAAAAGGTTTTAGCGTATTTCCAATGGGTCAAGTCGATAACATAATTTCCCCGTCCATCAATCTCCCATCCATGCGTTTTTAGGTATTCTAAAAATGGATACGAAAAACTAGCCAGTCGGGGTCCGACCGACGTATTGACAATTTCTATATCCGTATTGCCGTTGGAATTGGTTCGCTCAAACTTAATTTGCTTCATCGTAGCCAGAGTTGATGTGGCTAGGGTGGTGATGTTATCTACTTCAGGGGAATTTATATCGTCCAGGTACTTAATGGACTCCGCTCCAACGATTAACCTATACCCACTGTGTTTTAAGTCACTATTTAGCAAGATATGTCCTTCGCTACTCGCCTTTAATCGTATAAAGGCAGATGCGGATTCGGGTATAGTTAAATGCTCTGCTGTAGATGACCCATCTTCGTGTTTAACCCCCATTACCTTTTGAGATACAAACGAGCAAATAGCAATGGAACTAAACGACCCCAATAACGTAGGGTAGTTGTAATATTGTTGGCTAGGTACGGAATACGATAACGTGCCTGTGCACACTTCACAGACATTATATTCATGTCTATGTTTACACCCACCCGGCGATCTAAGTTTTACCATTGTACCAATTAGATCTTTGCAATCGCCCGTTATTTCACGTAGCGTTTTACCGTCCTTGGATAAGCAATATTTGCCACGTAGATTGTTTAATGACTTGGCCGTTACATGAAACTCAATATACACCGTACTTCCACAATCACCCGGTACCAATCCCTTTACCGTATGCAATAATAGGCGGATCTTGCGACCAAAGTATTCGGTTTTACGCAAAGGGTCTTCTGTAGACTTTAACGCCTTTGTACCTGAACGACCTTCTTGTGCAGACTCCCGTAACTTTATAAGGCCCTCGGAATATCCAGGTATCACAGGCTTACGAAAAATGTGTGAGTCGTAATCGGTAGTATACCCACGAGTGGCTACGGCCTGTAGAACCTGACCAATTGATATTAGCTTGGCCCTACACGAGATAGCCACGGCATTGTCCTTTAGAGTGGGACATGACATAATTACCTTAGACACCTCTTCGTAGCAGCGTTCGACCTGAGCCTTATGGGGCGATGCCCGTAGTGCCATACGTGATTTTTCCACTTCGGGGTGAGTGAATATTTCCACATAGTCCTCTGCAGAAATAGTAGTTACGTATTCCTCTAGATCTACCGATATAAACGCAAACACATCGTTAACTATTTTCATAGCAATACGATTTAGATAATCTAGATTCTGGTTACGACTACCCCCCTTATCAAAAACTGCCCATAGGCAGCTAGATAGTAGTTCTTTATGTATCGCATTGCCAAATATATTATTTTGCATATGGTGATTGGGCAGTAGAGGTATGTTAAATTGTCTATGATACTCCCAATAGATAGAGGACATAATGGTTGAGCGTCCATCTACCGTGATTATCTCACCGTTATCAAATTCTAACGGGAATTCTATCACTTCATTAAACCTATCAAAGATAACGTTTCGTGATAAATAAAGTAGTTCTTGTACGTGTATGGTGTCTGTTAATATTACTGACATAATTTATTCCTGTTAGTTGTATTGATTTACCTCGGGTATTACGTTGGAGGCTTGTACGGAGAATACTCTAAACTTATACCACCACAGCGTAGTATGTGTTTAACTATCTGGGTCGACATACTACCGCCGCGAGGGACGGTAGTTCTATCCACTGCCGTATCAATATTGGTAGGTTCATCCGCCTCCAGGATACTACGGTTAATGGCATGCGATGACGTAAGTGAATTTGTGCGATCGAGTAACTCGGCAACCGCGTTGGGGTCCATTACGGCGGCCATTAAACCCACCTCAGACTCACCCGCAAAACGTATAGGTGACTCGCGATACGGGTTTAAGTATTTATCTCCCCGCCCCAACTGCACGACAATACCTTGATGTTGCCGTTTAGTAATGCTTGTAGTTGACCAGTCCTCCCCCGTCTTATCTAAAAGCATCATGTACTTAGTATCAATGGTAATGTTACGCTTAGTGGTTTTTATCTTACCGTCAATGCCCACGTATTGTACCTTACCCGCTTTTCTAGGCATGACTTTTTGTATGTCATTCACCTGCCGACAGCCTATATTTGGGGTATTGGGTGGCAATAGTAAATAAATGCCCTCCGACTTCACCTTCTCTAAATGATTAAATTTAAGTTCGGTAGTAGTAAGATTCTTATTGCAGCGAACCCACATATACGCACTCGCATGTCGATAGTATTCCATTAAGAACGCAAATTGCTCCTCATTAGAAATTCCCACTGTATCCATGCGCCTTAACTCATTTACCATAAAGGTCTTAGACTGATTGTTCCATTGCTCAAATAACTGACCGCAATTTGAGCGTTTAATGGCAGACAAAGGATCTTTTACCACATCTGCCACAATGACCTCTTCTCCCTCTAAAGGTATGGTTCTAGGCATATGTGAATCGGGTAAGATATCTACGATTACCCCCTTGGTGCCATGGGTATCCGTAATTTTATATCCCGGCACAGGAACTTTGGTGTGGGCATACGTGATAGAGATGTTAAAGTCGTCTAGCGGAACCTTATTCTTTATCCGTAGTACTCTATCTTTACTACTGTCTTTAAAGTTACTGTACGCTTCCACTACTAAGGAATGAAACTCCCCCGATAGGTTCAGCCCCGCACTTGTTTTTTTCTTGTACTTCTTATACACCGTCAATATCTTGTTGTAGAATACATCTTTGGCCCTAACGTATCCCATTAATGATTCGGTCATGCCCGTAGGGGTTGTGTGAAATTTAAGGTTGTGGTCATGTAATACATCAACGTCTACCACCACTGCCCCTGGTTGACCAAAGAACGTTTTATCAAAATCATAATCCACCATATCGGCAAGTAAATTTGAAGGGTGCATTTCCGTAATGGTAAAGTTACTATCAAACGGACGAAACGCCATAATTAAACCATCGTCCCGTATGGTATCTCCCGGGCCAGGGAAGGGCTTGTATATATCTTTGGTGCCGTATATGTTTAATGGGAACAGTCGCTTACCACAATTGGCTGTGCGGATACCTAATTGCTTTGTGGCTATCTTTTTTGCATAACTTTCACTGATCCTAAAACCGTCCTCGATGGTATTGGGAATCGTCATAAACGCCACATTAGTTTCTATACCGTAGTTAAAGTTGCCATACTCATCTACCGACGGCGAATCTTGGATAATGGCCTTTTCACGAAATCTCGTCTGTGGTTTTAACTGTGACATTACCTTTACATTTGGTTTAAATTCCCACCCCAAGCTGGTGTGTTGGAAGAAATAATCTTCTAGTAGCAATGACTTTATTTCAGGGTCATTAACTACTTGGTAAATAACCAAGGTGGCGGGGTTTTTCTTGATACCTCCCATACCGTATTGTTTGACATACTTTGGAATAACCGCTAGTATTTCAGATAATGGAGGTAAGCTTTTGGAAAATGTATATTTAGCATACTCACGCTCAACCCCAGTTAAGTTGCGACGTATGGTAGATTCTAATATGCATAAACGCTGCTTCATGTGTGACGCATGCATTTGTTGACGAGAAGCTGAATTGTTGGCAATAAATGGATTTAGATTGGTGGGTGCACCCACTAGTTCAATGTCTAATTCATTTATTATAGTGGGGTTGTTGTCTTTGTCTAGTAATACCATTGTATCGGTTTCACTGTCCCAGTAGAACGGCTGTCCCTCAAAGGTGTTTACTTCTACAAATCGTTTATCAATAGTTGACATAATAGTTTCCTTTTAATATGTAAATTATATATAGCACTTAGATAATATATGTGTCAAAATACATTGAACGTGGACGTGACATGGGATATACATGAGCATAATAAATCAATTGGTTCCAGAAGGACCACCAATCTATTACACTGTAGAATTTAAACGGGTACTGGAAGATCACTTAGACTTCATCAAACAACATTCAACCACTACGTCAATCGCAGTAAATCCGGCATTGGCATTTAAACACGAATACAACTTATCGGGTTATTTACTGGCCATTGACATTCCCTTAAAGCTACATTGGCTCGTTAAAAAAAAATATAGCAGCCGTAGTGGCTGCTATTTATGCGGTATGAATTACTTTCGTAATCCTTGTTTATACTACTTACCATCTATGTCCTGTGGGTTGACCATACGAAGTTGCCGGTGCCCCGTAACCGGTAGGTTGGCCGTAGGGTGTAATGGTTCTATGTTGAGGTTGCGGGGCCTGAGATGTAGCGTTGCCCCATGAAGCCCCACCCCAAGCGGTAGGTTGTTGCTGTTGGGGCATGGGGGGCGGAGCAACATAGGCCGGTGGTGGTGTATTCTGAGGTGCATACATAGATGACAATGGTCGTTTTCCCGGTGTAGTCGGCGGGGGAGTCGATGGCGGCGTTGAAGAAGCGTTACCTGCCGGTGGTGGTGTGGGGGCTTGTCGCACCAATGACTTTTTCGCAGGAGGCGGTACTTCCTCTTCTTCTTCTGGCTCCATTGCCGATGGGCCCTCGTTACCCTTTAACGGCGGTATTTTGCCAGTATATGAATCTAGTTTATCAACGTATTCCATATACTCAAGGTCGGTTATTAGGTGTTCCATGTCGGCATCCCACAACTTACCTTTTGCTTTAATATCAAGTAGAAGAGTATTAAAATGTACCATTAAACTACTGTACGACTTTAATACCGCATCCAGCGTGGGGGCGGAATTGGCATTACTACCAAAACTATAATAATGCTCCTCGGTTGTACCATATACATAGTTCAACAGTGCCAGTACCTGTGGATGTTCTTTGACTTTAAATTTTACCCCCCAAATAGTTTTTGATGGTCCATTGGCAATTGCGTCATGTATAATGGGCGAGGTTAACACTGCACGTCGTTTAAACGTGCCCGTTTCGGAATCACCACCGCGTTTAACATATAGCGCAACGCATTTACGTGCATTATCGGGATCAATGCGATCAATAACCTTATCTATCTTAGAGATTGTTTTACCGTCAAAATCGGGCACCAACTTTAAGAACTTTTTCTGTTGGGTGGTTAACAACTTATGATGTTCTGGTTTACCCGCCACCGACGCTAGCAATAAAAAGATGTCCATAAAAACATCATTCATTCGTTGCTGCATTAACGTTCGCAATCCATACACAACGGGAGATTCGCCGCGCAATACATTTTCCGCAATGGGATGGAACGCAATGTAATTGTCCCAATCTGGATTCTTAAGAAATTCGGTAGTGGGTAACACGAGTACCTTACCCTCTACTTTGAACGGCTCTTCGTCAACCGTGACCATTTTAATCAATGCTTTTCCATATTGTACCTCGACAATACTCGCGCCAGTCGATTCAATGATTGCGGTATAAAATTCAATTATATTCATGATAGTTTCCTTTTCATGTAAGTGTGGGGGTTACCCCGTTACCAATTGTAACCGGGGGAAGTATGTGAAGGGACGATAACGCTAGTTGGCACCTTTTCTAAATTGCCCGCAAGGGTGGTAATGTCAAGCGCCAAGTTACGTACATCAGAAGTATCGTTGCCAATGATAGGGGCCATTAGACCATCCGCAAATGAGGGTACGACAAACGGCTCGGGGGCACCGCCGTTGATGCTAATGTTAATCTTGGTGTCGCCTAACACATCAACGCTCATATCGACGTTAACTAAATGTTGGAAATTATTAGTAACGTCTGGCATGATGATGTGAATTAGCTTATCAATAAACATATTAGCAAACTTCTCCACCAATCCACCATCTACAAAGCCTTGTGGAAGATCAACCAGTTGAACAGACACGCTGTTATCCATTGTCATATTGGTGGTAATAAAATGTATCTTTGTTAAGAAACACTCCATCAATGTGGTGGGTACCGTATTTGTTAAAATGGTAGCCATTACAGATTCAACCGTCGACCCCTTAAAGTTATTGCTTTGGTGAACATAATCAGTGTTAGTGCGAGTTGGTTGATCCAATAAAATTGATCGCGTTACACCGCGGGCGTTTACACTAGGTGAATATTTACACAGCCAACCATAGGTAAAGTAGCCCTCTTCAAATAGCCCTGTCTCGTCGTCCATGCGTTGAAGTAATGGATCGTCTGCTATATTATTCTCCTTTACTCTAGACAATGCCTCAGAGTATATACTGCCAGTAGTGGATGTTTGATATTCGCTTGATGTCTGAGCGCCGTGTATTGCATTTAATGATTTTGCAAGGTAATTACCATGGATACTATTTCCTCTAGAAGATTTAGTAATGCCGTTAGCTAAACTGGGTCTAAAGTCATACAACGCACTGCCATCGTCACCGTATTGATTCTCAAACAATAGCGTACCAAAAATATCTTGGGGGCGTAACGTAACGGCATTGGAATATAACTCCGTACCCATTCCGTGTATGGCTAAGTCATTTGCAAGTAAATGGTTGTTCTCTGCCATCTGCCACTGCCCATTAACTGCTCTAAGTACAAGTACAGTATTAATAAACATACGCATGTTTGGGTTTAGTGTATTTTGCAATGTAACATCGGCATTGTCACTGTATCCCATTAATATTTTCTTTATGGGGACACCCATTGTCGTTGATTCAATTTCCATGATATAACGGAAACGGCGAGTGGTCCAGTTATTAGAAATATGAATGTCTCTACCGGCCTCTACCGATGGAATTAATAGTTTGCCTGCAGTGGACGCAACAGATGCCGCGGTGATATTGCCACCACCAAGGGTGGCTTCTTGTAGCGTCTTAATGACATTCATATTTGTCATGTTAGAGGTGTAGGGTCGGGCAGTGGGTGTGTGGTACGCGCCAGTTTCTACGAATAATAAACGGGTTACATTAAAGCTCATGGTCTATTCCTTTTAGTGGTGTTCTTGATAGTAACTATCTAGTTGTATTAAAAAGTTAGCGGTGGTGGGTCTGAAATCACTGGGTATGTTAGCTGGCGTGCCATTTAAAGAATACGTCGCTAATCGTTTCGTTGATGAATACGTTACCGCATAGTCTTGTATATGATGGAGTAATTCCTCAATCCATTCATTGCCAACATTGTTTTTATCGTTTAACTCCTTGGCGTTACTCCTTCGGTAATGGGGATACAGCCCTTTAAGTGTTGTTGAAATATCTTTTGGTACACGACTTCTAGGTGCGCTATCGCCACCCATGCTAAATTCTTCATTGGTGGTGGGCCCGTACTCCGCAGACAATAACGCGGCCAAGTAAGAATACCCCCAATGTTCAAGTATTGCTTGGGTGACGCCGTTAACAATAGAAAAGGCCTCGTTGGAAATAAGGTATACTGTTCGTGCCGGGAACAGTGGGTTAATGATACACCCCACTAATTTTCTATGGATATCATTCGTGGGACTTTTAATTGCAATGCAACGACGTATACACGATTCAACTAGCGTAATATCTATTTGTGGTTCAAGTCGCGTGGCTAAGTCAGCCCCATGTGTAGTAATATAATATTCCGTTAGCGTGGGAACGCGGCGAGGTATGTCTTGTCGGATTGACGTATCTTCTGCACATGAAACATTATCTTCTGCCCGACCATGGTCCCGCGGCATACGTTTGTCGCTGATGTTATCAAAGGCATTATCTAATTTATCCATCTTGGATTTTAGATAGTTGTACATTTTACGTACAACATTTTCATTATCATCCGCGGGATCAGAAATAAGCACTTTTCTAATTACTGCATATGAAAGTAACCACTGCGGTAATTCTACGCTACCCAGTGTACCCATGATGGCGGAGTTTAGCTTAGAAGCATATTGTGATGTTATTTCTACATATACGCGTAAACGCTGCCATTCTTCAGTGGCCATTATTCTAGAGTCAACCAACTTTATTGCTTGATATTCTTTAAATGACGTACCAACAATAGGGGCAATGCTGGTCATGTACATGCTAATAATGGGCAGTAGGGGCTTTAACACCACACCCAATCTAACGAGTCCTCTATACTCGGATCGGATATAAGTTAACTCCCTAGGGCCGTCATCTGGGGAATATTGTTCGTTAGACTCCATGTCATTTACAGTTAGATGGAAGGTAAGCCAAGATAACATTTTGGTTACATCTAAGTGATCATAAATTACATTTATCTGCACTGCCAGTTTAGAGGCTAATCGTTTTCGATCCTTTACGGTATTAAAGGCGTCCAGTATGTTGCCATATGCCTCAAATATGCCACGCTGATCACGTTCATTTAACGTAGCGATGTATTTATTTAAAGGCTCTAGCATTCGAGTGGGGTCGGCTATCTCACTCCGTTAGTGTTTGATATGACACTTAGATAATATATGTGTCAAAATAGGTTAAGTCAACACAAGGAGCGGGGTTTCCCCGCCTTAGTTACATGGGGATGTCATCGCCAAACGAATCGCCACCACCATTGGTATTACCATAGCTATTATTTCCGCCACCGCTGTTGTTGTTATTGCCATAGTTACGATTACCACCTTTATTGTTATCACGGGGAGGTGGTTCTTTGTACGTCTTGGTAAGCACTGAGGTTAGTAACTGCTGAATCGTCTTAGCATAATTACGGGCGTATAAAGAAGATTCCATTGCAACGCCCATGGTATTGCCTTCCGAGTCTGTAAAGTCATGGAAATATGGGCTTGTAAAGTAGAACACTGCTTTGGGCCTATCTTTTGCAATTAATGAAATATATACCCTCCCATCTTCAGCGCGACCAACAACGGTCTTGCAGGTTTCTACGGGTTTTTCACTACGTACGCCACCTGGAAATATATAATTTCGATTAGTAATGTAATAACGACAAGGCGAATCCGAGGAGGCTACTTTGTCAATTAGTTCAAGTACTGCACCGGCTGTTCTAAAGTCCATTGCAGCTCGAATTCTGCCATTATCTACATCGCCATCGACACCAGTGTAAACATCAATGCGAGGCTTACCTGCTTCTGTGATGTACCACAGCAAATTGGGCGCGTCCTTGGATTCGCCAATACGCTGACCATATAAACGAAAATCTGATTGATCCAACGCCGTCTTTACGCGCTTCTTGTAGTTTTGGTTATTGTTCATTGGTAAATGTCCTATAATAATTAATGGTGGAGGGTAACGGTTAAACTAATTGACACCACACGGAGTTACATGGTTAGTGCTATACGTCCCGTACGTATGAAATTCATCTTTTCGTATACCCCCCCTGTAAATTAAAGTTGTATTTGATTAGGTTTTTATACAAACTATAACGATAACACGTATTAATTTTACTGAAAGCGCGAAGCTACCCGTATTAACTGTATTAACGTATCCTTTATTTTTTCGTCACCGTATCGATTGATATCACTGGTTATTTTTTCCATGGATGTTAAGGGCGTCCATTTACCCTTTTCGGCTATTTCCAAAACCCCCCGTTTCATAGCCGTAAACATACTAGAAAATGTTTCATTGTCACCAAATACTTGTAGTGTCAGAATATTAAAGGGTAAAGAGTCTGTGTCCTTACCTGTTAATTTACTGTTCCATTCGACCGATTCTTTGACCTTACCGGTATGTGATTCTAAAAGACGCACCGTGCCAAATTCATAACGGGATAATAAGTCGATGGGTTGATGGGTTAGTAACATGGCATCCCGATTGCCCCCCTTTAATTTAATGTCAAATGATAAAATGTTTATATTGGATTCGCGGACTACTTTATTAAGTACCATTTCAGATGTATGCCATAATGCTTTTTGTCTATCGGTTTTAAGTTTCTTTAAAAGAGCATATTTAAAATGCCTATCTAGTGAACCCCTAACGGCATTGTAAAACACCACATTGATTTTTTCATCGGTATACGATCTAACATATTCTACAATTAGATATGCTTCTTCCGATATTGTAGTGGCTATATCATCAACGGTTAACGTCCGTGCGTCGTCTACGCTAAACGTACTTATTAAGTTTCTGATAAGTGTTCGTATGTTTATCCAAAGTGTGAGTTTTTCGTTTTTATGTCGAGTGGTCAATTCCTCAATGGCAATGGCGGTTGGAATAGACACGGGGACTTTTGTCCCCAGTTCTCGGTTGGCAATGATCGTCATTTATATTACCTCGTTTAATAATCCCTCCAGACGATTAAGTTTTTCTGTATCCAGTTCACCGTTATGTTTGTCGGCTAAAAACTTTAACGTCAATCGTTTAATGGTTTCTTTGTTGATATTTGCAGGGGTGAAATTTTGAGTAAGTTTAAAGGGGGATGCAAGCTGTCCATCCTCTACCGTCTCCCTGCTCATTGTCCACCTGAATTCCGGATACATCGTTTCTATATCCCGTTTAGCTGACGCTATTTCGGACCCCGCGGATGCAATAATACGAAAATGACTACCGTTGGGTTTCTTTACCACGGAGGCTTGTATTACTTCTAGCGATTCCGCTACAGATAACCCCAAGCAATTAATGGTAATGAATTTAGTGGCTAGTTTATTTGTAATAAATCGAATAGAGTCACTTCCATTATCCGCCAACGAAATATCAAGTCGATAATGTCCCTTTGCCGCTTCCTCGCCGTGGCAAAAGCGATCAAACGAACCTTGTGCTAAAATGTTTCGCCATTGACGTTGAACATGAACATGACCAATGGTAATATAGTGCTTTACAATATCACTATATTTAAACTCGTCATGGTGGGAAAGTTTAATATTGTTTGGTAATTGAAAACCAAACATACCGTGCATAACACCCATATCAACTTGCTTAAGGTCATGTTGGGATAATAGACACTGCACCTGCTTCCAAGTTTCATTTGGATCATGCTCCCATTCATCGGGAACGTAAAGTACATCCATATTTAAAGCGTCTATGTGCTCGATGTACAACTTATCAATCCACCGCACATTACATGAAGATTTTAACATCTTAGCAATGTTAATAAATAGTGCATTCTGACGCCAGTCGTGGGATGGGGTACCTTCCAATATACGTAGTATAATATCACGTTTTTCACATAACTTAATTAAATCAGATATAAATAATTGAATGCACCCAACCCCCTCGTGGGAGAGGTGTATATTTCTGTCAAAGAAGTCACCGGCAATAAAGATAATGTCCAGTTCCCCAGTGGTATCGTTATCGGGAAACGCGGCATATAGCCCCCGGACAATATCTTCGGAGGGCACTTTATGATGACCTAAATGTACATCGGATATAGTGGCAATGCTAACATGCTTACTATGCTTCTTCGAAATCATCATCATCGAATGTCTCAGTTGGTTGCATTCCAGGTGGCGGGGTGAGTGGTGTGGATTTGTTGAAAAGTGTAGGTTCCCCAAAATAGGCTAACATTTTATCAAACTGACGCACGCTATCCATATCTATTTCTAATTTTTGAATTTTACGGCTCATGTTCTCCAATAAGTATCGCTCTCCTAATTTAGGATGCTGGGTTGCACGAGATCGCGCTTCCGCGGATATGAGTGCCGCCGAGTTTGAAGAAGCACCTTTAACTAACGTAGGATGTCGATTGAATATGGGAGGAATAGTAAAGACTAGTTCGTTTCCGGCGTATACATCAACTGACACATACGGATTATTACAGTACTGTATCCATGGGGCCATGCTGACGTTATCATCCGTAGATAAGAATAGCGGTAAAAACTCACGCTTAAAGACGGCCACGTCCATGCGTATGGACGATGCCTCATCTACCTCGGAAAGTGCAACCATGGCGTCTAATAGTTCTTGCGGTGCTACGGTGGGGTCCATTGTTAGCTTGGACGGGTCTAATTTACCCATAGGGAATCGCCTCTCCGTTTAAGTTATTTACCACTTCAGAAATGATGGAATTTTTAGATGAAATGGAAACCGATAAGGATTTAGTTTTGTTATCTTGGGTCACCCCTCCCCGCATGATTAAATCTAAAATACCGTTTTCATTTTCCACCACGTCAATTCGTATACTGCTTTGGTCAAAATGGCGCTTAAATAGTAAATTAAACTGCACCTCTAGTTCTGACTTTAGTACAATTGGGTTTTTTGCATGCTTTGATAAGTACCACTGAACACTAAATACTTTATTTGCATGGGAAACCGATTGGGAATGATCGCTAACAAAGGCATAGGCCAAGACGACATCTATGCGATCTGAAAAATCTTGTCCAGTAATCCAACCTTTAGCTGTAAGTGTTGGAACGGCGTTATTTTTGGAGGTCATGGTAATTCCTTACAAAAAAATAACGAGGGTTTTATCCCTCGTGTTGTGTTAATTATAAAAGATCGTTTAATGGTGAAGTAGGATCGTGAATGCCTTTTTCAATTATGGCACGTTGAGCAGCCCATGAACGTTGAATATCCACTTGAGATAGGAATGATAGGTTATCTTCATCGACACCATCTTCGCAATCTAAGTATGTCGTACACACACCTTCCCCATTTGAATCTAACATCAGTCCATCTACGGCCAGACGATAGTCTCGGTGAGTCTCTCCGATATCACCCACGCTCCAGTCTTTATATTTATCAGTGTACCCGTCAATGGTTTGTTGTTGATACCGAGTACGTATTACAGGATCTGCCATTAGCCACCGACGCATAATGGGTTTTGCTTGTTGAAGCGCCCCCAAATCAGTTAGCGGTCTAACCTCATCTAAATCCCAACTATGACGAAATGACCGTGCCATAGCCTCCATCTTACGAATAGATTCATCGCTAATTGCCTGCTTTAATGAATCGTACCCCACCTGAAAGAATTCTTTGCCTGCAGTTGTTAATTTATCCCACCCTACGTTTGCTCTATTACGCACGTAGTCAACGGTAGATTTTTTTTACTTGTAAAAATCAACGAAAATTGGTTTATGTATTAGTATTATGTACCGCGATGGCACCATAATGATATATGTGTCAAAATAGGTTAATTAAACAATCCACATACCGATATAGGATACATGGATTGTTACCTACACCACACTAAAAATAACACACTCCAGTACAAATAGTGCCGCCGTGATGGTGTTGATAATCAGTGTTACTATAATGTAATTATCCCAGTTAAATTCTATAACGTACCACGGTGGCTTAAATGCAAACCATGTTGTGAACGTCACCTGCATTCCACAGCCAATGGCAATGGCCGTAGATAATGTAAAGTTAGTAAAAATTTCATCCTGTATAAAAAACGCTACAATATACGCAATGGCGGCCAGCGTTAATACGGTGGAAATCCCTATCCATAAATGCTTTTGCTCTTTCGGTAAATTCTTTAACGCATCAACATCATTGTAATCTATACTCATTGTATTCTCCTATTTATATTCAGTAAGCCAGCCATGTGCAGTTGAGCACGTGGGGGAGGGCAGTTTTACGATATTAGAAACGGTTTTGGGGATGTGTAAATCGTGAATGCCTATGTGAGTAGACATGTTGTAGAAGTTATTATACAGTACCTTATCGGTAATAAGTAACAGATTAAGTGCATCGCCATCAAAGTCCGCATTAGGCCCTGTTAAGACCAAAACCGACAACCCAATTGTATTGTCTTCAATTAACTCCGTTTTAATCTTAGTTACGTACAACAATTGGGCAGAAAGCCTATCTAACGTTGGGTTACGTTGCAAAACGATTGGAATGCCCGTTATAGCGGATCGCATAGTGCCGTAAGGAGATTCTTCAATTAATTCCTGCAGTAGTTCTACAATCATAGGTACTCTATTGCCAGCAGCGTACGCCAGTAGTCGAGTTATCTCCCGTGGACTATACCCACGCTTAATTAGTTTATTTTGAAGATGTATTTTAAATAGGCCTACCGCCATGGTATACGGTAAATGACACTCGTCGTAATCATGCAGTATTGTATCGTTAGCTAGGATAAACTGATTATTGATAAATATGTACTTATCTTCAGTTAGTCCATCTGCGTGTGCGTCCCCGTCCCTGGTTACTAGAATGATATCTTTCTGTTTGTACGCATTGGCACTCCACGCATCAGCCGAGGCAAACTTATGTACGGTGCCATTAAAATCCCAATCGCTATTAACAATAGAGGTAATGACGCCCCGTGCAGTAAATTCTAACCTAGAGCCAAATATATGATGTCGAGCCATGCCGTGTTTCCCGCCAATTACATCACGGAAATTAAGATCGTAGTATTCTGCCATTTTAGTGTGGAATGTCAGTACTCTATTCTCTACTATACGCGGGCTATGTGTTTCGGGGTCAGTAGAAACTGAACAGATGGCCCGTATGGCATCCATGCAGGCAGGTTGGCTTGGGTCCATTGTTTTACCAATGGCATTTTTCTCTATTACAAATAATCGTCTATTTGGTATAGGTAAAACGGAAGTAAAGGTAGCCTCATAATTTTGTGTAACTAATTGATATACTTCATCGGCACACGTTTGTGTTTCTGCCCGGGTACTTTTACTTACTCCGTATCGGTTCTGGTGAAGGAACGTTATAATGTCAGTGTAGTTATCAACAAAATAATTCCACCCACGCTTAAACCCGTGTTGCGTAAGTTTATCGACTAACTCTGAAAATTTTGAATCTGGCGGATACTTATAATCCTTACTGGCAAACCATGCGATGAAAGATAATCCCGATCTGGAATAGTGTGCGTTTAGCATTATCCATATTACAGGATTCATAAATACACGTATTCCGGCCGGTGGGGCTATCCAGACAATCGAATCCATCGTGGAGTCAAACGTATCTTCAACTATAGTACCACAATGCGTACACGTGCGTTTAAGGTTTGACATACCCCGCGTTACACCACATTTACATTTAGGGATATTATCTAGTGTATCCCCGTTGTAATTGGAGGTAAGAAGTCTGGTTAGTGTTTGATATGACACTTAGATAATATATGTGTCAAAATAGGTTAATCTATTTATATTGCATATAAATTACCGTTTGTGTATTAATAGTTGGTAAATAAAATACAAAAAAAAATAAGGAGGCCGAAGCCCCCCTATATTACTTACCAGTTATAACGACCACCGGTAGCTTGTGAGTTACCATAGCTAACGGGACCCGTGCGGCCTGCAAACAAACCGCTTGGCTGTGCTTGTGTACGAGAGTACTGTGAGAAGTTAGCCGATGGACGACTACCCACGCCCATATCGCGATGAATGTTATCTGGGATAACTACCGCGCCACCCGCACGACACGCTGCCGCCAATGCGTTAATGGCATCGCCATGGATATTAATACGACGTGAGTAGCCAGTAATAACAACCGAGTCACCAATCACCGCACGTAGGATATCTTCACGACGACGCATTACTTCCGCTTCTGAATTAACTGTATCAATAAAAGTATCGGCAAAGTCACGCGCTGCCTGTGGTTCAGTTTCACCTACACGGTTATACATAGCAAGCGAATCGATTTCGCGTAAGTCTTTCTTGTCGCCATTATTATCAATGTAGTAACCGTTATGGATACGTGTTGTACCTGGAATGAAGAACTGCCCCTCGTACTTAAAGTTACCGCCAGTAAGAACATTTGCAGAATTGTATATTTCATTCAATGCACGCTTGCTACCAGAGGCCGCATCCAAGAAGATATTTTCAACCCAAGACTTAGCACCTGCTTCTTCAATATCCATAGAATATATAAGGTTAGGATGCACGGCAACAGATAAAATCTGTAATAGGTCTTGCGGTGTACGGTTGCTGGCGGCGGGAATGTCAAACTCAGCCAATGCGGGACAATCATACTGAAGGCCCTCAATGTCATGTAGACTTTTCACGCCACCTACTTCAGTTGGCAGGAACGTTTTCGCAAAGTTAAACTCTTCTTCTAAAATAGCACACGATGCCAAGCCCTGTAAATGGAGTTCGGTAGATACTGTATTTAACCCAGTGTCAAGGTTAGTAATAACAAACCGAGGTACAAAACACGCGGTGGGTGCGGCAGTGGTCTGTGGAGTACCAAAGCCAGCCTGTTGCTGTGGTGCAATTGGAACGCCCCATGCCGATTGCTGCTGCGGCACACCTTCGTAAGCCAGGTCAACGTAGCCAGTAACCGTAGATACGTTTAGGCTGTTGTTGGTTAAGATGTCCATTGTACCGCCATCGTTACGCGTAGTTGCACGCATATCAACTTGAATATCCGAACGAATGATTTGACCCGTACCAGTTTCAGTGCTGCTTTTATGGAAGCCAAGCTTAATGCTTACCTGCTCCTTTTCAGGATTCCATAAATCTACGCTATACGCACGTTGCTGTAGGCCGGTTCGACGAACCAGAATACCACTGTTAGATTGAGCCACATCAAATATAATTGAATGTAAACGAGGGGTATCTTCAACTGATAACGTACGTGGAATAACAATCACACCAGACTCATGTAATGTTGCACCATTTTTGAAATGACCATGTGCAGCTTCGGCGCAGATTTTCCAGAGACTATCGCTTTGTAAATCACCCGGAGTTAACTTAACAGGCACCTTACGGTTGTTGGCTACTGTCTCTTCGCGTGAGCCAAGGTCTTCGCCCGTACCTTCTAAAATGAGGGTGGAGATAGCAACGTGACCGCCATTGTCTGCTTCGGTCGCTGCCAAGATGAGTGAGAAGGGTAAGTTGTATGTGGTGCGCTCAACCGGAAGTAACTTAATTTTAAAGCTTTCTTTATCGGCACACTCGTTCAATGCGGATACCATTGAGTTTAGTACTTCGCCATTACCGGTACGACTGACACCACAGCCCAACGCCGACTGAGATGCAATAAGGCCAATGGGACCTTGTTGTTCACGTGTATAACCTTGATTGCCTTGTTTCTTTTTACCGTGTTTTTCGAACGCGTCTTTCATGGCCGTGTTATGATCTGTAGTCATTTTAGTTTCCTTCAATTTACTGTTAAAATTTAATCGATTAAATGCAATTATCCAATTGCACTGTAATGATATGTGTGTCAAAAGACTTTGGTTTAAGTATGTTTTTTATAAAAAACGCACATAACCTAATACAAGTACATCACATACCCGGACAGAAGTATTGTACTTCTACATATAATAGGTAGGTGTATGTAAAAAATATCTAGAGTTTTCATATAGCTTATGTATGAAGCTATATACATTAATCCCATACCACATTGGATGTCCCCATGAAACACTTAATTTTTGATGATGTTCCCCCGCTTAATTTTTCAATGGCCACTTACCCCAAGTACAATCATCTACTAACTGGCATAGAAGCCAATGTAGCTAAAGTAAAGTCCTATGAATCCCGTAGTAGTGACGTTGTTCCATCCGACCATCCGCTGGTGGGCATATTACAATCGGTTAGTACTGAGTTACATGAAGATATACGCTTTCACTATATGGAAGCTCTCGACCGAAACGTGGAATGGTGTGCCGCTAGAAATATAACCACCGCCAGTAAAACCGCCGGCGACTTTAATGGGGTGTGGTTAGGTGGCAACGACACCGAATTTGTTATTAGTAGCATTGACCGCATTCCCACTTCTAAGTTTAAAAATAACCAGTATAAAGACTGGATGAATTTAGTCCCCCTTAAAATTCTTACCTCCAAATATGACGATATCGTGCCGTGGATGCCGGGGCAGGCTCCATATAACGCAGATAGCTGGGCGGTGTTGAGTATTGACCTTCCCATGTTGGCCATTATGTATCGGGGATGGTTACGGTATACTGAAAAAGAAGAAATTGAGCAAACACAGTCATCGTTTCTCTATAGCTATGTTTTAGCTAACGCCATGGCTACGCACCAGCCGATAAAGATACTTAATCGATTTGCCAGGATACTTAATGATTTACCGGTGACACATATCACTGGATCTACTACCCCCGCCATTATAGACTACGATAAACGGTTAGTGGTCGAACAAAAAAAAATAGTAAAAACAAATCAATTAACAAAGTATAGCTGGATTGAACTTTTACAGGCAACACCTATTGGATTGGATGTAACATTAGTCGATATGCTTAATCCCATTACGGGGGCAGAAACGAGTCAAAACCGCTGGTTGGCAGTTTTGACTCAGGTTAGATTGCTTCGTTACCTATTGGATAATGAAAACGTTACAGGTAATCAACAGTACGTAGCTAGGTTAAAACGTTTTATGGTGGAGTTAAAACGGGATGGTGGCGTTATGGGTATACGCAACGCAGATGCCATAGACGTAGTGCGTAATGAGTTTGAAATACTGTTAGATATCACTAGCGATTATAGCTAACTCAGGTAATAGATCAGAAGGCAGTTTTGAATTAGTATCGTTCTTAGCGTAGATTCCGACGGATTCCAACACCAATAAGAACGGTTCTAATAATGTAATGCATACCTTTCTAATGTCTTTGGCCAGTAATAGCTCGGGGGGTAATCCACACCTATCTACAATCTCTAAAGGTAGAAGTGCAACCTTGTAATTACTTTTACCCTTACCGGCCAACCACTCTTTCATTCTAAACTGTATGTCCTTATCCTCTATTTTATCCAGCCACACACGCATTAATGTCGGGTTATGGATATCTAACGATAACTTTACTGCTTGGTACGGTGGAGCTGGGGCGTCCCCGTACTTTTGCGCAAAGACAGATTGCCACATTTCATAATGCACATACGGCGATGACTCTGGATTTTTATACGACTCTTTTCCCTTAACGGAGGAGAGTTGTAAATATGCCATATCGCCACCGTAAAGGGAATCTGTTATATCGTTTTCAATAGTAACAACATAGTTAACTAAATCAACCATGGATAGTTGTTCGCCGGCCATTACCGTATTCATTATTCCTTCTGTAAAAGACCTAAAGCGCTTCATTATGTGACTGGGTATCTTGGAGTTCTTAAGTGATACACCTTTGTATTCAGCTTCTAATGTGTCATACATTGTTCCTTCGCATGCAGAGATATAGCTATAATAATGTTTTGCTTTTGTGGTAAGTGCCAGTACGGGGAAGAAGAATTCATTTTTCATAACGAGATGACCTCTCCGTTCCGGTACAATACCCATGTTTGCTGTAAGTTGTGACATTACATGTGCGGTAGTTTGTGATGTCAGGTAAATCAACACTCCCGCTAACGCGTTCGACTCCTCGTTAAATACTAACTCGTCATCGTTATACCACTTCACCCAATCTTGTACCGTAAAGATAGTAGAGTCTGTGTCAGAGACAATAACAGATTCTCTAATTGAACTTTTAAAGTGGGCCATTGAAGGGGGTAAATGATCCGTACACCAAAAGGCGCGTATTAGTAAGTCAAATTTACTAATGGTGGTGTATATTACCTTGGCGTGTGCACCTAGGATGCGGTATCCATCCGGGTTCTTTTCGCGTATATCCCATTGAGTAAATCCACGTAACTCGCTTGCACATACCATACCCAAAAGCGCTTTACTGTCACCGCACATTTTCCCCATCCACTCATCTGACTCCTCCATTGATAGGGGAGTCGTAGCCTTTGTAGTTAGTGTGGATAGAAACCCTCGCACTACCCTATCATTTAAATGAGCCAGGCTATGCATGTCTTGACTATATAGATAGGCGGCTCGTTGAATGGGTGTTAACTTTTCTATTAATGACGTTAACCGTACCGTTAATGGTTTACTCTTCCAATATTTCGAACACGATCGAGTAACGACGGCCAGCATGTCCTCTGCCGTGGGGTACACTAACCCATACGCATCCATGGCCTGTTGTATTAACTCGTAATCGGAGTTATTTATAATAGACAGTATATTATCTAATGCAATGTCTGCGTTTCTATAGTGTCGATTGCCCGATAAAAAACGTTCTACGTTGCCATTAGAATATGATGTCGCCGAGCGGCACGTAGAGGTTAACGTGGGGTGAGATGATTTTAGGTATAGGGGGTTATGTGGACTTGACCCCGCGCCCGAAACCGAGTTGTTTTTTATCTTAAACGTAGACTGGAGTATTTGCTTCAGTCGTGCCAGCGATGTACGGCCCTCCGCTTTATCCCGCTGGCCTTCCTTCTTTACCTTACTGCGCTTTTTTACGTTTCCAATGACGTATTCGCTGAGCAAACTTTTAAGTTTGCGGGGCGATGTGTAGCAGGTAAGGGTGGGGGCAATGGCCAAACTGGTATTCTGTGCATGTTGTAGGAAAGCATTGAATGTAGTAACCGCCTTATATCTACCTTTCTTCTTACATCGGTCTAGTGTTTTTGTGGCGGGATCGGTGACACCTAACTCCCCATCGAATGTTGTTTTTTCAATTACCCACTTTAGCGCGTCTTCGTACGGAACGCCTTCTTCAATGGAAATATATTTTTTTTTTTAATCCGGCAAAAAAAGAGGGTTTCCCCTCTACTTTAGTAATGTACTATTGTACATCGGATTTAGATAGTCGCCACCCAGCAGATGTAAGTAGGTCTCGTAAACGAGGGAGGTCGCTAACCGATATGTTTTCAATGGTGGCTTGTATTGTAGTGGACTCTATCTTAACTAACGTTCCCGGGGCGATCCAAGGTTCCCCTATTGTATAAAACGTACCGTTGTTAAACTTTACTACTACAAAGGGGTACGCGTCGGCATTGTCGGGAACCGTACCGGGGTCAAGTAGCGGATACACGTTACGGTGTGTTATGTACGGATCGGCAAATAAACGTGCATTGTCGGCCGACAGCAACCCAACTAATATTACGTCTGTAAAATCTACCGGTATAACGCTGGTAAGGTTGTTCTTTAACTGAAAACTAATTTGATCGTTAATGTTTATTCCTGGAAATAGTTCCATTATACTTCTACCCTCATTACTAATGATTGACCTTCATCGGTCGGTTCAATGTTAACTATTTTAAATGGATCAATTGAAAGTCCCATCCGTTGACATGTTTTAACGGCACTTTCAATTAATACCAATACCGCTTCACCGGACTGGTGCAAATCCGAACCCTGCTGACTACGAATGACGTGCTGTATAAAATGCCAATCGCACGGATAGTCCTCTAGCCCCAACACATACAATAAATCCGATATCAATGCATTTGGGTTATGTGGGCGTATAATCATTATATATTTAGAGTCCATCTCCACGCCTCCGCAATAACCGTGTTATCGTCCTGCAATTCCCCATAGGCCAAGATTACCCTATCTGAAGGGGTCATTGGATACTGCACTACAATATCCCGTCTAAGTATATCCCACATCTCACAAAAGGCATCGGCAACATAGGAAAGGTGGTGTATAAATACACTGGGGACATCAATATCAATGGGCGTCTCTGGGTACGTCATGCTGTCCGATACCATAGCTAACTCATCGTGTAAAACATCACTAAAGTCATCACCGTACTCACTGTCCCAGTGATACGTACATTTACATAATATTGCCAATATCACCTCCAATGGAACCGTGTACGTGTCCGTGTCACGCATAATAACAAGTATGCGTGACACAATGTCTCTAGTGGGTAATGCTACCTGCCCTAAGAATTGTGTGTGGGCGCTTTCTATGGATGGCTGTGTGATATTAGTCATGACTACTACCGACTTTAAACACAAGCCCCCCATCCCGTTCATGTAAGTATTCCAAACGATCTACGTTTTGCAATACCGATTGTTTAAACGCCACCTTTACTAATCGGGTAACTACGCTAGCTATAAGGTTACTTAATTGCCCATACTCTTCGTCTTCCTCTACGTTCATATACTCAACGGCCTCCATGGCCAGTAGGTCTATTTCAGATTCGTCTATTCTAGAATTAGTTAACTGCAATAGGATAGTGGATACCACTGCCATTAACTCGTCGGTTAAGTAACTTGCCCCTGAGATAGACTGGGTGTAATTTGAAATGTCTAAGCACGTATGTTGTATATCTCGCTTTATCTTGCTGCCATCAACTATGTATATTTCTTCTATTTGCATGTGATTATTCCTGTTAATTTTGTTCATTCGGCATACTAGAGTTAGGGGGATACCCTAACCCATTGCACGATTTAAGATGTCTGGGACGTGTGCCTGATTACCTAAATCCGCTTTAGGCATTAGTCGATAATCTCCCATGTCTACTACCAATAACTCATACTGTATATTGCCATCGTGTAGGCGATCAATAAATCTAGCACTATAATGATGGTTATCCCGCAGTGGTCCAAAGGCTTGTTGTAGCGCACTAACTAACTCTGTGCGCATCGTGTTTTTTGCCAGGGTGAGGACGTCAGTCGGAAACCCCACGTCACCCATTTGATAGATATGTTCATCTTCAAGTGTGACTGTAGATGCATATGAGAGTATATTATCTAACTCCACCAATATCCAATCTCGCCAATCATATAGATCTAAAAACATACTGTTTCGAATGGAGTGGATACATAAAACCGTTTTTGTTTTTCTAATGGCCCCACCCACATCAATTAGCGCTTTTATCTTCATGACTTTACCTACATATCCAATGTGCAAGCACGACATCCTCAGTCGGAAGTGCCTCGATTGATTTTAAATATTCATATAGCATTTCAGTGTAATCCCCCATCTTACGAATAATTAAAGCGTCGTATCTAACCGATACTTCCCATATGCCAAAGGGGTGGCGTTTAAAGACGGTCACCATAAGCATCTCAAACCAATCAGTTAACCAACTTGTGTGCCCCACCCACTCAATATCGGGGCGTAGACTTGCTAAATACTCAATGCCTGCTACGCTAATTGGCCCGTTTAATTTAGAATTCATTGCAATGGCATCAGAACACGATAAATCAATAAACACTGTAATCTCGGCATCGGTTAATTCCACATACCCTTCTGCGTGTAGCATTAATCTAGTTTCACGAAGAAGGCTTTCTATGGGTAATATGATATTTCCATTTTGCTGGAATTCTGCCGCATCTCTAGCTTCTTTGTAGGCTGGATATTTTGGTGGTCTAATGTAGTCCGTCATGTGGATCGTCCTTACGATATAAGTATTAGTGTATTATCATTAAACTTTATTTTAAATGCAGCATTCACATTTAATGTATTGTTAACCAGTGCCATTGCCTTAAAGCATAGCCTATCCAGCGTAAACTCTACCATGGGAGGTGGGCTATATACATACCGAAATAAATCGGATGGTAACGTGGCCAATGCACGATCGTTATCTGAGTAGAAATCCGCTACCTCCAATCGATTTAAAGAAACATCATTCATCCGGTCCACTATGAATATAGACGTAAGTAAATCTCTATGTGTCTGACACTCGGGATATTCTAAAAGAACATCATCAATGTATTGTTTTGATGCCCTAAGTTCTCTAGATATATCCATTATTATTTTTACACCTAACGATTTATCCATAGGCTTTCCCGTGGACGACCGGGTGAATTGATTACTATACATGTGTACCCCTGTTAATGTTCAATGGCAGCTCCCTATATAATAGTAGAGTTGCGTAAAAAGTCCCCTATGCAATTTTAAGTGAGTAGATGATAGATTACATACCTTACCATCAAACGTCCTCATATGGCCAATGTAGAGGGTTTTATACTAGGTGGTGTACAAATATAATATATGTCTGTATTTTTTTAATGCGGCATAGGCCGGGGGCGAACCCCCGTAAGTATTAAACTAACCTACCGCAGTGTTTCATAGGAATCTGCTTTCCTTCTTTGTTTCAAGTAATACTTACACGATACCTATTTGGGACACGCCCCAGGCTGGGCATTATATTCACTTGAAAGTAGGCCATCTGGCCTTTGCATTCCATTGCAATGGAATTTAGGTGACTTCCGGTTCCCTTAGATGTATGGGCGGGAAAACGCCAAATATATAATGGGCTCTTAGTTGAACCCCCGACTGCATACATCACTACGATCGCGTAAAATTGAAGGAGGAATTCGCGGGGGAACCGGAAGTCGTAACGCTTTTAAAGGATCGTTAACAAAATACCTTTTCTACATACTATATATAAAAACGTGTAAAAAAAGTTAGAGCACTAAACCGCCAACGGCTGTGGATTTTCTATCGTCATCGGTAAGTACATGAGACGTATTGACGCGACGAGACTCCGTTGACTTCTTATACGCGGCCACTTCATCCTCTCGCAGTTTCATTAACTCTCGAATACCGTCTACCGAGATAATGTAATGAAGCTCTTCCGCCAGTTCACCAAAACCTTCTGCTCTGTATCCAATACAAGAATACTCGGGTAGGATGGCGGGTGGCGTTGCATCCTTATCCACTAAGATACTTGCAACCGAAATGGGGTGCTTAATGTCCATCGCCGCTTCTGTATTGTTACACACTTCCAACAATGACAATTGTGCATCTACCGTAGTGGAGTGATTATAAAATACCCAATTTGCCACATCGCGCTGATCAAGTTCATCATTTGACTCTGAGCACAATGCAGCAAGTGTATGAATTGTAGCGTTACATACTTTGTCTACGGTGCTGCGCACGGTATTTTTTGAGTTGTGGTGATAGTTAATTACTACGGGTTTACCGCACCCTTCACCAATAGATGCCAATGAACGCAATGTGTTAATGGTATTAATCGCTGTGATATTAGATTCAGACGACCCCACAATAACGGCGACGCATGGAATGTCTTGCGCTAAAAGTTCACCCATAAGCAACGGTCCAATTACAGACCCTGATCCGCCGGCCGCAGAAAAGACCACTACATTAAAATCGGCGGGTTTTTCAGACATTAAAATATCACGTAGGTTCTCAGATATTTCACTCGCATTATCGCGACGCACCTTACCCGACCCTTCTTTCTTTGTCGTGGCTAGATTAAGTGCTACGCCGGTGGATTCTTGTACGGTCCCGTAGTTAGACTTAGACGTGTCTATAAAGCTAACGTTGGCCTGGGCATAGCCTGGAGATAGTTCTGTTTCTGCAAACGGCGTGGCTAAATTGATACCGCAGCCACCGCAGCCATATATGCGAATTTCAGATCGTGTGTGTTCGTTAGTCATTGGTACTTTCCTTCTTTTAATGGATTATTCGGGTTGGGTTTTTTGGTAATGTGCGTAGTCTACTTTTACGTAGCTACCGTCTTTGTAAAGTGGGTATCTAAAGTGTTTACTTATAATTAAATCATCCCTGCCTGTTTCCTTAATGGCCGTAGCAATCTTTTCATTCCACCATTCACCGGGACGAATGCAGGCGTGTGCGTTTCTACCGTCTGGTAATAATGTAAATGCTGGGCCAAGGTGAATGGTTACATGCAGTACACTACCGGACAGGTAAATAAGTTCCTTTAGGAACCACGGTATATCGGTAGGTGGTATATGCTCAAGTACATCGGTACACACCACAATATCACTTTGTTTATACGGGTACATACTCAGTTTTTCAATGCCAGGATCATACATGGATACGTCTAACCGACCTAAGTATCCATGTATGGACCTAAAGGGCTTATCCTCATCGGTATGTGTAGGGGGAGTATATGGGGTGTTAAAAAAGGCTTTGGGATTACCACAACCATAGTTTAATAGTGTTTCACATTGATGGTCATGTATAAGCCTTTTAATGGTTGGTGCTTCTTTGGCATATTCCCCATTTGAAAATACTGGCCCCTTAACCTTATCTTTTTTTCTTGTATCATGTAGTATCTTGTATTGGGTTAGTAATGAGGTGTATTCTTTACTAGGATTGCTTCTAGAATATAGTGTCATGCTATTACCTGTTAATTATTAGGTATGTGGGGTATCAATTCTATATTAATAACTGGTGATGTAAAAAAACTTTGAGTGGTCAATCTAGAGCGTATCGCCATTTACTATGACTGACACTAAATAGCCGTTATATTGGAGTACGCCATGAGCGCAGTAGAAAAAGCCATTGATGAAATTCGGTTAGCCATACCGTATGAAATATTGAATGAAGCATTTAAGATAGATATGGGGTATGTATCGGGTAGAACTTCAGGCATTCAAACATCCCTTTCCTCCCGCATACGAGAAGACGTTATTAATAAGAAGGTATTAGTAGATTGTAATTTAATGGGCGGTAAAGAGGTAGTTGTGCCCTTAGATTCTCTTCCTAAGAAGACCTTAGAAGATAATACCTACGTCATTAAGATACCCTTAAAATTAACAGGAGGTTTAGCTATCACCTCCACGTTGAGTGTTGCACATATAACATCGGGGCTACGGGGGCTATCTGGGGTAAATAACACCACAACGCCAGTGGACGGAGCATTTAGTAATCTAGCTAATGCTGACAGACCTTCACAGTTGACTATACCAAATTCTAAAGTAAGTTTAATAGGTGACAATACCGTGTATATACGCTTACCGGATATTGCCGTAGGTGATCTATTTCTTCGCTGTAGGGTTAGTAACGATCCGGATATGGCCACACTACCCCCTACCAGTTGGTTGGGATTTTCCAAACTATCAATTCTTGCAACTAAAGCTTACATTTATAATAAGTTGATTATACGTATTGATGAGGGACAGCTACAAGGCGGGTTAAACTTGGGGGCATTTAAGCAGATGGTGGATAACTATTCAGATGCATTAACGTTGTATAACGAGTACCTATCCGGGGAATGGGTGCGTGTCATGGCGCTAGGCGATGAGGTGCGTCATTCTCGCGCCATTAACTTCCAATTTGGCATGATTTAAGCACATCGGCATAAGGGGGAAATGCGGACAATCCACATTTCCCACGTGCACTTATTGTTTTATTGCCCGGTATCGAAAAAATAGCTTAAACATTAAAACCAGTTTACCATAAAGATTTTTTTCTCTGTACAGTCGTAGTAGTCTTTTATAGCTAGTTTCGCACCGGGTTTTTATTTCCAATTGTTGTAACGCCCAATCCTTTTCCATGTTATCGTCAATATTGTTTTTGACATCCAGATAAAACTCTAACGTCCGCAATTTAAATTCCATTAACAATATCTGTTCGCCCCATTGGGAGCGAGATAGTTTATTGTACTCTAAAAACAGCCGTTCTATGCAAAGCTTATCTGTGTGGTCCAGGTCTTTTTTATTTTTTCCCATTGTCTGTACTCCTACCACACATACGATAATGTCGAGTAGTAGCGTAAAAAATAACACACCCATTACTTATTATATAACTAACACTGTATATTACTGGATGAGGGATTTATGAATACTAAACTTGAAGAACTAGAAGCGCGTGTCGATGAGCTGGAAAAAACAGTAAAATCTATATCTAACAACTTACTACACGTAAGGGAATTGGTACAGGAATCACTACATCTTACCGAGTCTACATCCGCTATTGTAGTTGAGCACGTCACATCACTGGATGCCAGAATGGGCTCGGTTGCCGGTATTATGGCAGAAAAAATACACGCCGATTTAGACAGTCTAAAAAAGAAAGATCTTGTTGACAACGCAGGCACCGACGATAGCATAGAAGCAGTGGATTCCGTGGCGGGTTACGTATAAGTCTGAAGAGGAAAGAGACAATGCCAAAAAACAACGTACGTAAAATCGGGGATCTAGTAGATTCATCCTTAAATAAAACAGGGACGTTTGATAGTAAATCAAGTAAACTTACACACTCTGGGTACTTGTCTCGGGCAAGTGCCATTGATGGCTCCAATGTAGTTTACGCGTACATTAGACAGCGCTGTAAAGAGTTAAACATAAAGCTTAGCTACGACCTTAGTTACAATGGATTTCCAGGCGACCTAGTGATAACCGAAGCGTTTGGGGGCCACGGTGGAGTCGTACTTCACCCCGCGGACTTTAAGTTTAGTCAAGCGTTAGTTAATGCATCTGGTTCAGGGGACAGAGACACCACTTTCTTATTGAAGAAAAAAGATAAGTATGCATTATTTGAACTCCCGGCCAACCCGGATAAGTTGGTTATCTTGCCAGGGACAAACATGCTAGGGGATATATCCGATAAGACGTTATTATCCCTAGCTAAAAAGGGATGTATGTTTAAACCGCATCCCATCACTACCGAGTATTTTATTAGAAAAATATCCGTTCTAGTTGGATTGGACAGAGTATACAATAAAATGGCATCGGGAGCATTGTTAGTAGAGCGGTGCAATGAGTTACACGTTACTCGCTCTACCGAATTGGGACTGTATGCTAGACTTAGTGGTAAATCCGTTAAGGTGTATAAAACTGAAACAAGTCGTCGTGGCAGTTACCATTATTTATACAATGCCACCAACCCCATCGGTAATGTGTTGAGTACACCTAAATCGGGTGTCATTTTTCAAGGTGACGATTATAAAGATCAGGTAGATGAATTTCTAGCATTTTACCGTGAGCAGTTAGCGGTATACGCCACTAAACAGAAAAAGAAAAAACGGTAAGGATGAACTATGAGCATAAAAGTATTTACCTGTGCAAACAACAACACGCGAAACCAAGCGACCATCCTTATTCGATCGCTTCAAATAACCATGGAGCAGTTTAACGAAGATTACGAAATTTATCTATTCCATGATGGGAATGTAAATCTATCCCCACTCTATGGCATAAATGTCAATTTCATAGAGTTAGATTACCCGGATAACCGACCACTTCAAGAGTATCTTATATTTGTACTGAGTTGTATTGTAGAGCGTAAGTTCGGTGACAATTTACTATTCGTCGACCCTCGTTCATTGGTGCAGGGAGAGTTAAAAGACATAACTACCTGCCCCTTAACCGATGATATATGGCTATCTGCAAGAAACCGATACGCGGGATGGAACGATAGGGCCATTGTCCAAGACAAAGATGGTAAAGATGTCATGGGGGAATATCGATATAGAGATTGCTACCCCCACTATGCTTCGGATTGGAAGCGGTTAAAGGCGGTCAATCCTAATGGGTATTTTGATACCGCGGTAATGTACATTAAGCGCAGTGGGTTAGAAAAGGCAATTAAAAAAGAAGGCTATGATACACTCTTTGAATTTTTTAAAAATGAAATTAAGGCAAAGGGCATGTGTGCGGAGGATTGTCTTAATCGACTAATTCATAACACGCTGATTCTACCCCATCGCTTCAATGCCAGCTCGGAGGATATATTTAAGCTAGACTTTGGGGATAAGATAGCATTTAGAGACAGGGCCAGTAAAGCTTCTATTATACACTTCCGACACGAGGGAGCCCCTTGGACGCCGGTGCCGGAAACGGGCATACCCGAAGACATCTCGTCTCAAGTGCCGTATAATATATATGCGAGTGCGGTAAAGTACAATAATGTATATGTTAACGGGTGGTTTTATTTGGCGGTTATGAAAAGAGAAAGAGCCGATAAATTAACTGCGACTTGGCATACTCAACTACGTCCACTAAGCAGAGAACTTAAGCGTAAGAATAAAAATATAACGGAAGATTTTCACAATATGCATATTCTTGCACATAAACTAAAACCTGTTAAAGACACATAGGTAGGGGGCAAGCCCCCTATATGCCGAATGGTATTATAAGTTAGCACTTACTTCATACGAAACGGCGGTAGTGACTGAGGCTATAATGGTATCCTTATATTCCCCGTCGTCTAATTTACGAGATAATATGATCCAGGGGAGTGCCCCATACTTTGCATTAGAAGATGCAATGCCTAGTAGAGTGCTGCCATTTTCTATTCTGGTTTTAAGTAGTGTTATTGTACGCCTAACGTCGCGTCGAGTACACTCAGTGGGGCGGTTAGACATTCGCATTGCTTTACTGATGTCTACCAAATCTAAAGCATCATGGATGGCAATTGTTTTTTCTACCGTATCAAACATCCATTGCCGTATTAACTTACGCACTCTTGTCGTCCACCGTTTACCATCCATTACCTTTAACGTCTTCACTGGAGGTAAATCTTTCATTATCTCAAAAACAATAAAACGCATCATTTCAGGCGTAAACATAGATAATCTATTTTCTAATACAAAAACCGCGACTTCCGATGCCACCCGACTTTTTTGCACATAAAGCAACATGGCTTTCGTATTCTGCATTGCTATTTCCCTTAGACCATTCGGTATAAAAGTACGCTTCCCGTGCAAATACACAGAGATAGCGTACAATAGATTAATTCATGTAACTAGCATATCGAATGATTTCACTGTACGCTTCTATAAACCCTAACGATGGAACAGTTGCCTTACTTAACTGTACATAATCTTTAGTCAAAAACTCATTTATAATATACTTTGTTTGATTTTTATATTTTGGAATCAGGTGAAATTCCCCGGACACGCACGTTCGTATAAATGAAATGGAACGTCCATTGACAACATGTATTGTCACGGTTTCTTTTTTAGGGGACACACATTGCATTACTATCCCTCTATGGTCTCGTTGTATTTCATGTATAACTAACTTAACCACTTTGGAGTAAAATAGGTGTACCTGAACCGATGTTTTATCCGACATGTTAATTAGGGGGGATTCAAATGTCGTATCGTGAATGCGTACCCATGTAAGATGTCCATTTTGACTGGGTATGGACCCTGCCTGAAATGAAAAAAATAGAACCATAATGGTAACGTATACTGATTTCATGTTTATAAACCTATTGGTATTGTTTGTAATATAATACGGTAATGGCGTCACTAGTGAGTGTTTCATCAATAATAGACATTACCCGAGATTCAGGTAATCCACCTCTACCGCAACCTAATGCAGGTACATGTAGAATTTTTTTGCTCGTCCATGACAGTGTTGCGGCATTTAGCGTTGTAAGTGAATCTTTAATCCATTCAAGTTCACTCGGGTTGCGCCAATGGTCTTTGGTGGGTATAAGTATAACGCCCGTACCTTCCGTTACTTGATATAGCGAGTAGGTACCTAGTTTTAATTTACCAGAACGACAATCCTTTACGTACTGCGTGAATATGTGCGGCCAACGAATCTTACAATAGCGGGCTAACCCACATCCCATGACACCTACACAATTCACAGGAATAAGGTAAAACCCCTCACCATTATTAAACATGTTGGCATTGGTTAATATTTTCATTTGTTGCACAATATACCTTTTAGAATGGGACTCTTTACTTTACCTTCGGATGTAAAGCCTTTATGGCTAATGATGACCTTTCTCCCTTTATAAGAACTAAAGTTAATATACAGGTGACGTTTATCTTGCTTTGAAATGCCTCGCGATACCCGAATTAGTTTAGGAGTGCGGTGAGATCGTAAAAATAACGCACCAATTTCACAATACCCATCGGAGTCTTCATACTCTTCTATCGTAAAGCTGTGGTCTATTTCTCTATGGGTAACGTTATAATTTATATGGTTTACCATTACCACAACCGAATCATAACCGTCACTAAGTATCTTAGATACAATATACCCATACTTATTATACTCGGTAGGTTTAGTTAAAGATAGAAGTTGTATCCAGCGTTTATCTTTCTTAAAGTGTTTAGGAAAGAAACTTAAATAATCCTTTCCCCTCCCCTCGCCAGACGTACAGTTAAGTGGGGTAAACTTATAATCTCCTATAGTCGACCCATACTCCAGTGCTTTTTTTGCTACTTTTACATGTCCACTGTTTTTTAGGTGTGTGTTTTTATGCCATAGAAACGTAAATTCTCCATCGGGCAATTCTTCATACATGGCAAAGGCTATCTTACCCGCAACCTTAGATTCCAATAGAGTACCGTCCAACAACCGTAATTCTGGAACACCATTCCATTTTGATATAGTTACAACAACCCCACGTATAAATGGACGTATATATACCGTGCCCTTTAACGTGGATGTAGATAATTTACCTAAGACGAGGTGGTTTAATTCGAATGCTTGTGTTGTTCTCATTGTGTGTAATTTCCTTTTATATTATATCGGTGCTTGTGTCATTTCATATGTCATGGGTAGGTATCCATTCAAAGTAATACCCAAAACTGTAATTTTTATGTAAAGGGACGCATATAATGGCGAAACTAATAAGAGATATCTTCGAAGAAGAATCCAATGGTTTAAAAATAGACGGGCGACTTGTTCGTAAGTTAATTAAATATGTGGCGCAGTTTACAAACAAGACGGATGAGTCGTTACAGTTTTTAGGTTCTCCTCTGGTGGGCGTGTATCCGTTTAGATTCTCCAGGATGGATTCAAATGAATTGTTTGATGATATTTTAGAGATGGACGATCTAACACTAAAAACAAAAATTAAAGAACATTTTAAAGACCCCACTAACGTAGATCTAAGTGAAAATTGGAAGATATCATCAAACGTTACCAATTTAGCATTAGTGTGGCTAACATATAAAATAATTACGTCAACGTCATTATCTAAACGAGATAAGGCATCGGGTACAAACGCGACCATTACCATGCTACAATATAAATTTATTTCATCTTTAGATTACCAGTTTTTTAAATATCCTGCCAACAAGGAAATTGCACAAGCTGTGTATAGTAGCCTTACAAAGCGTTTTTCATTAAAGCGCCATGGTAGTTGGGGCGCGTTAGTGGCTAGTCGTACTCGGGATATCTTAGATGACAAAGGAATTCATTCAAACGCCATTAGGACAATGTCATCAGATCATGCTATTGTTTATCTTATCAATGACTCTCAAGGTAGGTATAAAGATATCTATAAACGCATCACCACATTGTTTTATGAATTTAGGGAACAGGATTCTAAAATACAATCGGTATCTGCTACCTTAGAATTGGCCGGTGCCGTGACCATTAAAGATAAAACAAATAACTACTCTAGGTTTAGAGTATCCGCACATGAGATAACGGCAACGCCATCTTCCTTTATACGGCAACGTGCTTTGGATGGGATATTAAAGGTAGTACATACAGCACCGCCCGAGTCTGTACGTGAGTCTCTTGAGTGGTTGTCTTCAAACTATGGCGCGAGGAGTGCGCCGTACATTAAAGAGTTTGTTGAAATTGTTATTACCCATGCCTGCGAGTTTATTAGAAAGAATGAATTGCCATTAAGTGACCCTGCTACGATATTGATTAAAATTAGAGGCATTCACCTAGCCCCCAGACAGAGTGAGTCGTCAGTGCTTAAGATACGTGAATTGGGAACTAAGATAACCGATGAAAGTGTGAAAAGTAAAAATATAGCGGTACATGCTTCTGTAAGGGCCGCCATAACACTTTATATAATTTTACGGATATTGGCTAAGGATAATTTATAACGGCATAAAGGAGGGCCTAGGTCCTCCTGATTATGTCGACTGTATTTCTTTTAAACTCACTACGTCTACCCCGTGATCGATAAGAAAAACCTTTCCATCGGATAGTCTATATGCGTCATCGTAAATAACCCTTGTAATTCCACCCGCGTAAATTAATTTTGCGCAGTTAATGCAGGGGGCCGTAGTAGTAAATAGGATACTTCCCTTTGTCGATATTCCCTGTTCGTGTAATTTACGAATGGCATTATCTTCGGCATGTATCGTACTGGGTTTTGTTTTGAGTGTAACTATGGTGGGGTCATTTGAGACATCCAACTCACAACAGTTATCTTCACCTGGAGGCGTGCCGTTCCACCCGGTAGATATAAGGCCGGTGGGCAATACAATGGCCGCCCAAAAAAAAATAAGAAGGGCCGAAGCCCCCCTTGCGCATTACTTAACGACAATCAATTACTTCACCCGTACTAAGTGACGTACAGGTATCAGTGCGAACCCCACTTAGATCGATTCTAGTAACTTTTATCTGATCGAGTCTACTACTTTTACTTTCACGCACTACCTGTAGACCATCTACAGTTATGTCCGATCGAGTACGTGTCCAATTACCGTGACCGTATGAATCGTTAGACTCGTAAGTATGATCTATATACGAAAGTGTCTGTAAATCATCATATGTTATTTGGGAAGCGTCTACGTTTAATAGTTCTACCGGCGATATATCCATGGGTAGCCTTGCCGCGTAAATTTGAGACACGCCATTGCCAATCGACAACACTCTAACCTTATGTGAAATTAGGTCATTGGGCGCGATCGCAATATCCTTGGCAACACAGTTATCCGCGGTTTCGCCCATGCCATTATCCCAATTAGTTATGCTTGAAATGCGGACGTCGTCAACAGTAGACGTGTTGGCCGTAATGGTACATGAATAATTGTTTGTGTTGATACGATAACGTGCATTCTTTATAGTTTTATATAGAATATTACCTATCAAAATAGTCGATTCGCTAGTTTTATATAACGGTAAACCCATAGTAGTCCAGGTTACATTATCCACATTAATAGTTTCACTATTTAAAACGGTAGGGGTTTTAACTCGCTTAATAATTCTCCAGTTAGAAGTACCCTCTATAAAAAATACATTAACGCGTACTGCGTCTGGATTGGCCGCACGAAGTTCATTTTCAAAACGCAGTCTTGCTTGAAAGCGCGCCACTAACTGCTTGGCAATGTCATGACTTTCAGGGTTGCCACTTGCAATGTAGTCTTCGTAAAGTCCAGTTATTGAAATATTGGTAGTGTTACCAAACTTAACTTCGTTTGCTTTAACTTGACTAACCACAAAGGCCTGAAGCGTAGGGTCGTTAATTAAGTTGGTGCATGCCGATGGGTTGTTATATAACTTAGCTGCATCAATATTATCAACACCCGCATCCGCAAGGCCAGTGGCAATATCATTCCATATGATCGACGTTAACGGCGTAATGTTATCGATATCAGTTAGACTCGATGCATCTACCGCAAACTGAGGAGGTCGCGTTAATTCATACGCTGAGGCCACTGGAGTAGTGGGGTCGTCTGAATCGATTGCGCCTACAGGTACAAGTGTAACGCGCGGAACGTACTGCGCACATTCTTGTTGAGCTTCAGTTAACTCTAGGTTATACGCACCCAATTCGCCCGTAATAGCCGATGGCTCATCACTATCCATAATGCCATTATAGTTAAGGTCCATAAATACCGTTGCACCCGTTAAGTAACCATCGATTACAGTACCTGTTTCTGTAAAGGTAGCTACGGGTAAAGGTGCTTCCACCACTACTGGAGTAGTTACGTCTGGAGTAGGTGTAGTAACGGGAGCGGATTCCGTTACTGTTGTAGAGGGAGTAGAAGAACCACCGCCACCACAAGCTGTAATGGTCGCTGCTATAACTAGCGCCATTGTTGTTTTAGTAATTACATTCATAGTATCATTTCCTTTTGAATTAGTGAGGCATAAAACGTTGTTTGTGTTTTTCATAATAAGTGTGTCCTGTTAGATTAGATTATTATAGTAGATAAAGCTACTATATCACCTATGTAATATGTATCTATAGCTTTTTGAAAACAACTTTTATTTTGTTATTGCACTACGTTCCAATGGTGGGTAACGTATTGGTATCCTCCATTGGAACTGTGACACTTTTCTCTTCTAACTGTGCATGTGAGTAATCATAATTACAATCTATTACGTCACATATCTTTAATGTCCATCTACTTAATTTAATATTCTATGTAAATTTATTTAGTTTTTGGATTCCGACAGGTAGGCGCAGACGCCTGTATATAGTCAAGAATGTCACATATCTTCAGCGTCCACGTTTCCGCGTTAACCTCAGGTGAACGTAATTCATCCCGCGTATAACGACGAGCATTGTGTAATTCGTTTTCATCGAGGCTACCCTCTACAGTGCATGTGTTGGGCAGCCATGCAAATGATATCACTGCGGCATATTGACGATCAGTAGAAGTATCGTCTGCGGCAATGACGGTGGGTGACTGTAAGTATGACACTTCACTGCCCGTAATTATATTACCGGTAGTTGTATCTTTAATGATCACTTCTTCATCCACCTCGCGACGTGTCGCTTTAGACATAGATTGGTGTATGTCTATACTGCCATCGTCGACATAAAATAAATCTTTAGCTTCCCAATGACCGCCCACCGAAACAGTTATGGCGTTTTTAAGGTTTTCATGGGCGTGATCATCGCCACGAGAAAAGCCCCATACATCAATGTCATTGGTGCCCCCCATGGAATGGCTAATAAAAACCGTGATGGGTATTACCTTTCGGTAATTGAAGTTATCTTGAGACGCTTGGCGCTCAATGAGTACAAGATCACTTGAGTGTAACTCAAGATCAATTAGACCGTTTTTACGACCTTCAAATAGTTCCGCTGGAACGGCTACAATATGTGCGTTTTTAGACATGGGTATTTCCTTCTGGTTTACGTGGGTTAAGGTTGTTTTTTATTTGGTATAAACGTAATATTCGTGGGGGTTTATATTAACTAACAAGGACGATATATTGTTTGAATGTAATATATCGTTAGCCTGGGCAACGAGCGTCTCGGGTTTGGCGGTATAAAAGTTAAATGATATATGACCTTCCAGGTTATTACTTTCAATGGCCTGTGCGATGGCAACATCCAAATCAAGGTTCGGTATGGATGCCATCATTCTACGTACATCCCCGTCCGTTATAAGTCCTACCCTTCCATTTTTAAGGAGTATAAGACACAGACCCAGGCCGCGCTTGGTTATGACTTGTAGCATTGACCGTATGGGGTCACTATCTTTAACAATGGGTACTTTTGTTTTATTAAGGAGTGGGCCAATGGGAGAACTCAATGTGGCCGCGAGTTCTCCCGATGGGTGATTATCTAAAAACTTTGCTTCGGTTATACCACAGGCTTCTCCCACTGCCACTGCAAGTGCATCACAGACAATCATTGTCAATATAGTTGACATGGTAGGAGCGAGGTTAAGTGTACATAACTCTTTGACATCAGGGAGAACAATCAAATGAGTGATCATGGATTTAAGTGGCGTGGTATCTGTAGCGGTTATCAATACCGACTGCACTCCACGATTAGTAACCGTTCGCAGTGCCGCGTAGAGTACGTCGCTCACACCGGACTTAGAAATAACAATGACCAGATCGTCTTCCGAAACGGCACCTAATGTTCCATGCATTGCGTCATGTGGACAGATAAAAAAGGCCGGGGTACCGTACGATGATAATGTCGATGCAAACTTACGCCCGACATCGCCCGATTTCCCAGTACCCATGATGATAATATTGCGCTTACGTTTTGTAGTATCCCCTATAGCCACCACAACCCGTGCCAGTATCAATTCTAGCTGAGGCAGCATTTCACCTAAGTCAGCTACGCCGTTTATGACATTGTGTATAGTGTTGAATATTATGGTTGATGTATTTTTATATTTTGACATGGTCCTATTTTCTCTTTCGATTATTACGTTTTGATTTTTTGATCATTCTTTTTTTTATTTTTACTTACAGTTGGACGTGAATTACTTTTCCATACATTTAACCGGCGGGGGGAGGTGGTGGGCTCCACTGCCGATGATGTAAGGGCCATGGATGCCGCTAGTATACCCTGTAGTTGTGTGGTTGATTTTATATCGGACATGGTTATTTGCTCCCCCGTAGCTTGCGCCTGGCTTGTTCTTGTAGGCGTCTCTTTCGTTTTCTACGAGGAGTAGTAGCCGCCTCTTTATTCATTTTTTCGGCTGCCACTCGCCGTTCTTTTCGATTGCAGAGGTCACGGTGCTGTTGAATAAACGGCCATATTCCCGGATCACCAATTGTAGATTCTTGTAGCTTAAGTACCTTTTCAATAAATGTAGTTTTAGACATCGACAAATAATCCTTTTAATGTTAGGGTTAAATTCCTTAGCGGGTCATGAAATAAGCATCTTGCGTTAAAAAAGTTTATTCGTATGAATTAATGTTATTTTATAAACGTGTGATATAAGGATATGATTGTGAGTGTAAGTATACATGCCGGTAAACGAATATGTGTTAGGTTAAACCTTATACACAATGGAAATATAATTCTCCCACGACACTTAGATGTGTTTGATATACACACACGACACGTCCGTACCGGGGACGGGTATACACCTGGCGGTAAGCCTCCACACTACCGGGTATGGTATTTAAAAGAAATACCTCTACGCCCCCCTGTAACCGCCATAGACGGAGACGTTCTAGTTACAGATACCGATGCTATACTTACACTACAAGATGGTACGTGGTTTCCCATAGACACCGTTAACGCCATACCGGTCGGTCGGCAGAATTAGGGGGTATTCCCCCTAATGTCATTATCTACACTTATGTCCCCATATAACGTTTGCCCAACCTGGGTTATCTATAAAAGGGTTTCTATTCCCTTGCAAACTATAGATAACTTCATTCCGGCGTCGCTCAAAGTCAGTGGGGCCAAACATATTATTCCATTCTAATAGAATACATAGATTCCCCATGGTGGGTGCTTTTTTGTTATCAGTATGCGTCACCATTTTTAAATCGGGCCTACCAGCCCCAGACTTACCATTGTAGCGCACGGCCATATAAAATACCATTCTAGCCACCTGTCCCTTTGCAAAATTAGGAGGCTCGAAGCTATCATTATCTCGATTCACCTTAGCCGTGGTTTTTACCGATTTACCTACATCGATCTTATTGTGTACAGTACGACCGCCCTCGGCAAAACCAAGGTATCCCCGTTGTCGATTCATGTCGCTATCTGCAGGACGGATATGATGTAGGTCAGTGTAACCCGCATGACTTTTTCGTATACCTCCTCGGGCCTTTGGCCATACGTGTTCGCGCTCCCATGTATTAGCGCCGTATGTACCACGATTGGCAAACTCTATACCTCGACTTTCATTTAAGTACAATAGACGTACTTTAGAACACCCCACCACGTCAGGACACGCACTGTCCGCCATTAACAGACCTTCCCATACATCAACGTCTTTACCGTCAGTCCAATCTTTATTGTTAGAATTGGTATACTTTAATTCCACATGATCGTTAACAATATCATGTAACTTTGTTCGAAGTATATATCCCCGCAGTCCAATTGCTTCTTTGTAGTACTCATCCTTGTCGATAACCCGAGTATCATTAGCCTGTAGTACTCTCCCCATACCTGCCAGGGTGATCATAATAAACAAAGCAATGGACATAGCTGAAGTTCGAATGAACTGCAATATACCGTTTTCGTCGTCTAATGTTTCGTTATATTTCTTCATGGTCGTAATTCCTTTTATTTTATAGTTACTGTTTTAAGTTATCCCAGTAGTCATCGAGTAACGCACCTGTAATATGTTCATAGTACCCTGTAGAATCGGCCAACTCCACATGAAACTCTAAAACAATGGTTACGGCTAGACCTGAGTTATCTAGATTGGCAATATCTTTACGTTTAACAATATAACGACGTAACCCACCGGCCATCGTTACCGAGGTTGTTTTATCCGGCCACGTGTTGTGTATTAATGTAGTGAATACCATATCGGCGCGTGGATAGAAAAGGTCGTATACCTTTCCACCGCCGATGATAATAAAGTCTCGTTCACCAAAGTAATTGCACAATTCCGTGACATTAGGAACGTAATAATTATTTCCGGTAGGTGTTACCTCACGTACTTTACTGGTTAGTATAGCAAACGTGCGAGTGGGGTCATTTATTACCTTTTGGGGTAACGTGTCATATGTTGTTTTCCCCACTACTAAGACGGCGGCACCGAATGACGTGGTTACCCTATTAAACCATTTTAGATCGGAAGGGAAGGACCTACCCCAAGGCATGTCCTTCCCTTTACCGATCTCACCATTGCGGCCATGTGCCACAATAAGCACAATCTTCCCCGGGTATCCCGCCAATGTTTTTTCTATAGTATCCATTGTCCTTTTTTCCTTTAGGTGTAATAATTGTTATATTGTATCTTTGGGGTAATGTGCACCCGCCGTCACGTTGCCAGGGTGACACGCCGTTACGAATCCAACCGACTGCGTATTAGGAATAACCCGTACGTCAAATTGAGACATCGGCGTATTCGATACTAAAAACCATTCTTCTATCTTACCGGTCAATGTATTGACAATGGCAATGCCCCGTAGCTCGTCTTCCCCACTTTCTTTAAGTCGCTTTCCCACCGTTATCATATCACGCTTAGAAGGTACAATAGAACTTAATGCGGTAACCACATAATCTCCTATAAAATCAACCCCTCTACCGAAACCCGGGAGTTCTGCTACATTAGCATATTCTTTTGTAGCAATGTCAACATAACTTAAATATCCTTCACTGGAATGTATAAACCATATCTTACCATCTTTAACCCTGGGGGAGTGGGGCATGTGTAAATTTGAAGCCATCACCTCACCAGTGTCAATATCAATAATACTCCCACTACCACGTAAGCCCCCAACGTGCAACCCCCCCAGTAAATCACCTTTCACACAAACGGAGGCATACTTGGGTTTACCGTCCACCATTGCCATGCCGTTAAGATGACATCTATCTCCAAACGAGATTGACGATATATACGGCGGCTTCCAATATGGAACAAAGTCATATTCTTCACTGGTGGTGCAAATGCAATTATAAATGGTATTAATAAAATAGAGGGTACCATCATCCCCCACGGCGATTTCATGTACATCCGAGCTAGACACCATATGTTTCTGCTTAAGGCGATACGCTTTATCGTAAGTATCGAGTGGGGTATCCTTAAACTGTACTATTGTATCAAACTCTGCCACGTACAAATCTCCGTTTGGGGCAAAACAACATCCAGTAGATGAGTCTAGATAATTTACATCCAACATTAACTTATTGTCACGATTACGTGAAATTAAAATTACGGCTCCGGTTTGGTAGGAAGTACTTACCAATGAGCAATTATGTTTAATCAGCCAAGACATAAACCCAGATGAGTGACTAGGTTTTAAATTTAGGGCAGTGGCCTCTCCTTCTTTTTTTGTTGAATACGTTCCGCCATATTTTCGGGCTTTATTTACTTTCTTGTGTAGTGCCATTGTAGATACCAGTCATTATTTAGCTACGGGGTAGCGTATAGGGGGATGTGGGTTATAATCTACAAACTCCACGTCGCTTGCTTTAAAATCAAATACGCCATTTGGCTTTCTTCGCCACTTTAACGTTGGTAGGGGTCGAGGCTCGCGTTTAATTTGTTCTTCCGCCTGGGTAACGTGGTTAAAGTATATATGGGTATCGCCAGTAGAATGTATATACTTACCAATAGCAAAGTTAAGTTGATCTTGTAATAAATGCGTTAGGACAGAATAGAATGCAATGTTAGAAGGTGTACCCACCATATAGTCTTGTGACCGTGCATATAGCTTACACGACAGAGATCTTCTAGGAATATGTAATTTATCCAATGCAGAGTGGGCTTTAATAATTTCTGGATCGGAGTCTAGGTCAACTAACACACGTTCTGATGCAGGTAAGTTAATGTAGTCCATTTCTTTTATACCCACATCCACATCAATAAGCTGATGTACCAAATCCCCATTAAATCCCATGGTATTACTAGCGTACTCCATTCTTTCGGTCACGCTTAGTACGTCTGTATAGAATTGAAATAACGTGTGGCAGTATGCTAAACAGGCCTTGCCATTTTTTACGTTATCTTCCGGGCTTATTCTATCGTCGGGTAAAAATGACGGGTTCCAGGCCGTGACTACTTGACGACGAGAATCGGGGTTTTCGGTTAACGTATCTATGATAGATTGTATCTGATTTATAGTAGTACCGTCGCCGTTCGGCCAGTTGGTCCACATCTCAGAGTAAATGGGACCGAGATCCCCAACGTGTATGTCATTTTGAATGTCACGTGGACTGGTATCTTTGACGGCCCACTGAGACCAGAAATTACACCCTGCGGTTTTAAAGTCTTCATTATTTGTTTTTCCAGTTAGTAAACACTCAAGTTCGGCCAGAACTCCCTTGGTGTACATTTGTCTATCGGTTAACAGCGGAAAGCCCTCGGTTAGATCGTACACTGTTTCTGTACCAAAGATATTAAAAAAAAAAATTAAAAAAAGAGAGTAGTCATTTATTTGACTACTCTAAAGGTGTTCAATTCTAGGAATGTAAATTGAACACGGGGGCAGAACGGGTAACTTGCTATGTGTGATATATTTTTGGTGGAGTTAATTCACTTACTTCAGATACCTTAGCCCGTTCCGTTTCACTTGCGATCTCAGCGTGACACGCTTCCATTGTTGAAGGTTGTCTAGATAGCCGGGCGGTGGTTTCTGGAGTAACTGCCTTTAGAGTAATGTACTCTAGAGCCTGTATGACTTGACAGAAGTCATCTACTTTATCGGGGTAGCGTAAGTGATTACCTACAAGCCGCCCCTCCACAATATGCATGCGTAAAGTGGGCTGAATATTATTGGTCCAAAATATCACCTCAATGGTGTTTGTTTTTAATGTATCTTTAAACAAAGCCCGCCACACTTCATTGAGTGGCATCATGGTTTCTATTTCTTCTTTTGAGCCGTCACATTTTTCTACCTTAACCGTAAACATAGTTTTTTTCCTTTTAGATATCGTTTTATTCTAACAAACCAACTGCATTTAATGCAATCAATTTTTCGTCGCTCGTATTCCAATTCCTGCAATATGCATAGGGGAGAATCGCCTTTAAGGTATCTCATGTCAATTGGCATGGGATGTGGTCCAATGTAGTGAGCGTTTTGGCTATTCGCTATTATTGGTTGTGTTGTCTCCATTTTTTCATTTGGGCGAAAGAATGAAAAATGTGTCTTTAGTACGCTGGCAGATGGGACCTCGGTCCACCAAACTGTCGTCGTGCTAGTAAACTTCCCCACTTTACGATAACTGCGCTTTTCCATCCAATGGGTTATTTCTTTCTGTAGGCGTATACCCTCCTTTACATGTTGTATATTGGATGTTAATATCTCACACCGGTTTTCTACTATTGTATTCATGTTGGTCCTTTTATGGTCATACATTATATAATTTTAATTATGTCGTGCATCAAAATAATATAGGTGTGAGTATTTTTTATATGAAACCAATGACTAACAGTAAAATATATTACCATTAACTGGACTTGGAGTGTGCTTGACATTATAAGTAGGGGTAGTATTTTTTGTATTCTTATCGCGTGCTTCCTTTGCCTGTTCCATCAGATCATCAAAAGTAACCACGGTGCCGCCATCGTGTTCTGTTAGTGAGGCAAGGTGCTTTATCTCTGCTTCCTTTTTCACTTGATGAAATGCATCCGTGGTGTTTGACAACTCTTCCTTGATTGCTTCGATAGCTTGACGCAACCGTTTTTGATTTGCCTGCTCCATAACCCGTTCCTCTGTCATAGGCTTACCGTCTGTCCCGGCCAATCGCATGCAATCTCGACTGTCTATATCGTAATACTGTTTACCCTTAGCGTTAACAATAAACCAACCACACAACAACCACGCAATAACCAAATCATCATTCCCCGATGCAGTGTGGTCAATTCTCCCATTTTTTACTACCAATGCTCGAATCTGACTAGATAAAATAGAACACCGCACTACGCCACCTCCCCGTTTAGCCAATAGCGGTAGGATGTTAACATACAGATCTCTCCGTAGATTAGCGTCGGTAGAAAACCCAAATTTAGTTTTTATGCCCTCGTAGAAAAAAGCATCTCTAGCTGATAGGGGTACCGATAGTAGCGCTCGCGCTTTTGCATCGGAAGAAGCCTCTTCTACTATTTTATTGTACACTCGGGTAAACGGATCAATGCCATGTATGGGTAAGTTAATTAATAACGTCTCTATGAAAATAATGCCACTCGACTTACGTTCAATGATAACGGTAGTATTCTTATACTTTACCATAAACTCAACGCAGTATAGTGCCAATGAAATAATATACGACTCGTTAATGGCCATGGTGGCTACTACCGACAAATCCGCTATGTTTTTTACAACTAAGGCAGTATCATCTCGCCCAACCAACTCGGATGTATCTAATCCGATCACTAAGCTGTTTGACGCCATGTAACTTTCTATTTCTTCTTCAGGGATAAGCCAATTAATAATATACCCTTCGGAGGATATCTCGGTATGTGCATATTCTATCTCAGATTCCCGAATACGATTATTCAATTTAGTGGAAAGGGGTGACCGTAAAGTACCACTGGTCCACACATTAAAAAAGTCTCGGTCGGCCTCGTCACCTTTTGCGTTGGTTATTTCTAATGTTTCATGTAACCACGCATCGTCCTTTCCCACTTGTCTGTGTGAAAACGTACCATTAATAATGGGTTTTTTGCCTCTAGATTGCTTTCTAACAATAGCAATCAATGACTCCTTATCGTTTAGGTCAAGAAAACTTTCATTCCACAATGCCCCACCATGGATAAGGTCGTACATATACTTCCCATCACGATCATCCTTTTTACCGGCGGTTGTAGTAAATATATTACCGCAGGGCATGTTGTTACGGAGCGCTTCTTCCCTAGCGGCGATGGTGGACGCTAACATAGCTGGGATGATGGTACCTATAAACTTAACAAAAGGACCCTCGTCCACATGTATAATGGGTGAGGTTAGTCCCCTACCCACATTCAATGCGGCACTCTCAGAGGTTTGTGCTACCGAGGTAGTGTATTTATTACCCCGTCTATTGTACGTTATCTGTTGTTGGTTGTCGGAGTCTTTATCGTTAAGTCTAAGGTACGGGGGCACTAATGCAATAATATTTTTTAAGCGTTCTACGTTTTTAACGCGCAGACTATTGTCTTTTGTTAACATATTTATTTCGGAGTTTGCCAACATAAATAAAATTAACTGCACTTCCAATATATCGGTACCCAGGGACTTACCCAACTGACGCGGCATAATTAATGCAAAGTCTACATTATTAAAAAAAGAAAAATACAATGCCACATTGGCCCTATTAAATAAATATACCCCGGGGTCTTTACCTGCTTGCGCGGGCACCCTAGCCACCTCTCTAAAGAAGTACCAGGGGTTAATCTCACATTCTAAAGCAATTCTTTCTTTATTCTCACTACTTAGATTGGGACTATGGGGATCTACGCCCTGTAGTTCTGGTTGAGTCAGTGCCAGATGAAAGTAATAGTTCTTTACTCCCATCTTTTTGTACACTCCGGCTAACTGTAGCGCGGATACATTCTTTGTTTTTGTGTCTACGATGGCAGTGGGGTACGTTCCCCAATCTTTTGGAAATAATATCATCGCCATGTCCTCCCACGGTTGATTTCATAGAATACGTATTATTCAGAATAAAAAAGAGGGTCGCCCCTCTTTTAATGGTAGTGCTATTGTATCTTTACAGGAAACGCTGAAATGCCCAAATTCAAATCTTGGTGTGCTGTTTCAAGTATCCATATTACCATAATTGACTGTCCACTAATTACACTGCCCTCAATAACCAGTTGCTCTTCCCACAGATCAATGGGATAACGTACACTAATATCATTGACAATTACATCAAAATGTGTTGGTTTAGGTGCGCCGCTTTCCGCATTTAACGTATATAAGGGTGCAGTCGTTCGGTACACTTTAGCTAGCCAATCATCTTCCGAGGTGGTCCCAGAGGAAAGATCAATGGCAATTGATGTTGCACTGGCTAAGTATACATTCGCGGCCACTCCATCCCCATATAGCTGACTTGAGTCATCCAGGTACCGGATTACCCAGGGTGTAGATAAATCGTCTCTGGGAGGCCCCTGTAGCGTTATACGAAAAACGTCAACGTGCCTATACGGTACAAAGTTTTCATTAACGTCGTCGAGTTTAATTGAGGCAGTTAGTGTTTGCTCTACACCATACAGCAATGGATTAAAGCTACTAACAGCCCCCGTGCCATACGTTACGTTATCCGTTACCTCAACAATAGTATCTCGCGCTAAGTTGGACATAAAGTATCGTATGGACCACGCCGATCCAGTCCACGTCGGGTACGCGTATAATTTTATATTATATTCATGTTTGGCGGGTAACGTGTGTAGGGCATACCGTTTCGTTAACGTATTTGATGACGATTCCGAAAGTTGAGTGGATGTTTCGTTTGAACCTAATCGGTAGGCCAATACAACCGTCTTATCGTAATCCGGCTTAGAGGCAATATAGTCATCCAATCCATATAAACTAAAACGAGACCCGTCAACGGGATATTCGACTACCTCACCGTTATTATACACTACACGTCCACGCAAAGCCAATGAATCCACGGTAAGATTAATGGGTGCATTTATTACCTCCCCCCCATCTTGTAGCCAAGGACTAAGTAAAAATACATCCGTTACAAAACGTTGATTTACGGTGGCTGTAAGATTTAGATTACTGTGGACTGCAAGTAACTTAGTTCGGGATACCACACCGCCCTCTTCGTTATATACTACGGCGAGTATCTCCTCACCCTGATCGATGTGAGCTTGGGTGAATGCCATTGCAGGAGTAAAGATTACCCCCTCCCCCTCAGTGGCTTCGGTGGAGACAAGCTCGACCTGATCCCCAATGAAATTTCCCGCACCGTCATAGGACTGAGATAAAACTTCATTGGCCCCTCTTAAATATTTAATATACCCCGCATTTCTAGCGTATAGTCGAAGTTTACTGTCGGCCACTAACCGATGGGGTGTAACTGTAGTATCTACGTGTAACAAGTAAAACCCGGTAGGGTCCACTCCACCGTTGGCCAGTAGGATGTCGGCATTGTCCACTTCATTATTTTCCACTGGAGGTGCCCACTCAACCAGTGTGGATAGTCCCGTATTAATGTCTAAGTTAGTACACCGCAACGGTTTCCCTTCCCAATTCCAGACGAGGTCATTCACGTTAGGGCATATAGTTCCGGTACCGTTAGGGCCGGTATAAATGTCGCCTAGCTGCCAAACGTGAAACCCTCTACTTAAAGTAATACTTGGCTGTATAGCCATGAGATGGCTCCTTAAATGTTATAGTTGTATAGATAAAAACCCGGTCATGTCTACCCGACCCTGTAGGTAGGTAATGGATATTCTATCGAGTAATGAATATAGCTTTTGTGAAACTGGAATTTCAATATCTTGTAAATGGGGACGTATTATAAGTACGCCACTAACATACCCACTACGGTCATCATAATTACAAATATCATATTCCAACAATTCTTTATAATTATCAACGATAAGCGCAATGACACTATCCGTTAATCTGCCCTGTGGTAATGTCAACAATCCAGATTGAACATCACTCAAAATACGTGCACATGTAATGCTGTACATTTCATATCTATAATTAATTGCGCTAACGACGGTGGGGCGGGGAGATAGATCTAACGCGTGTGTCGTTAAATACCCTTCAATGCGTCTATCGACTTCCATTGCCTTACTTCGTAGTACACGTTCTACATCACTGGGTACGTTTAACTTTGTTAACCTGGGACGCTTAAAGGAAAGAGAGTACGGCTTGCCGTTAGGTAAGTTTCCTTGATCGTCCCCACGCGCTTCTTCGTGTAGGAACGTAGTAAGGGGCGATGTGATTGCGCCATCTACCACGGCACGTTGAAGTTTATCTGCCCGTAAACTAAATGTGTCATCGTACGATATATAACCATGCTCCGTCCAGCCATATAGATCGGGAGTTCCCCACTGCACCACTCCATCTTCTGTTTCCTCTGGAAACCCCTCAGCCAATACATCTACTACGACAGTGCCATCTTCACCTAAAATATCCTTTTTAGATATCCATATAACTTGTTTGTCGATGCTGTAATCAATGCCCTGTACTAACTCGCGGTTATTGACACGTACGACAACATCTTTATACGGCAATTCAATAGTACCATTATCGTCAATTAAAGGCACGGTATAAATACCTCTATCTTCCGTTATTGTAAATTGGCGATGTAATCCGTTTCCATCCACTCGAATGGCCCAGTAGTTTAATGGGTTTTGATAATCGTGTACCATGGTGTCGCCATCGGTGGTCCACGTCACCGCATGGGTAATGTCAATCCAATCCTGGGCCGTTTTATTGCGAATATAAAATCGCACTTCCGCTGTTGTTTTGGGTATAGATGCAACGTTATAATAGTCCATTGCGTTAGGCTGAAGCTTATTTTGATAAAACTCCACCGCGGTAGTTTCGGTGTCTACATCGAACGTTGGATTACCGTTTATGGCATTTACGGTTATGCCTTCGCCATATTGAACAACACTACCGTCTCGATATACTTCTGGCACGGACACTTGCGGTGAGGGTGAAAAAGTCATATGGGGGGCCAGGTAATACGCAATGGCATTATAGCCATAGGCGTTATATACATCCAATGTAGCGGATGCGTCGATAATGGGACGACGCATAATACTAACGTACTTTGAATTTTCTAAATGGGCGAACGACCACTCTTTAATGGTAGGTACCCTAGCGGTTAATATTAATTGTCTAAAGTTATCCGGTAAACGCGCCAGCTCGTGTAGCTTACTGGACTCAAAAATCAATGGGCGATCGTACCCCGACTTTCTAGCAATTACCGCAATAAAGCAATTCCCTGGGCCTAACTCTAATCGAATGTGGTTAATCTGATCTATCGATATGGAGTAGGTGGACTCTGTCAGCATGCGTACATTGTTAGGTTGTAGTCTATGGAACAATAAACCCGTAGCTAAACTGCCGTCGGCGTTTAAACGACATACTCTAAATTCAATATCGTCATGGTATTGAATTGTATCCATGCTACCAATATCAATGACATATTTTCTACTATTATCTTTACCCGATAACCTATAGTTTAAACTGTCCACGTCCACATATGTTGTCGTGTCAATTGAGTCATCTCGCATAATGGTTATGGGCGTACCGATAGTTAGGGTGGAGGGTATAATGACATTCACCTCGACTCCCGATTCAAACATTCGAATGGGCACCCCCGCAGCTTTAAGGTTCATGGCTTGTGTGAGTATACCTAATACAGCTTGCATATTTAACCCATCGAACGTAACACCTCGCACCCAAACCTCATTGGAGTTCAATGAACGGACACTTGAGAAAAACGCGTTGGTGTAATGCGAGAGATACATATCGCGTTTACCAGTGTTACCCCGTATAGCCGCCACCACTCGTGCATTTGGGAGGCGAATTAAAAAAACATCATGGGGATGTACCATATATCCCTGTCTATCAAACACCGTCAATAATGTTTTTGTGGCGTTGGTAATTACTTCAAGACTTTGCCATTCATTAAATAGGGCGTCCACTCCCCATTGACTAATTTGATATTGCCCTATAAAAAACAAATCGTACGTTTCTTTGGTGGGGGTAGAAAGCTCACTATAAGCAAACTTAATGCGCTGCTGAACCTCTCCTCGTACCCTTCTGAAAAAGGAGAGTTGAATTATGCCAGGCTGGTCTTGTCCGGGGTTACACCAAACGTTCTCTACGGCGTGCTGCAATAACTGATCTGACATATCAATCTCCTATGTACTACTACTGTTTATGGGTAATTACGGCATGGAAAGTGCGCGCAAACATTTGGGCCTCGTCGCCACGTTTACCCAAACTCTCAATTTTACGCCCTAAGGGAGTTTTACTTAAACCCCGTTCGGTAGTGGCGGCCGAGACAATACTCATCCACCCCGGAGGATATTCTATTGAACTGGCTACAATTTCAGCAGGGGCAACGGAGCCACCTCTAAATATAGATGACATAATGCCAAAGAACAACGCATTATCAAACTTTTTCAACCGGGGGTTATCCATGGTGTCCCCGGCTAGAAAATGTGTAAATTCACTAACCGAAGAAAATGAAATAGGTTTGGGGAACCACTCCATGATCATAGGAACCGTTATTCGGGTTGCCTTAGCCGTGGCACTTACTCGACGTAGCCACTCTCGCTCAGTTAACTCCACGTCGGCGGGGTTAAATTGAGAAATAAAAAATAATCCAGCGGCTACCGCCACCTTAGCTTGTACTTCGGGCATTAATGCTAACCGGTGAGTAATGGATTCTGATATTATTGCTGTAAATACACGCATAGGAAAATCGGATATACTATATAGCGTATCCTTATTCTCATCGCTAAGTCGCCAATAACTAGCCGACATTGCACGGTTAATTGTCAGTTTATACTCTGAATTTTTAGTAATGATAAAGTTCCCCGTTTCATCGGAGTATTTACCCAGGGCCCGTACATCGGCGACCATATAATCATCCATTAACACCGGGTGGTGGAAAACCGGACAATCACTTAACTTGCTTAATAGTAGAAGGGTGCGATCGGATGCGTCACCCAATTCTCGTACGTGTCCAGAGGCTAGAGATATACGCAACTCAGTCAGTATTTTATCTAAGTCGTATGAACGAAACGCGGTGGTTTCATAGGGGGTTTCTAAGGGATACATTATACTTTTACTCCAGATGGATTGGGTTTAGTCATAAGATGACGACAGGTATTTATTTTTTACTAGGGATCAAGAGCTATACATATGACGGTTTGCGGCAGCTAGCGGCTTTCATACCGGGTTTTTATTTCAATTTTTTTGCAAAAAAATGGAGTTACATAAATGAATGTTTTAAGTGGTGCGCCTGTAGTTAATCTACTAGGCATTGAAGACCGTTCTATACGAACGCCCCTGCCGGAAGGCGAAGCTTTACCCATGCATTTGCCATGGTTATTATTAAATACACAGCGTGGACCAGAAGAAACACAATTGGTTGCAGGTGGAGACACTGCCCGTATGTATGGTGCAGAGTCATTTGACGAACAAGGCCCCTATACCAACCATGCAACAATGATGCATAATGTCATTGCTGGTGCGGGTAACATTACGATGATTCGTCGTTATATCTCAGACGCCCATAAAAAGGCATCTCTTCGTTTAGCTATTGAGGTCGTAGACAGCGACATCACCGTGTATCAGCGCGATTCGCAGGGCTTATTTATTCGAAATGCATCTGGTAGTAAAGTACCGGTTATTGAAGGTGGCGGTCCAATTGGTCCTAACTTAACCGTGCCCGGTAAAAAGGTTCGTTGGGTCATTTTAGATCCATCGTTGGATTTTGGTACGGGCTCAGCAACGGTTGGTGATTTAGCAGGCAGCGATACCAGTATTTCAAACGTCTACCCTATATTGGATATTGAAGCCAGTCACTTTGGTAAATATGGTAACAACGTAGGTCTGTCGTTATCGTGTCCTTCTACGCTAGGCAATGCGCCAGTAAATGAAGAAGTGGTTTATGACAATCTTGCTCGTTTGTTTCGACTCAAGTTTGTAGAACGTGAAGATGCACAATCTGCAGGTCGCGTACAGAAAAGTTTATTTGGCGGACAAGACGTTGAATTTACGTTTAAAAAAGATACCGTCAATAAAAGCACTGGCGTAAATTTACATATGGATCGCGTTGTTCCTAAGTCATACGCGGATTTAGATTCAAAGGGGTTTGCTCCTATCTATGGTCCAATGGATAACTACCATGTCTATGATGATAATCTAGAAACCGTTTTAGAATTATTGGCTACTGATGAATTCACAGTGGAAAATGGGTACACCCCGGACGATGTCGATATTCATCTTATTGACCCCATCTCGGCCGTAGATGTTACTGGTGCACCGTACCGCAATATTGAAGTAGTTGGTCCTGAAGAAGGTGGCATTTTATTAGGTGATGATATTTTCCACTACGCTAAAGGCGGTAGTGATGGTGATCAGTCGTTAACGGGCTTTGATACGTGGGTTGGTGAGACCTTTAACGGCTTTGAAAACGATACGGTTGACGCGTTAATGGACTCGGCACAATTTCCATTCAGTGTATTTTATGATTCTGGTTTTACAATGGATACAAAGTTAGCTATGCTAACACCCATTGGTTTACGTAAAGACGTATACACCGTTCTATCAACACAAGACGTTACTCAGCCTGCGAATGATAACCTGGCTGAAATGTCAATTGCCATTGCATTGCGTGCGCGTGCGCGTCTGTTTCCAGAATCTGTACATTATGGCACCGCCACAACTCGTGCACTTATTGTTGGTCACTCGGGTACGTTATTGAATAGTAACTATACCGGACAACTTCCCCTTACCATCGACTTTGCAAGTAAGAGTGCACAGTACATGGGTGCGGCTGAAGGCTCTATGAAAGAAGAGTTTTCAATGGACACGTCACCTGTTAATAATGTTACAATGTTCCGTGACATTAATAACACATACAAAAGTCCACGTGTTCGTCAACGCGATTGGGCCGCTGGCATTATTTGGGTTCAACGTAAAGATCGCAACGATTTCTTTTATCCACAATATCAAACGGTATACGATAATGATACGTCCATTATTAACTCGGCGTTGAATATGTTTATTGGCGTTGAATTAGAAAAAGTATGTGAGCGCACTTGGCGTAATCTTACGGGCGACTCAAAGTTATCCGATGCCCAGTTTTTTGAAAAGTCAAATGCGTTAATTGAACGCTATACACGTGGACGTTTTGATGGTCGAGTAACTATTGTTGCCGAGACCTTTAAATCTGAAGCAGATAAACTGCGCGGTTATAGCTGGTCGTGTAATTTACATATGTACGGTAACAACATGCGTACAGTGGGCACTTATACAGTAACCGCTAACCGCGCTGAAGATTTGGTTTAATACGGGAGTTAAATAACCATGGCAAGATTAAAAAATACTCTTGTGCCAACCACTACGGATTCTAACGCCTTATATGCGGGTGTTAGTGGCGCACAGGCAGATGTACGGTACAGTGGGCAGCACGGTTTTACCACTGACCCTAAATCGTTATCGGGTAACAGTAACTACGTAAAGCGTAATCTCATTGCGGTGTTATTAGAGTCGCCCTTAGGCTTTAATGACCTACCTAACCCAGAAGCGCTACACGGTACACTGAAAGCCCTTGTTGAGCGTCACGCTAAGCAAATCACGGGGTTAACGTCAACGTTGTCTGTAGAGTTTGTTGCGCAGCCTGTGGGCGGTGCGGGTGAAGAGCAAGAAGATCCTTCAAACGTGGTACGCGCACGTTCTACCCCAACCTTTATATGGCCAGAAAAAGAAGGGTCTGTAATTCGTAAGTTTGTGGATTACTGGATCTTGAATTTACTAGGTGACCCTGAAACAAAGGTCCCTCGTGTGATTCAACATACCGGCGGTGACGTTGACGATATGTTAATGGATTACCGTGGCATGACGGTTATATTCTTTGAGCCTGACGTAACACACACCAAAGTTATCTCATCGTGGATGGGTACCGGCATGATGCCTCGTGTAGGTGGAACACATGAGGGTCAGCGTGACCTTACGGCTGCGGGTGAGGGTGTTGAGCATAGCATTGAATTCACGGGTGTCTTTGACGTGGGTGAAGGCGTTCAACAAACAGCACAAAAGTTGTTAAAAAAAAATAGCACGGGTTCCCGTGCTACTCTATAACGCCATACCTATCGGTGGCGAGCTTTTAGTTCTTTGTAAACGCTTGTTTTAAGATTACCTGCCAGTGGAGTATACTTCGATGACCAGTAATTTGCGCGAGCTTCTTCAGTTGCTTCATTACCGTCCCGGCCAGGTATTCTGATTTTGCGACTACGTTCAACGGTCATTGCCCACTTATCTTTACCTAACTTACAACTCAAGTTAAACGACTCTAATTCTTTATCACGGCCAAATGAGTCAACGGCGTAATCGTGAGTTGCATGAATAAGCGCTTGGTGAGCTTGATTGGCTACCGCCTGAGACTTGGTGAACGTGGCGTAATCAATGTCGTGTGGTTTACCTAATTCAGTGATGACATCTTGCATGACTTTAGCATCAATTTCATCATTGGTTTTTACACCCGTAGTTTTAAGGTGCTTTGCAATTGACTTTGATGCTTCTAGTACTTCTTTTGATATTTTTGATTCTGACATGATGGTTCCTTTAATTTTATATTATGGGTTGGTTTTTGGTGGTACGGGTTAATTCGTTAATGGTGTACAAACTTGTAATTAACTACCCTGCCCGGATAGTTAATTTTTCAAGATTATACGTTTTACTTAGGTCAACGCTACTATACTTATCCCATATTCTACTAAAGAGATAAAATAGATCATCGGCAGATTCTAACCCGACTTTAATTGTAATTAAATCCGGATCGGTTGTTCTATCTAAAAAACGTTGGAAGCAAACATCTGCATTGGATAGGTATTTATCAAATGAACTGATCCAACATAACATTCTATACTCTACACTGCCCGTTGTAGGTTGACTAATGACAGGTTTACGATACCATGACTTAAATTCATCAGTATCGTGCAATGTATCAATATCCCTATTGCCATACATCATAGCGTTGCCCCTACGCTGTTTGTTGTTGATTTTTTTCTAGGAGGTAATTACCTAGAAACGACTCATATAAACTTGACTTAACCATAACTTCGGGATCAAAGAAATTTCCGTGAGTCATGAACTCAAGCATGTCGTCAATGACCATCGACGGATCACGTGGTTTACTGGTAGGATTGGCAGCCCACACTCTCCCCAAGAGTGTACGTCTATCCTGCTTCAGTGTGGCCAATTCAAGCGTTTGCATAGCCGCCTTACTTACTTCTGGGAACACTCCCTCTGTGGCGGTTAGTGCTACCGGCTCAATAACGATATCTTTAAGGTCGTGAAACGTATTAACTATAGAACGCCCCGCGTCCGGAATGCCGTGTATAAACCCCGCGGTAAACGTCCAATTAAATTGTCTAGATTTAAAAGCGTTTACCAATCCCGCTACTACCATAGAATTCTCTTTTCTTGCCAATGGATACGTGGCAAGCACTTCATGTACACCCAGTAACGTAGGAGCTGCCATAGGCGTACCCCCCACGATAGCCAATTTTTCAGCGTGCACATTTAGACATGCGGTGGTGACATTGCGAATAAGCGATGAAGTTGGATTTGTTATTGTTGGCCTACGGTTTTGAAATATCGTATTCATGCGTGTACTGCTCCATTTGGTCGTATCATATTCAAGTGGTCAACTTGAACCTTTTAGGGTTTTCTATTATAAATGTACTATGCATGTATTTTTTATACCGCTATAGTACCAATGTAATATATGTCTAAAAATGGTTTATATGGATTACATACTCGACATAAGTGACGGGTTTCCCCGTCCCTTGTTACCAATCGTCTATTCGACCTAGTCGCTCAACCGACGCCTCAAACCCTTGGTCCGCAATGACTTCTATAATATCTAAACCGGATTCCAAACCGACACCAGATGCTTCAATGTCATTAGCCGCGCTAGTGAATGCTGTTTCGCTAAGGGCTTCCTGATCAATGCTTTCTAATGCGGGGTTATTGTATTTTGTAGCAATTGAAATACCAGGCTCATTTACTTCATCCCATGTTACAATGGTAGTGGCGTGTTTAAACCGTTGACTACCTACGGTGGTATCTTTAGTAAGACTACGTAAAGAGAAGGCCACATTCTCTTTTGGGTTTTCTAGTTTTGCCTTTAGTGCATCGCCATACTTACCACAGGGTCTAACCTTACCCATTATAGTGACAACAGGGCGACCAAACTTATCTTTAATTGCGCCGCTGTCATCCATCCATACTTCAGATATATGACACGATACCTTTGTTTCTTCAATGGTAAGTATTCTTTGAACAAAATCGTTTTGTGTCATACCCACTTCTTTCTTAGGGTGTCCGCACTCACCACGCAACTGCCCTTGGTTAATGCGTCGTAGTAGAGAACCCGAGCTTTCAAATAAGCGTTTGGCGCTTTTCCATGGGTAGATGGCACCGGTAGAATTGGGGAAGTCAAATGCCCCCAATACGACCGTATAATACCCGTGTTCATCCACTGCCAATTCGCCAGTCTTGTTTGTCCCCTGCAATGCCGTGCAGCTATAGTGTACCTTAGCCATGATAATATCCTTGTTTATAAAGTTAGCGTATCATAGAATTACCGTCTAAGATGCTCTTCAATGCCTTCCATGGTCTTTGTTTTTGTTACTAATGCAGAAGCTAGTCCATCACTAAAGTAATTACCCGATAACTTTGCGGTAGTGTTTGTTGCCCCCAACTCTATATTTCTAAGTGAGATAAAGGAGGCCTCTTTGACGTTTAGGTCAGCTGCACTTTTTAGCGTGTGCCGTAAGTACTTTGTTCTATCTTTAGGCTGCCTAGCTAACGCGGATGCGATAACATCAAATACCACCGGGTCAACTTTTAGGTTTGCCCCTGCATGTTTAAGAGACGTGTCAAATAACTCCGCCACGTCCTGATAATCAAAAAACCAAGGGATGTCACCGCGAGACAAAAAGTGATCCGATATATAGTACACTAGTAGTGCTTGTTTGACTAACTGCGATGCAGGCGATATCTGGGAACCCGCTTCAAAGAATAACTCAAGGTGACTAACACCCTCAATCTCAACGGTACGTGTACTGGAGGGCGTTAGATCAATGCTGGCAGTGGCTTTCAATGTGGCGTATGTATTTCCAACGACAACAGGGAATATTGCCACGCTGCGTATGCCATTCGTGAAACTAGCTAAGTTACGACTAGCATATTTTACGGGGATATAAATACGGGTTTCTTTCTTACATGTTATCTTAAAGTTCTTGTCGATAACTAAGTTAGTTTTAATTGCCGTAGGGTCTCGTTTAAAATTAGTTATATCCAAAATAATCTCCAGAATAGATGGAGGGAATACCCCCTCCATAGTTTGTTGTTTACGCCTTATCGACCACTAACTGTGCAACTAACCAATTACTAACTAAATCGATAGTAACTAATGTGGCGGCTTCGCGGGTGGTTAGATCCGGGTTTGCTTTCTTTAGCTCGCGCATGTTGTTTAATAGTTCATAGGCTGGAATTCGTGGAAACAGAATACTGCACGTTGCCTTTAATACCCAGTCTTCGATATCCATTGTGTCGGTAAATGGATTTTGTTCTAGCCACTTTCGGGTAACAGCACGGTCTAACGCAATAACGCCTTCGGGCAATCCATCTTTTTTAAGTTCGTTAACCTTAGAAACAAACGCTTCGGTAACGTTGCCCGCTTTATCGGCTTTTAATTTTGCAGTAATGGCCAGCTCATTTATTTTAACCGCACCCATGCCGTTGTGTGCATCTTCAAGGTATTCATTGTAACGTAGAATAGGCAAACCCTTCAAGAACCCACCGATGATAGATTCGGGCGTACCGCCCTCGGCAATGTATTGATCGTACACTGGACCATTAACATGAATAACGTTATCATACTGGCTCAATGGCTTAGTTACCAGTACCTTCTGTCGAATCTGCATATCCCGTACGCGATTAATGCCAAACAGTTGTCGTCCGGCTTCTGCCATGCAGCTAGTTAATGTAGCGCGGTACTGAACCAACTCTAAGTTTACGCCATCGGGAATATTGTTACTTAAATTAACCAATAATACATAGGTAAATAACTTACCGATATTTACGTCATAGGGTTCTTCCGTATTATACGGATTACCTTTACTTTTAAGTATGTGATCTTTAAATACACGATACGTCAAGCCGGGGGATTCGCTAGCGATTTTCTCTAACATCACATCTAAACGCTTTATGCCGGTTTTTAAACGCCCCTCAACGTCATTGGCGGTAAGATGTCCTAATATACCACCGCAGCCATTACTTGTACTCGCAGGTGTTTTTTCATACTTAGCCACCATATCCATTAGCATCACATCATCAAAAATGGCATGTAGTCGATTTACCGTAATAGATGGCCTTAACGATCCTGCTTTATCTATCGTGCTGTGTTTCTGAACATGCGCCGCAATTTCCGTAAATGTGGGATTGACTACTTCGCGAGCCAACTTATGTTGTTTACGAATAGCCTCCACGGCGAGGTTGGTCATTTCAACCATGGCATCGCCGTGTTCAGTGTCACCCATGGGCGTTTCTTGTTTAGATGCACTCCCCACGCTATCTACGACATTATCATCCACAATACCACTAATAGGCATGGCGGATATTAATGCAGCCAGTGGAGTGGCCGGTAAAGCGGAAACAACCAGATTATTTTTTTCGGCTTCAATACTTAAAATATCGGCTTCGTTTAATACTTTTTGAGATAACATTACTTTACTCCCTGTATATTTAGGTGGGTTGCTATCTTTGCTGTAAGTGTAGCACGGATGGTATCGTCTAGCGAACTTCCGGCTACTACATTAGAGATTTCGTTACCTGCAATGGATTGAATAATCCGAGTTCCCAACTCAACTGCATTTGCTGCGGTTGTTAAGGTTGTAGCTCTATTTTTATCTTTCATATAAATAAACGGGGTGGCATTCCCCGCTCCTTAAAGTAAATGTGTTATTTAGAGAAGTATTTATCCGCCACAGACTTAGATAAAACTTGGAGTAGCTTATTGGTTGTCCCCATAATATCAGGACTGTTTACGATACGGGCAGATATAGATTGCCTACCAAAATGGAGATCTATAGGTTCACCCGACTCGGTTTTATTTTCACCCGTCATCACCCTACCTATAATGGTTTTAAGTTGGTTACCCAACACACCTTTATCCCCTACCCCGGCCGTAATAGACTTCGTAATATAGACTTTAATCACTACTGTATCTAACACTACACGCCTACCGTCTATGTTGATGGGATCTACAATCCTTCCCGTCTTGGCTCCCTTTCTATTTAATTGACTATTGGTCGCTGCACGCCCGCGATCCGCTTTCGCCACGATGGCCTTTAACGACTCGGATAAATCCTCCTTCTCTCCATTATAGATAACTTCAATTTTTTCAATTACACCGTTATACTTCGCCCGCGGGTTAATGTTGCCTAACGCGCGCAGTGATTCCAGATTATCATTTGGGGTACCCGCTGCCGCTACAGACACGGGATCGGCCAACGTACATAAAATGGTTTCAAGTTCCATATAATCGCCCACCCGTACAAGATTTTTAACTTCCTGATCGAACGTAACAAAAATATTTCTGACTGCGGTAGTTTCGGTCGATAACTCCCCCGCCAACTTTTCCGATATGGCACACGAATCCTCAAGGGTATCCACGGATTCAATCAATGCCACATTCACTAGTGTCCCCCCTTTAAACCTGACCTTGCCGGGACGTAACGCGTCTCGGGTAAAGAATCCCCTATTCCAGGCAATGACGTCACCCTGCTTAAACTTTGCGTTCTTTGCTAAGTCCGTTTCTAGTCGATGGGGTACCCGGGTACCATTTACAGAACCGTATATCGTCCCCAATTCTACAAATTCAGAACTGCCGTCCTTTAATCGTATTTCCATATGGGAATCGCTAATATCAATCACCACTCCGTCCTGAGGGGCGTTCACCGAAAACATTGGATCGGATCTACGGGCTAAGGTGTCATCATACCCCGTTATTAGTGGCATTGGCGTGTAATTATCGCATGCAACCATATGGGAATTTTGAATAGAGATAAAGTTTGCACGTTTGGGGTCATCCATGGTAGCGGCCGGGGCAAGCATCGATGAAGTAGAGATTAAATTTTCAGCCGACAATTCATTTGCAGCTTTTTTACCTAATGTTCCACGCATATCCTGCAAATTAGGATTGGCTGTAAGATAAGTATTGATTCCTACTGACGAGGAATCTACCGTGGCCTCTGAAATAACCCCCACATCGTTTTTATGGTACAGTCTAGACTTTGCAGTCATTGCCCGCGCCGTTCTTCCACCGTCACCTGTATACGTTACCAACTCGCGTTCCTTTAAGTTGCCCAATGGATTTAACTGGTCAACCGGTTTGGTAGTAGCGTCCTTAATAATGGATAGCCATACCGCTTTCGGGTTTACTTCCACCTTGGACTTTGCAGTCATGGGTGACGCCTGCTGTCGACGTACCGCAGCGACCAATTCCTTATAGATGAATCCCGGCATACGCTCATAGCCTTTTAGCCGCATAAACTCGGGATCGGTTTCAGCGGGAGTACGGTCATCCTTCAACAATTCCACGGATTTAAACAGCAATCCACTAAACGTACGGGGTTCTTTTCTAGCTTCCAAGATGCCATCCGTAATGGGATCGATAAACATGGACTTTAATAGGTCTAATTCACGCAGGAAACGTGCCCCCACGCCACGCGATTCAAAAACAGGTAGATAGACATCCTTTTTATTAAAGTTTCGTCTAAGGTACGTTTTAACCGCATTACGATATTCGTAAAACCCATGTAGTATAAGTACGGTTTCGGGATTGGATGTGTCGTATACTAACGTTTCATCTTTAAACGTAATACTGTCTTCATTGCCTTCTAATTCAAATCGCTGACCCTTAGGGATAAACCTATGCTTAACGTTTAACTTTCTCAAGAGTGTATCTAAGCCATGGTAATATCCCAATATTACGCCCACTGGCATGTGGACATTGTATAACTTTAGAGCAGCCATCATTTTAGGGATGCGGCCAAGTGAGGTGCCCAATAGTTCAGATAGGCCACCGATAACGTCATCGGTACCATCCTGCGTTCTATAGTAGAACGTCCCCGCTACGTCTACGGTAATAAAGCGCTTACCATCAGAACCACAAACAACATGCCCTCGTTTTTCAAAGGTCTTCAACGTCTGCTTGTCGTATAGGGCTTCGCGTTCGGTATAATCAAATACCATGTCCCCAGACACACATTTAAATGTCAATACGCGTTTAGCTATGCCAGTATAAAGCAGTGGTAGTTTTAATGTTGGATTCTGCCATTCACCTTGACGTAGGTTAGTTACGATGTCGGAATTGTCATCTAGTCCCAATTCAATTATTTTATTGGTTGCCCAGTCAGCTTGATTATACACACTTCTATCCGAACGGGTAACGAATAGCTTACCGTAATAACTGGTTAACGATACCGAAGCAGGTTTTGTTTTCCGTATTGGCAAATCTCCTCGCTGTTTGGCCATGTAATACGTAACGCCATTGGCAAAGAATTTACCCTGGGGATCAACCTTCGGTAACTTAACGTGTACCGTAGAAGGACTACCGCCCAATGGGGTAAATTGCATAGTGTAATGTGTGTAGTTATTGGCGGCATCTTCTACGTCAGTGGCTGTAAAGTTTGTTAGTGATACATTGGCGTTTTGTACACTTAACGCCATAGCTGCAATGTCCTTTTCCATTACGGTAGCGACGTAGTTTTTATCCATAGATTCAATGATACCTTCCCCATCTGATGTGGTGGGGATTATTAAATCCTTTTGGCTAACGCGGACTTGATCTGCAAGTGTAGCTTGTCCATTTGTAGCGGGTAACGATTTATATCTCGAAGCTTGCTTTATGGTGCGTTTGTATTCCGGTAAAGATAAACTACCCCCCGCCATTAATTCACGGGCAGATGCCTCAATGCCGGATTCACTCCCATTCACCGCAATGGGAGTATCAATGTCAATGTCATCATCGGACTCTTCCAGTTCAGGGGACAGCGTGGCCAACTCTTGTACTTGGGTAATAAATCGCAATAGCGTTTTATCAATTTCTCCATTGACTTGCACTTCATCTTCTTTAAGTTTTGTGCGTTTCCATTCTTGTAATTTCCCTAAATTAAGTACGGTGAACTTACCGCCATTAATAAAGACCAGATTCACTAAGTGAATCTTATCCCCCAATAATAGATCTAGGCTATGTGTTCCTTCTGTACAATACTCCCACAGGTAATATACATCAAACGCAGTATAATCTGCAAACGGTTCAAGTGAGTCTAACGTGCGCTTCTTCTTTAGTGCAATGAGGTCGTCCATTAGTGGTATAACACGAGGTATGACAAATTCCACAAATTGGTATCGCATTGTATCTTTTGCCATTTTTGCTAGCGTATTCCATGCCGTGGAATTTATATTAACCCAGGCATTCCAATCGGATAGGAGAGAACGTTGGTATCGATAACTATACTTTAGTAGGGCATAGTTTACTACCACTAAGTTATTGTCGTCGCGTATACCCTGCTCAAATTTTCTAAGTTGTCGTAATTTTCTATTGCGTTTATGAAATCCCTTAATTCTAGACCGCACTTCTGTAGGGCGGTGTCGCGGTGACCCAATAGGACTGAGTAGTTCTTCCACGTGCCATACATGACTGGAATCTCGTTTATTAAATAATGGTGAATCTTGATCCGGCCCTTCCCCAGTAGCATCATGATCATTAACATGCAACAGACAAGCTTTGGGGATGGTCAATGTATTAATGGGGTAGAACTTTGGCGTTTTAAATTTAGTAAAATCTTTAACGCCATATTTGGTATAAAATTCAGGATAAAGCATAACGGTCTTCCATTACGATAAGTTTAATATTAAGTTGAAGGCGTTAAGGGGCGAGTTAATCCTCTCAGTAGCCAATCTATAGTGTCGGTGCCCGTCATCTGTAACCCCCCACGAGGATCAATGAAGCCTTGAATTGAATCGAAGAAGTTACTTACCTCCTCCATACCTTCATCTGAGGTAATGACGTTACAACTAACGGTATCCCCATCATGATCCGCCCCCAATCCCTGTAGTCGCGATGGCGATAGTCCAATGGTATCAAAGAACGGAATCCCGTTACGTGGAAACTCATAAGCCGTAGAGTCTTCTTTAGGGTTCCAGTCGTCATCTAGTTCGGTTAGGATATCTGCCTCAACAGTCGTTTTAACGTATAGCGTGGTGGGGTACGTTGACCCCAATCCAGTAATGGGATACCGCGTGACAATACCAACCAGTGTATTCCACCGCGTATACCCCACTAAGTAAATTAACTCCGCATACGTGACTGGTGCACAGTGCATTTTTTTGTTGGCGTCTAGTGATTCATATTCGCCCGGGTTAAGTAGTTTAAAGTGCACCCCATCATTATAGAGTAGTGCGAGAAAATGATCTTCGATGACGATGGGGTTATGTCGAATACTTTCGTTACCGTAATAATTTATTAACTTTTCTAACCCTTCGATCGTACTCCATCTATCTAATGTTTCAACTTCTACGTTAACGGATACTGTTCTTTTTGTCTTTTTATTGACCAGTGGAACGGTACTGGTACCCTGAAACAATTTAGCTAGGTGGCCATTTAATAGCCACGAACTTACTAGGGGCAACGCCCCCTTTGCAGTCTGGTAAAGGCCAAGTGCCGTATCCGATGCCTCCAAGGCCCGTGGAGAATCTAAATCATCTGTACCCACATCCATTGAACTAATAACGTTACGTGTGCCGTTAAAGATCTTACGCGACCCCCATTTGGCCTGTATGAATCCCTTTTTTCCCGTCAGTAAACTTTCAATGTGTTCGTATATTTCATTGATGGCAATTTGTAAAGCAAAACGAGAACGATCATAGGCGGAATCGTTTGTATTGCCTGGAGTGACATAAATAGCGTTTGATATGGCCAGTATCTTTCTATACATATCGTTGATTTCATCTTCTTGAGGATAGCCATCGTCCGATATTTGCACATCCCGTAATCCCGCGGGTAACACCAGCCATTTTGTGGTGGTGGGATTTTCGATATATTTCTTTACTAGATTTATACGCAACGTACGCTGTGAGGATTTTGTTTCAACAAATTTTATTTCAGGTAGATGTGTCATAAAGAACGCGTACCCGGTTTCCCCCTCCAATTCGTCGGAGGATGTAAAATCTTTTTGTTTACCGTCCCATTTAGCGTACTTTCTCCCAGATAAGATATCGCCATATAGTGCTTTAAGTCTATAGATGTGTTTAAATAATACGGGGTGTAACACCGGCACCTTCAAATCTATAAAGCTAAAACGCTGAGAACGTTCTTTTGTACCCACGGTACCAAAAATAGAAACGGAGTATAGGCCGTCTTCATTAAAGTTTGATGTCCCTCCATCGTATATATCTGCTACTTTTTTTTACGCTATAAAAAATAAGGAGATCTTCTATGTCAGATGACATTGATCTAGGTGACAACGACGATTTTGGTGATTTTGATGACCTCAACTTCGACGACGCGCCCGGCGGTGGAAACGATAGCCGGACACCCATCACAACTGCCACTACCAGTTTCGCAGCAGGGGCGTTAAGCTCGTTAGAATCACCTGCCATGCGAACAAAGATACTGAACAAAGGATTGCCCGAAGGTTACTCAGAAGCGGCCGATTTGGTAACCGGTATTACATCAGAAGTATCGGATCTATACGATAAAGCCGAGAAACGACTGGAACCCGCAGTCAAATCCATGAAAATGGCAACCAAGTCTATCATACCTAAAGCAGAAGGTATCTTACCAAAAACGGTTTACGATAAGGTTAATACATGGGCCAACTCCGATTCATCCTCTGGTAGTGTTTCTGTAGATGCCGACGAAGAAACAATCAGTGCTGCAATTGGTAATATTTTTACAGTGCAAGCGGAGCAGGCTGAGCAGGGTAGACAGGAAGAGTCTGTAAAGGTAGCATTTAAAAATGAAGTTGATACCATACGCCATGCTGAGCGCGGCGATCAACTAATGGCCATTCAGCAATCAATGGCTAGGTTGGTAGGGTACCAAGACAACATTACGGCAGAGTACCAAAAGAAATCACTAGACCTTCAGTTTAGGCACTATTTTGCGGCTCGAGATTTACTTAAGATTTCTGCCGCATCAAATGCAGATATCATTACCGCACTTAATGATATTAAGACCAATACCGGGTTACCCGATTGGGTCAAGACCGAACAAACCGAAAACTTCTCAGCCATGTTAAATGAGCGTTTAATGGGAGGAACGGTAGATACGGTAGCCGGGTATATGTCTAACTTTAGATCTAACCTGATATCAAATATCAAAGATAATGCTATGGATAAAATTGGTGGTGTTGCGGACGGCATTAATGATGCAATGGACATGGTTAGTACCGTATCAGAATTGTCGTCGGATGAGGACATGGGGGCCAACCCAATTGAAATGGGCGGTGACATTGCAGGGGGTATCGGTACCAATAAATTTATGGATTGGCTATTACCCAAAATAAAAGAGGGCGATAACATGCCCACTGCACTGGTTACTGCCGGGCTACGTGCCAGGAATGCAACCCGTGGATTTGATAGTTATCTAAAAGAGAATATAGATAACGCTGATAACCTAACCGGGCCAAGTGGGGCACTATTTAGATTCCTAGCTGAAAACGCCCCTACAATGAAAACAAATGAGACGGTACTTAATAACTTAGTTACCGATGCAACCAAACAAGTCCAGTGGGATGTTTTATCTCGACGTACATTAATTGAGGTTATCCCTGAGTACTTAGCTAGAATCACTCAGAATACCGAAACCCTTGCCACCGGTTCACCCGCAGAGAAAATGGTATTTAGTGCACGGTCCGAGCAATTCATTACTGAAACTCAGGCAAATAAAGAAACAACGAACGCATTATTAAAACGGGCTAATGTACAGGGTTACAAAGATACATCCAATTCTGCTCTCGATCAGTTGTTTGATGGCGCGGACGTTAGTGCCGAAGCTAGAAAAGCCATGGCCGAACAAATGTATTCCGATATACGTAAAGGATACCAATTTAACCCAAAACGTTACTTTACAATGGATGGCTTTGAATCGTATTTGGAACCCGCGGTCATACAAGAACTCATTGGCTTCTTTAGAGATCGTTTTAAGGCAGTGGACGTGGGCGATGGAGTAGAGGAGGAATGGGTTAGTACGGGTAAAGACGGGGTGCTTAATCTAACCGAATCGTTGCGAGTTAAAACTAAACGCCTACAAAGTGATTTACCCGATATACAAACGACGCTAAGGGAATCGTTAAGTGTTGGTGACAAGGAACGATTACGTGCAGCGGGGTGGATAGAGAAGAATGGTAATGTAGATCAATTTAACGATGGGCTACTGCGCGAGATGTTAACGGGGGAATTGGATATCAATGAACCCGATATTGCCGAAATGTCACCGGTTCAGTCATCTGCATCCAATCGTTTATCTGCGATGATGTCCAATGGAGACGATACGTCATCTACTTCAGACGAGTACTATCCTCATGTCGATATGGCCTCGTCAGTTATTCCCATGGTCATTCCGGGGACGGTGCCGAATGAACGTGAATACGCCCACGTTGAAGCCCCTAAGACTAACGCGGTTCGCGATGACCACAATGATCATTTACAGGAGTTAATCAATCTACAAACGGAAAGTAACACACATGCCGTAGCCAAAATGGGAACGCTAAATGAGATAAAGGAACTTATCGAAGCCCAGGCAGTGATGATGTCAGGCGACCCCAATAACCAGGTAGCTAAGGAAGTACTTGAACAGTTAATTGGTATTCGTGATAGGGGAATGTCGGGGGCACCGAGTCAGGTATCTTCTCTTAAATCGGGATTCCTAAATCTAGGTAAATCTATATTTAGTGGCATTTCGGGGGGTATTTCGGGCATTGGTGCGATTGGGTCAAGTATTATATCTAAGGCAACCAGTCTTGTTGGATCGGGTATAGATGCCGTTACAAACAAAAAAGAGCAATTGGATGTATTCTTAGCGGGCATGCGTACTCCGGTATTAAAAGCGGAACTCATGAAAACGGGACGATATATAGACGAGGCAACTGGCAACGTCATTGCTAAACTATCGGACATAACCGGACCCGTAAAGGATATTTCAACTAACACGTATGTTATCACTGCCCAGGATTTTGCAGACGGTCTATATGAGGAAAATGGCGAGTCTCTATTATCTAAGTTGGGTAGTGGAGCACAATCACTATTACTGGGAGGTGTGGGCGCGGTTAGTGCGTATTATGGTGGACTAGGTAAATTGGCAAATACTACCTTTACATTCTTACGTGACAAATTGGTAACCGCCGCTACCGACATTACAGATATCTATGTAAAAGGGAGATTTGACGAGGGGGCCATATTACTCAAAAGTAAGTTACTTGCCGGTAAGTATTTCGATGCGGCGGGGAATGTCATTACCGACTTAAAAGATATCGCCGGTGGCGTGTTTGATGAGGACGGCAATACAGTACTATCCACAGAAGACATTGATGCTGGGCTAGTTAACGTAAAAGGTGAGGGGATAACTTTAAGTGGTATTATTTCTAAGGGTGGATCGTTATTGTCCAATGCCACTTCACTTGCCGTAGCCGGTGGTAAGAAAGGCTGGGACTTGCTGAAGGGATACTACGCGGGCATTGGTAACATTGCCGGTGGCATTCTAGGCCGTCTTCGTGGTGTGGCTGCGGAAGGGGATAATGGACCGTTAGATATAGACTCCATTGACATCACTACCAACTCCGTGTATATCAATGCGGCCACCGTCAATTCAACTAAATCCGTAAACGACACAGTTGTAAGTGGCACCGGGACAACTAAAGATACAGTACGGAAAATGGGAGAGAATATTGTATCCCAGGTAGAAAATGTACGTGATCGAGTTGCATCTTCTGGCCTGAGAGATGTTATAGATGTCGCCATACAGGACGGGGTTGATAAGGCAAGTGACCTAGGTCAAGCAGTCAAAAAAGCGGTAGATAGCACTGAATTTAAGGAAAGTCTACAGGACGGAATTAACGTGGCTACAGATTCGGTATCCAATGCAGCTACTAATGCAATAGATAGATTAACTGAAGCGTCCGGGCGGGGAATGGATGCTGTGCAAACCACCCTCAAAGACAGTGCGACGTTAACCAATTTAAGTGCCGCTACTCAGAATGTAGGAAATACCTTATCGGATGACTTAACTTCGGCGACCGAAAAAGCCAGAGGTATTTATGACACCGTTATTGGCGAAGATGCCTCGGTGGTGGACTCGGTGGATGGTAATACGGTAGTTGAAACGCCAACGGGCGACGTGGGTGTGGGCGACGGTAGCATCAAAGGATATCTTGCTTCTTTGGTGGCGTTAACCAAAGCCGGTATTTCGGGTGACCAGCTACGTGTAGGTGGGTGGCGAGAGCGTCTATTTGGCGGTAGTGATAATGATGACTCAGATGCTCCACGTCAAGGTATTGGTGCGCGTATAAAATCCAAAGCCGGGGGCTTACTAGGGGCAATTGGACTAGGGGCCGCTGCGAGTGCAGGTAGTGACGATGACGGGGATGGGGGGTTTGGTGTAGGTGATGCACTATTAACCGGTGCCACCTCTGGGGTTGCCGAATCCGTGTTAGATAGAGTGGGTGGAAACAACGACTCATCCGGAGATACTAATCGGTCCACTAACGCCAGGGGGCGATCCCGGGGCGTATTTCGCCGCATCTTAGATGGGGCAAACGAAATTCGACGAGGGGGCATTCGGGGCAATATAGGTAAGCTTATTGCTGCTGGGTCGAGTGTGGCATCTAAAGGTATTGGGGGTAACCTAAAATCGCTTAGTAAAGGTATAAATGCCGTGGGTCGTGGGGTAAAATCGGTAGGTCGAAGTATCAGTGGCAAAGCCTTGACATCTAGTGGCATCAAGAAATTATTGCTATGGGGACTGGGTGGTGCGGCGGCGGTAACCGGTGGAGTGTTGGCTGCTCCTGCTATAGGTGTCGCACTGGCAGCGGCCGGGGCGGCTTATACGGCGTATGAGACGTATGGTTTCTTTAAAGATAGATGGGGGGCTGAACCTATTGAAGCGTACCGTTTTGCACAGTATGGTTTAAATCCCAATGACCTATCGCATCGAAACCTACTACGTAAAATGGAATCTGTCGTTATTGATAAGGTAGTTTATCGCAGTGGTGATGGAAACAATGTATTGTCGGGGGTATCTATAGATGACCTATCGGATTTCATGGAGGTAGTTGGTATTGATTATGAGGCGGATGTAGACGAGGACCCTGAGAACGCTCAACGTATTGTATCGTTTATTGATTGGTATCGAAATAGATTTGTTCCTGTGTTTTTATTACACCATGGAATTGCAAACTTAATTAACAACAAAGTTGATCTATTGGATATTGACGATGAACTAGACGATGATTTAAAATATCGTTTTGTGAAAGATGCGTATTATCCAGATGACGATAGCGGTAAAACTCCATACTCCGTTACGGCTTCTCCGGTAGAAGAGTACGAGGTACCCGGAGGATACGCCGAGGTTGATGCCATACGTGATCGGCTAATGGATAAGTATGAGGATGATTCGGTAGAGGAGAAAGATAAGGAGGAGGCTTTGGGGGCAAGTGCCGTAGCGCCCGTTACTGTAGGTGGAGTGGCCGGTAGACGGAAACGTCGATCTAAGGTAAATCCCACCCCCATTAATACAGAGACCACCCCTTCCCCTATTCCGGTGACCAACAAGAGAAAAAGTCGCGTGGCTAAGTATCGCACTAAAAACATGATGCCTGTAGCCATAGCGGCGACTGCACTATCAACCAGTGTGGCTGCAGCTACATTACCTACTGAACCCACAATAACTGAACCCACTCCCCCTAGCGCGGATGTTGTAACATCAAGTTTACCCACTATAGCGAAGTCGTTAAAGGGTGCGATTGTTAAATCCGGTGTACCGGATTCAGAATTTATTGTTCCGGTAGACGGGGATGTACTCACCACCTTTAATAAAAAGGGCGGAGTGACGTTTAGTGCGGACGCTAAAGCGGAGGTAGTTGCAAGTTCCGATGGGGTGGTAATTGGCACCAAGACAGATTCAAGTAAAGGTAAATTACTTTACGTTAAGAATGACAACGGCACTACGTCAATCTATAGCTATCTGTCAAAATACGCCGGGGGCATTACGTACGGCACTCGGGTATTGCAGGGGTCTCGGTTAGGGGAGGTGGATAAGGTAGGGGATGCTACACGTCCACAATTAGGTATGGAGATACGCACCGACAGCTACAAGGCATCGACTGCAATAGATCCGTTATCGGTATTGGATAGTAGTAGAGGCATGCAGGTAGTTAAGCGTGCCCAAATTACCATGCGTGCTGTAGATACGCCCAGTATACCACAGGAACCAAAAGTTACTACGGATGAAAGGTTAGCAACCGCGATACAACGCAATGCGCCACTTGTAGATGCACCAAAAGTGCAGCCTACTATTTTCGATAACGTACCGGATGTTGAAACACCGCGTAGCATACTGCCGCCCCCACCCGTGGAAAAGGTAAAACTTGAAGGTCCCGATCCTATTATAGTTGAAACACTTAAACAAAATAGGGCAGAGATACAACAAGCAAGTTACCTAGCTACCAGTGTTAGCGATAGTGAAATGACAAATAAAATATTATATGAGTCATTAGAAGTGCAATTGCGTATGGAAATGCACCTTGCTAAAATTTCCATGAATACAGAAGAAACAAAAGAAGCCACCCATTACCTAGCCAAGGGAGCAATGGAAGAAGACGTTTACATACCAAAACGTCGAAAACCTAAGCCTGCACAGGTAACCGGTGGTGATTTAGCAAAAGCGTTTTCGGGAAAAGAAGGAAAGGTTAAAACCCCCCCTCCAATGACCGTTAAGCGTAATACCTAACGTGGGGGGTTACCCCCACTTTATTAACTAAGAGTGAGTATACCCCCATGGCGTTAGCTTCTGATTTTAATGATAGTAAGTGGCTTAGGCAAGCTTTTATGGTGGGGGATCGCCCCACTGCCATCTACAGACGGGATAACGTGCATCGAAATTACAATGCCGCGTTAAATAAATTTACAGACACTACACCGGGCGGTAACTTTAGCATCAACATGCCGCCTCAACCTACTCGTTATGCGGATGTAAAAAACCATACATTAAAGGAACATCTTAATCGTACGGATATTACGATTAATAATAAATTACATGACAGTAAGGGCTTAGGGTGCTTTTACAGTGAAGCTTATGACGATAACTCGGTTAGAGCACATTTGTCCTTTGGAGTACCTGAATTTAATTCCATGTCGCGTTTTTTCTCGTCGTTTTATGACCCAGAGATGGGGGCAATGGCACGTACGGGTGAGACCGCGGGGTTTGCTTATAATGTCGGTAAAGCAGTTGGGTTTTTGGTGAGCGTGCCACTTATTCCATTTGTAATTGCAGGGCAAGCGATTCGCTTTTTGCAAGGCATCCCATCCAATAAATACTATTACGTTAAACCTACCATGGGGCCATATTGGAATGCGGTTAACGTAATGGCAAATAAAATTGCAGTGAACATCGGGCTACGTGAAGGTGCATTTGCAGAAAACAGTTCCAGTGAAACATTAACGACCGAACAAGGCACTGACAAGCGCGTGTACGCCGATTACAGTGGCGATAATGCCAATGCATGGACCACGTTACAAAACAGCCTACCGGACCTATACAGGCGACCTGGAGGGATTGATGTGTATGCCATGGCCACCCGGGCACAGCGACTAAACGATTCTTTTCTACGGGCTCAAATCAATGCCATTGAGGAGTCCAATAGTCAGGCGGAGATAGAAAATAAAATATCATCTATTATGGCGGGGTCTTTTCCTAAATCCGACGGGGGCGGTCAAAACATACAAGCCTATAATGAAAGTTATAGAAAAAGTATATTGGGCATAAAGCGAGAACAGGCCACCATTGAAGCGGCTACCAAAGCAGGTAGGTCCACTTTAAAGATGGAAGAAGATGGATTCATGGACTATCTCAATGCTGAACTGCGAGATGGGGCCAAGTGGATATCGTTTCGACTGGATGAGGCAGGGAGCATTGGAGAGAGCTTTACAAACTCTACAAAGGCACCATCTATAGTTGAGACAATTAATGGCATCTCTAATACGGCTAAGTCACTTAGAGAGAATACCATGGATTTTAATTTGGGATTTGGGATTATCGGGGATACGTTAAACCTATTTAAGGATGCGGTAACTAATCTTACACAGGGTACATTGGATGGGGTTGGTCTATCTGGACTGGCGGTACTTGGAGGGGGGGCGTTTGCAGATATACAAAATGTATGGGAGGACTCACAGGCTACCCTGCCCACCGAAAGCTTTACTATACAGCTACGTACGCCCTATGGTAATAAATTGAGTATCTTTCAAAACCTTTATATTCCACTATCCATGATATTAGCCGGGGCCTTGCCGTTATCCACCGGTCCTTCTTCCTACACGGCACCGTTTATGTGTCAGTGTTTTGTACCGGGTAGAATGCAGACTCGTTGTGGTATGATTACCGATCTTCAAATAACACGAGGCACATCAAATGCAGGGTGGAGCGTAGACGGCTTACCTTTGGGTATAGACATTACATTTACAGTAACCGATATGTCTTCCATACTACACATGCCCATTGATGAGCGCAGTGGTCTGTTTGATGACGATAATGCATTCAATGATTATATGGCGGTACTATCTGCCGTAGGTGTAGCGGAGCAGCAATACCCGGTTGAAAAGTTAAAACGGGCGTGGGCTAATAAGGTTACCCAATGGGAAAGTATGGCGTCGCCAGCGGCAATGGCACAGTGGACCGCTGGGACGTTACCTGGACGAGTACTAAGTTCGTTCTATCGCAATCGGGCTGGGCTGTAATATTACGGCAGGGCAGACATTTCTACCATAATGGCAGAATTAATAGAGTGGGGTATGTCATAACTGAATACCTCCAATGCCTCGGTCGTGGCCACGCTGTATGGTTCCATGTTATAGATAGGGATGCCCCCATCGGAATGTATATACCATTGAGGGTTTATCTTATCCAGTACGGCAAGTAAATCGCCATACGCCGTTTCCATCCCAGACCGATATGAGGCACGAAGCCCCCTGGGGTATATTTTAAGTATCTCGTTTATCAGTCCACTATGATAGATTAATAGGTCTTCTGTGGGCAGGACATCAATAAGTCTCAATGCCCATGCGGCTTCTGTGTCGGTGGTAATGTCAGTCAAACTGGTAGTAAGGAACCCAGGGGTAAAATTAGCCTTTACACTATCTGCACTTGGAGTCAACGCTACCATGACTTCTGGGGTTATCCAATCTGCATCGGTGGACATGGCCTCTGCTAATGTGGCGTCTTGTATTATTTTAATGCCAGTTAATTGTGTTTTTGTTTCAGTGGAAATGGCGGGGTTGGTATCGGCTACTGTAGATACCAATGCATTTTCCAATGCCAATTTGGCCATGTTATTTACATCAACACCCAGCAACATATTGTATTTTGCAATAGGTCCATAGTTATTTAATGAAAAGGTGGGGGTTAGCGATTTAAATGTTTTTTCTAATCCGGTTAATTTAAGTAATTGATCCGTTAATTCTTCATTGCCCTTTATTGCCTGTAGGTCGCCGTTGTCTTGTAGTGTTGATAGTACGGCCAATGCTTGTATTGTGGTGGATTGATTTAAATTGGCAATTAATGTTGTAGGTATAACCCGCTGCAATGCTTCCTCTACTGTGGGTATTGCGATTGGCGTGGGGGTGACACTACTGATATTTCTAAGTGTAAAAAAAAAGAAGGGGGCGGCCAAGCCACCCTTCTTTATGCCACATGCTAAGTGAACATAAATGTAAACTCTATAGATATACATTTATGGCAACTTTATCCCACAATATCCAAATTGGCTAAATTGAGTATTGTACACGACATGCGTTACCTTATATTAATCGGACTTAATTTTAACATCCACTAATTTTAGGCGCTGCTCTTCTTCCAATTTACATTGGTCAGTATATCGCTGTTGGAAACATGCTGAATCTACTATATTCGTAATTCGAAGCGAATGCTTAGTAACTTTACTATCTCGGTGTATAGTTAAAGTAATGCCCATCTCATGCATGCCTAGAAATCGCATGCCCCGCATAAACATTTTCCATGTCATGCTATCCGTACGTAGTTCCTTATCTACTTTAGATTTAACCGCGCTTCTTTCTGCCCCGCGTTTGGGTATAGAAAGTAAAGGCGAATTTAAATATACGTTCATTAAACGTAACCATTCCCGTGGGCCTATTTTTAACGCCAATCGCAATTGCTTAAAAATAGTAGCTAACTTACGGCCGCTGTTTGCAGTTTGGTTAATTTTATCGAACGCGGTAATGAAAACCATATCTAAATGACGTAGTTCAATTTCCATAGATACCCGATCGCAATTAATTATACATAACGATTTACAAAATACCTTCCAGTCCATTTCGGGCCTAGATAATTCCTTGCAAATATTCCCCTTTAATGTAGATCGCGTACTAACTATCGGCTCCCCGGTTGTCATTATGTCGTCTAGGTACTTTCCAACTAACCGTTCCCATTCCATATCCGTAACATTTAAATCGCGTAATATGGTCCGTAGTAGTCTGGCCAGTGGAGTAGTTGCCTTTGTTACACCATAGTCGGGGGATCGTAGTAATTGAACCATACGATTTACTCCACGCATGTTCCACCTTTTAATTATAGTTAATGTATACCCCTTAAAATCATTCGTACGCGTATTGCTTCGTCTATCACTCCTCCTTTCTTTCTAATTAAATAAGAATACCGTGTTTGATTGGTATTATGAATAAGTAATAATGTCCAACGTAAACCATCCAATAATTCGGTTAGTTTATTATCGACCCACGGCACTGAAATAACTCGGTCATGTTTTGTTACTAAGTAGCTGGCCAAATCAACCGCTTCCAATTCCCGTAATCGGTTTGGGGAAGTTAACACCTCACCTTGATGTACTTCTGTTATAATCGTCTCCAATTCATGTATTAGTACATATACTTTAGCAAATGTAGAATTAATATACGTGAAATCTAGTTCCGAGGGAGTGAGTTCAAGTAATGGAGCATGATGTAAGTGGTTAGCTTGAACTTTTATTTTGGTAAGCAGTGAGGTATCCTGACGTTTTAATACGTCTACCATTTTATTGGTATACCATTTACGTATCATTGATCTATTCCTATGAACATTGCACTAATGTAATATATGTCTAAATTAAAGTTATTGGAGATTATAATGACAATAGAAAAACTTTTAGCGGACGCCTCTACCGATAACGTTGACGCCGAACACATACTTGATTTGAACATGCGGGTTAGAAAAAGTATGTTAACCGAAACATTAAAAGGTGGCATCCCTACCGGTAAACAAATGTACAGTACCCTCAAGTTACTTGAGGATATGGATAGAAGTACATTAGATAAACAGAAACAAGTTGACGATAAAGATACCGCAGATGAAGATCGTCGCGTCGCACTATATATCGCCGCACTAACTAACAAGGTGTCGCCAAAAGAAATTTTTGCTACCGGGAAAGAAGGTGTGCGTGAGGTAAATATACCCGCTGGCGACATACCCGATGTTACGTTACTACCAGAAGAAGGAAGTGTCGGTTTGTCGGAACTAACGTACGATGAGTTCACAAAGAATGTGGATGTCTAGCACTGCTATTGTTATTCTTGTATATGTGTAAAAACCGATACTTCTCTAAGTGGAACCCACTCTAGTGCAATATGCTGCACTAACGCCGCCGTTACATCCATCGTGGGGTCGGTGTCCAATTCTTTGGTAATGGGTTCTCTAAGTAATCTTGGTGTTATACACAACATACCTGGCATTGGATTATCTTTTAATTCGCCATGATGACGCTGCAACCATGCATCAAAATCATATATGGTAAACGTCACCCAATTCTCTTTAAGTAAACTAGGCGTTAAATGCTCTATGGGAATAGACGTTGTTTTAATAATGACGTCCAATGGTATCATTTCCCTAAGTATCAATTTTAACTCTTCGTCTTCTGCGGTGGTTAGTGAATATGGCCACGTATTCACATCGACCGCAATTCCTTCAAAGTCAGGTGAATTGGTAGCGGCGTCCTTATATGCCTCTATGTCGGCCAGTAGCCTAGCAATATAAAATGTAACCAAAGACGTTTTTAGTATATCTTGCCGACTTCCTCTACTGGCGTAAAACGCCTTATATGCCGCCATGTCAATATCGGGGACAAGTAAATCAAAAAAATCACCCTGTCGTACATGATACCCACGCTCAATGATGGCTTCTGGAAACGCAGGGTTAAGTGCATTCAGTGTAGATAACCTAGTATCCAGTAAGCAATCTAACTCAATTAGAAAGCGGTGTGACTTGAGCTGCATACTTAGTCCTCTATCAAATCAAACATAATCAATATGGGCAGTAGCCAATTATCTAAAAGTAACTGCGTTTTTACATCACTTGCTGTAATTAAACGATCCTTTAATTGATCGTCCATTACACTTGACGACATATCGGGGTATGAAAAAATATGTGCGGCTAGCTCTGTTACCGCCCGTAGCTGTATAGCATCACCTACGATAACTATGTATTTTCCATGCAGGGATAGTATTTTATCGAGTACGTCCTGGTTCTCTCGTATTACGTCCCATAGCAGTTTAACGTTCTCTGAGCGGGCAATGAGAAAACGGGTAGTGTGTGATAGTGACGGTATCAATAATTCAAGAATATCAGGATTATTTGCAAGGTAATCCTCAGTATACGCCTTTATATCCATGTAGCCGTTTATTGGCATGTATTCGTCGGTCATGGGGTTTATCCTAAATCAAGTTGTTGTTAATGTGGCAGGCTTTTAGATACGCCGATAGCGTCTCGGTTGCTTTAACGCCGTCGCCCGCGGCAGAGGCTTGCTTTAATGAAAACCCACCGGTCGCATGGGCTTGTTTGGTCATGGCCGTATATGCCGCCTCATCGCCCCCGCGCACTTTAAGTAATTCCTCAATAACGGCATCCAGACCCAATGAGTATAGCACCTGCAACTCCGGTCCACTGATAGTTGACCCCTTCGAGTGTCCCGTTGGCTGACCGGTTAAATCATCACGTGAATCATTATCCGTAGCAACTGATATTTTCTTGATGAGATGCTGAGCTTGCCGCTTAAACGGTAGGGCTAGAATCATATGTTTTTTTGGTGATAGATACTTTTGACCGGTGGCCGGGTCAGTTACCGTTATCCGTTGGAAGAAATCATACCCCAATTCTTTGCCTACCACCAAATTATTTTTTACCGTAATCTTAACGTCACTTAAATTGGGGGCCTGTATCTGTACTGTATCTACACCATCCCGATAGGATTTCATTAATGTATCAAAATCATTATCTGTCATGGTTTTAAATAACTCACGATACCGATTGGCATTGGACTCGTTACCGTTTGTTATCTTAGAAAGATACCGCAATATCATTTCTTCGGCTTCTTTTCTGGCTTTATTCATTGCTTGCTCCCACTGGGCATATTTGCCTCGATGAATGGTAGTACGGTTCTAAATAGTGAAAGGTGCCAGAATTCAAAATTATCATGGGCATTCAAAAATAAACGAATGGTAATGGTATCTACTTCCAATGTGGTAAGGTGCATCCACAGCAAGTGATTAACTCTAGCTCGTATGTTTTCTTCCGATAAAGCATCACATGCCATGTCGCCCCATTTATCATACAGGAGTATGGCAACTTTTGGAAAGGTTTTTTCTATCTGCGTCTTTAGTCTATATAAATAATTATTATCGGTCATAAAAAAATAATCCAAATTACTGTGATTAACGGATCAAGTTATACGGATTATTAACACCCGAGGAAACCCACGGGTGAGTAATCGTTACTTCATCCAGTATGGTTTGTATTCATCATGGTACATTTTTAACATGTCCATTGTAGATAGAAACGGTCTTGGGTCATTGGCTTCTTCAAAAATCCAGTAGCCGCGGGTTTCTAGAAGTATATCCCAATCGTATCCTTTTTCAATTAACTTTGTGCGTAAGTCACCTGGTGTGATTTTATACTTAGCATCTAGGTCTTTCCAGAGTAACTGCATCTGACACATTTCAGACGTAATCTCCAATGCTCGGCGTAGTTTATAATCGTCGTTAACCGCGCCGCGTGCAGTAGTGCGGCTCATTTTACCATCAGGGTACAACTCACAAAAATACCCTAAGTTAGTACCATCTAACCCAAACCCCATCGGGTGTTTGTTAGTACCCACTACTTTTTTCTCTCTAAGGTAATTAAGCTCAGTTAGGCTAGGTAATAAGCCTTGGGTTTGAGATACAATGATAGCTATAGGTACACCCGAGGGTCCACTTTTGCCACGTAAATTCTGCACTTGAACAATCTGTAGATCCTTGTCCATGATAGCGCGGTCACCGGCATCTTTAGGGTAGTAAGGCGTTTTATCGGCATTAAGATGGGGTTTAGCGCCCGAGCAATAATATAGATTGTTTGTTAAAAAGGTAAAGTTTTCAGGTACCTTTTTAAATTTTATTTTTTGTTTCATGGTAGACAGTTTTTTCTCGGGGGGCGCGGACGGATCTAATGATAAGTCATCACCCATGTGTGCAACTACCGTGGTAAACAATCCACCTTTATTGGTTACACCGGGCATCTGCCCCAGTATTCTAGATTTGATTAGGTTATCCCGGAGAGCCAATGCATTCTGATCTTTACTATCTGCCTGTGCCTTATCGTTAATTGTTTCTGTTGCATCGAACTGCATTTGTGACATAGAATCAATTTCTACAGCGGTAGGGGTTAACATAGTTAACGACTTACCCTTTACAATAAACGGGGTGGTAACCCGTGCCTTTTTTCCCATCTTCGCCTTTTTTTCTGCAAACGTTCTAATGTTATCCCAGTATGCATTGCCCATGGTCACGCCATCGGTAAGTCTAACCCGAGGAGGGTTAAATAGGTCAGTGCCGCCAATGTTGATCATAGGTTCGGCTAGTTGATTGATTCTAGCATTGGATAGCGAGTATTCCGTGTCGTAGATTAACGCGTTTACCATAGACTGTCTACTTACCACTGTAAGGTTAAACCAATGCGTTAACGTGGACTTATATGAGTTACCGCGACCACACACGCCGGTGATTAAAGCGTGCCCTCCATTAAGAATGGACTCGCCATTTTTACCAGTATAGTACCGCCCGGTGGGGATATCAAATAGACAACCCACATTTAACATAGGGCGTAATTCCTGTACTTGTTCAAATAGCTCGGCAGCTTCATCTTCTAATGACATCTATGCGTTCTCCTTAGATTTTAGTAATATCTTTTCCAGTCATATTAAGTGGTAAGGCAGTATTTTTTATTCTGATATTATGTCCACGGCACACACCGCCGTTCAGTTACTACTATATAAGGGAACAAAAATGAGCATAGATGTATCGTATCAAATAGCATCACTAGAATCTCGCAGTGATGGAAAATCGTTTTTATCTAAATTTAAAGCTTTTTTCCATTTAGTAAGTAGAGACTACTTTAAGAAGTTGTCACCGGAAGTAAGTTTTTTATCTACTAAACCAAGTAATGTTTCTAAGATAGACTACATGACAATTAGAAAACGATCGGTTACCCGACCACGTAAACTTAAAAGTGGTGTGTCTATGATGGATTACGTCACTGTACTTCAACGACACGCCGAGAAACAAAAAGAAATACGTAAACGTGTGTTGTTTAAATGGAAGGCTTCCATTGCTGGTTTTTTAACCAATCCACGTGAATTGATAACCGGTGCATCTACAGGTCACATTGAGTGGATTGATCCTAAAGAGATAAAAACCGAATTGGGTAAGGTGTATGACGAGGACGTATCACAGGTAGGGGATGCTTTTGGTAACCTCTATCGTAACATGAATGAGTTTTCTATGGCCCAAAAGATAATCAATAATGCTGTAGAGTTGGTGCAAACGGAAAGTCCGATTGCAGTAGAAAAAGAAGTAGCTGAAATCAATGACCTTTTAAATCAACTCTTAGATACGATATCTGAAAATGATGACGTAACCATGTCAAAGTCAACTGAGGCTTTTTTAGTAGAGGGTCTTAATCTAGTAATTCAAGAAGTTGAGCTATACGCGCTTCTAGTGACGTTAATTGAATCGGCACAAAAAGCAGTCTACGCGACTGCCGATGAAATTAAGTAATGCTATTATGGAGGGCCCCGCCCTCCGTTATGCCGCGTTACATTCCCGTGTGAGATACCGCAAGGGATAAGTCTTCTAACATGACCTCGTCATTTCCATACCGTAAACAACAGGGCACCGATTGCAATAATTTTGTCAACATGGAATCTCTTCCGCTAGTCAAATCAACTTGACTTAATACAGATCTTCCCCATACTACCCCGGTTAATTTTGCTGGAAAGTTCAACGCTTTGGGGTCATGTGATAACTTCGCTTCTTTGTTTAGATCGGCAAGGACATATCGTCCCGAGCGGTCTAATGTATGCAAGTATGTAGCGGCTGAAACAACCACTATCATTCGACGCATTTTCTGAGTTAAAAATAAACCAACAAAACGTTGAACTAACTGCGATCGTTTAATCATAAAAAATAATCCTTAAATCATAAAACAGTTAGAGTAAGTTGAGGCGAGTAAAGCCGTGTTACCATCTACTTCTACCACCAAAGCATACCGCATCACACGGTCAGATTCAGGCCACGAAATGGCATATAGTACAGTATCCTTTCCCGAAATGCCAGACAAAGTGTTCTTTGGTGGTGCATCCAAGCCCAAAGTAAATATAGCTTTATGTGTGCCGGTGTCTACACTATTGTGCCACGCTATATCAATATTAAGAAACTTAGCTCCATCTAGAATGGATTTGGATAACTTTGGTTTACCATTACCCTCGACCTCATAGAAATGGTCAGTTATGTTAGTAATAGATACAATGCGCTTTTTTTCTGCTCGCGATAGGACATGTCGACCTTCTAGTTTGGATGGACCTTTTGAACATGCCACATAGTCTTCTAATCGTTGCTGTAGACTTGTCAACTCTTCCAGGCCAATAAATGCCAGCATGGTAGGCAGGGCAGGCTCCGTAAGTATTTCACCCGCAACATCCAGTAGAGGGCCATCTGGAGTGGCGGCGGTAAGGTACTGACATTTGTCGTGGTAAAGTTGGCGATACCTAGTTGATGCTTTTATTTTATCTAACCTAGCGTAGAAGGGAACCTGGTATGGTGTGGAAAATTCATTTTGCTTTTCCAGGATAGCTTCCATGACCGGGTCTTCTTTTTTGACAAAGATAATGGTGTTGGCGGCATCAGATACCCGTTTGCCAAATAGTTCATTTTCCTTATGGTTACCCAGGTGATAAACGCGTCTACCGTCTTTTGAAAATATCCTTTCGGTATTAGTTGTAAAATACCAACGGGTCTGCATTAATAATTTACATACAGGCGGGGCCTTGGGAATGGGTGCCTTTTTAACTTTTCCTTCAGAGTCAGCAACTGTAATAGTTTCGGTAACGGGCTCGTAGTGTCCGGCACCTGCCAATATTCCACCCTTACGCGCACTAATGTCTGCTAACTCATTGCCAACGTTGCCCATATGTCCCTTTACCCAAGTATATTTAATGGACATATTTTTTTTCTTTGCTTCATCTTTCATGGATTTGAGTGTTGTCCATGAATCTATATACGAGGGCGGGGTACCATCCGATTTCTGCCAATTATTTTTAGCCCATTGATCCACCCATTGATCCGCACCCTTCAATGCGGTTTTGGAATCCGATCGGATTTCTAATTCTTGTACGCCGTTGTCTAGAGAAACCCGCACCGCCTCAATGATGCCTTGTATCTCACCTTCGTTATTATCGCGTATGCCAGACAGACCACCCCAGGCGTTCCACTCGGATAGCTTTACGGGGTTATGGTACTTGCCGTCTTTCAATACGGTAATTTCTTTAGATGGATCGACGCCATCCAGGTTTACATTAACGCACGGGGTGGTGTGCGTGTACGTGTAACCGTACATACCCCACCCACTTTCTGGACCCGGGTTGGGGCGGGCTGACCCGTCCGTGTAGATAACAGATTTTAATTTAGTTGACATGATTAAGTCTCACTGTAGTGTGAATGTGGGTATACAAACAATATACCCACACCGTATTATTTAGCACACTACTCGCTTAATTCGATCAACCTAGCTTGAAGTGCTTCTATCGTTTTATTTAAGGTGGTAATATGTCGACGACTCTCTTGCAATAACGCGTAATCGGAAGTGCGGGTTGCAATGGCAACGCTTCGAAGTCCTTCTATCTCCTGTGGACTCAAGGAAGCCGCGCGTCCAATCACTGGAATTTTATGCAGACTACCGGTAGGCTCACCACCGACGATGTCGCTTGCTAAGTTTTTAAATTGGGCAAGTACACCGTCAGAAAACCAGTCAGAGCTTAGAATGCCTAAGTCGATTGACACCACATATCTATTTGCCGTAGCCAAGTTCATGTTCGGATACGCCGAGATATAACTATCCGGTATATATACGGTGGGTTCGGTATGTGACGTTAAGGTTATGATATTAACGCCCTTGTCTTTATCGCTTAGGTACTTAGCCCGGGGTATATTTAATGGTGCGTATATCTCAGTATATACATTAATATTGCGCTGCTGACAATCTTCAAAACTACGAATTGCCTGTGTGGTATATATGGCGGTTTCATTTAAAGTAAATGGTGAACCTGCTACATATAACCCCGACGCATACATGGGGGGCGTAATTTGCATTATGGTAAAACCTCCATTGTTAAAGCATCAAATGAACGTTTCGTTAACACGTGGTATAGATACTCATTATACTGGAATGTTAAAAACTCTTTGCCACTTCGAACGGTTTGACTTACATCGACATCGAGTACCGTAAAGTCATTATAATCTTCGGCCACCGTCAGTGTTGTCATTATGGCGTTCACTATTTCACGGGTATTTACATCCATTCTATGAAAATCGGTACTGGTTGAGGGTGCCAGGATATAGTCTGGATATAGATCTGCAAAGGTGTGGGATTCTTCACCTTGTATGGGTTCATGATTTACTGCCGCCAATACAATTCCTCGCCACACCGTAGGTATGATAATGGTATTTTTCTCTATGTGTTCGGTGGACCAATCTGGAACAAACGCCAACGCGGCATCTGTTACTTTTTTAGGTGACAGTGCCGAGAAGTAAATGCTGTCCTGTAGTGGCTCGTAATTTTCTTGCACCGCATCCCATAGTGGAATTAACATCATTTCATTGGGGCTAAATATCTCAGGTAACACAGTTGCCCACCCAAGGCGATCATAACTACTGAGTTCAAGTATTGCATCGGCAACGGCTTCACGTATTACGTCAACGTTGTCACCTGCCTGTCCATGTATGGCTACCATAAACGTAATGTCGGTAGATACAGAAGGGTCGGTTTTTAAATACCATTTAAACGTTAACGCTTTGTATATGGTCGGGGGAGCAAAGTGTCCAACGTCCCGTAATTTATCAATAAAAAACTTTGGGGTAGCCTTACTTAGTTCTTGGTCTATTGTAGGGTAATCGAGGTGAAGTGCATCTATGTTATCCATTGGTAACACCACGCGCACCGAGTACTCGGGGTACTCTACTCTGAAATGACTGTCGGATAACCACAGCGTCCACGATGTATCTCCCGACTCATACCGAACAGAACTTGGGTAGTTGCCTCCGTTAAGTGAGATAATTGGACCAATGGAAAACGTTCCCGGTAAGTAACCTGCATAGTTAGCTAGGTTATTAAGGTACGCGGGTATGGAATTTGAAGCAATGCCCGTTTCGGCCTGACCAATAACCCAATCAAATACGTCACTCATCACATTCAGTTGGGTAATGTTTAAATTAACGTGGTTTTCCGGTGATGTAAAAATATTAACAATGAATTCCGCATCGTTAGTAGACATATATGTTTTTATGTCGGTACTAAACGTCTGGCTGTATTTCGATAACTCTCCAATAGGAGACACTGCGGTACCCGCGTTATCGGCTAGAGTGGGGATGGTTATAAAACCAGCATAATTAGTCATGCACTTCTCCATTAGGGTATGATATAATAAAGTTAAAAAAAGGGATAGTTTAAATGTACGCAATTATTGTTGAAGTGATTAAATTTATATTAGAGGGGTTTAGAAGTGACCCTCATTGCCAAACCGCTTCGTCGAATAGTCATAAAATTAAAAAGGTGGCGGGTATAGTAGTCATTATCCTACTGTTTTCAGTAGGGGGATTTTATACGGTACTTGAAAATAAAACTAAAACTAAAAAGGCATACTGGTTAGAGAGAGAGTCTAAATTAAATAACAGTCTAACGTACCTTAAGACTGAGAATTTAAGAATACTCCGAGAACTGTCTGATATCAAAACCATTAACGCTAGTAATGTTAGTAAATTGGATATCACACAAGAGCGATACAATGAACTATACCGTAGAAGTGGTGCGGCGGAAGACGCCCTACGTGCAGCGAGGGAATTGGCGGATCGACGACTGGCTACGATAAACGCAATCAATGCACGCATCACTCAGTGTGAAAGTGGCGTTGGTAAATATCAAGAGTCTACAGATGAAATATGGGATGCATTAATTGAACTAGGGCGACAATAAAATGAACGCAGTAAAAATACACATCGTAATTGCAGCAAGCTTACTGTTGTCTGGATGCACCCTTATAATTGATACTCCGAATAAAAAGAAATCGACAGTAGATAATCGGTATATCTATTATAAATTCCAACATACAACACCCCCCGAGCCACTTATGTCCCCTCCGGAGTTTTACTCTACCGACGATACCCCACGGGGAATCAGGATGTATCATGAGGTAATGGTCGGGTATTATAATTACGTGGGTAGGTACATTGATTCAATGGTAGACTTGGAAGGTAATGCGCTACCTAATGTTACCAAGCCCAAATGTAGTTTTAATGACCTTAAATTGGAAGACATAGAACCTCCCCCTACCAAGCCAATTCCCCCAAGTAACTCAGAGATAGCTAATTTTAGATCTAAGTTATCCGAGGGGCCCATGCTTCGCTATATACGAAAAATAGATGCCTGGTTAGATGCTATAGAACTATATCATATAGATAGCAGACGACGCCTAGAGGAGCGGGTTAGGTTATACCTCGATTATTGTAATGGTACATAATACAGTGGGGTAAACGCCCCACCTATGCCGATTACTATTTAAACTCAACGTGTTCATTATAGACATCGGGAACGGCTATGTTTGATTTATCAATAACACATACCTCACATGCCCCTAATGAATTTTGCACCGCCAATGCATGTGAAATTAACCATAACTGGCTGCAATTTCTACCATCGAGTAATGTTTTTAAAAATATTTGCAATTGCTCCCGATGCCCTATGTCAAAACTGGAACCTAGTTCATCTGCGTATATAGGGTGATCATCCATATTCAAGTATGACATGGCCACTAATCTAAACGCAAAGTCGATAATGTCCTGCTGACCCGTGGACGTCAATGCTACGTCTGGGGTATGGTTAGGATCGCCATCAACTACAACTGGAAACTTATAATCTAAATTATTAACATTACCTTTCGTAGGGAGTATTTTAAGCTCGTAACTCCATACTCGTGAGATAATAGAATTTAAATCTGCAGTGAAAGCATTTAACCATCCCGTTAACTGTTCGGCTATAATGCCACTGGTGGGAGATAACGCATCGGCTACACACTTCCAATCAATAATGTCTTCATCCATGACGTTTAACTGTCGCCTTAAATCACTGACTAATTCCCGACTTATGTGTTGCTCTGATATATGGTCGGTAATCCGCGCTAACTTTAATTGATGTAGTTTTATATCCTCTTCCAGTTTACGTTCTCGCAGTGACGCTACCCGCTCGTGACACAGTGCGTAGTATGACTTCAATAGGGTGGACATCTCCGTCTCTGCAGCATGAATAAACTCCCCCCGATTAAATCCCTTTACTAAAAATTTACGTTCATTCTCCACCTCATGTAACGTAACGGAATTTATTTTTATTCGCTCAAATAACTCAGACTCTCGCTTATTCAGTAAATGCACTCTTTCTGCGGCAATGTCACTGTCTCCAGCTTTAGCCAACTGTCTATCTACGTCATATAATGCAGACTCCGCATTGTGTAAACTTTGACAGTTCTCAATATCATCTTTTGCCTTATATAAATATAAAAGCAGGTCATTGGGGTTACCTTCCAATAGTTTATTTTCAGCAATAAACATCCACAGTGGCCTAAATGACGGGTACGTCATCATTATTGCCTTTATAGCCCGACGGTTATTTTCAACTGTATGATACTGACTTAATTTGCCGGCGATGCATTCTAGGTCAGTGTGGATGCCGTCGATTATAGGCGATAAGGTAGCGATATTTTTATCTAACTCGGTTAGCTCTTTATCGGATACCCCGGGAATAAACTTAAATCTGCACTCGGGACACTCTTCACGTTTAGCTTCGGTTATAAGCCGTTTACGATGTATGCTTTTAGACTGTAGTGTATTTAATCGATTAAGCTCCGTGCCTTTATGCGTTTTATCCGATTTTAATTGCTCGGATTCTTCTAACGTAAAGACCTGAGAATAATCTTCTCCCGACTTACCCACAATGGTATTTATTAACTGGGTTTCTATATCGCTTACTTGTGTAAGTAACGCGCCGTCAATAGAAGGCCAATCAAAAAAGTATCCCCGTGTTGTTAGTTTGTCTATAGTATCGCGCAACTCCACACGTTGCTTTTGCAGCTGGGTAACATCTAACGATTCTACCTTTCGTATATCCTCCAGTTCACTACTTAACGTTGCCATATCTGCCGTTATGCGGTCTTTTATTTCAAGTAGGGACTCTTTCTTAAATCCGGTTTCCTGTATTTTAGCTTCATACTCACGTAAAGAGGTAATGTTTCTAACGGGGCAGGCTACGGGCTCCATGGAGGTAAACGCATCAAAATTTTTTTGTACGTATTCTTTTATGGTGGATAGGGTATTCACGTAGTCCGAGTTTACGTCGTTGTACTGGCGAACATTGGAGTTTGATAGTCGCATGAGTTGATTTAGGATGGTGGCAAGCTCTTCACTGTTTGCATTTACTTTAGCCCAATCCTGATCTTCCCATAAATTTGCAGTTTCAGTTACAATGCGCTTATCCAATAGTTTCTTTGCACCAACCGTATCACGTGCTATGGTCGCTGCTTTTTTAAAGGTAGCCATAGCGTATGCCATATCCATGCCGGATATGCGAGTCAGTACTTCTCGACGTTGCGTGGGGTTCATTCTAGTAAACCGCGTTTTCCCGGTAAATAGATCAATTAGTTCGCTGTCTAAATTAAAGTGCATTTTAATGAGGTCTTTTTGCACTGCCCCTGTATTGCCCACATTAATGTTTTCGCCATCGACGATAAATTCAAATGACGCGTTACTCTTATTAAAATATTGAATGGTTTTATATTCTTTTCCTTCGTGCTGAAGTGACACTTCCTTCACTCCCCCAACCTCAAAGTCCTTTCTGTCTGCAGGCCAACAGGTTGCTTGTTCCAATACACTAGATTTACCCGCACCGTTTGTGCCAATAATAAGCTGGATCAATTCAGATGCCGAAATTCTAATACTCTTCACTCGGTTAATTTTAAGTCGAGTATATCCCTGTAGGTAAAGCTCTGTAATTTTCATTAACGTATCCTGGTTTAATTACCGTAGTCAATATAAAAGGACGTTATGTATTTTATCCATTGGGCATAAATGACGGGGAAACCCGTCATTAATTAAAGGTATATGCCAACTCGGTCTCGGTAGGAGTACGGATACCCATAAAACCGTCTACGAGTCGTTCTAAGCGATTTAGATTAGCTTTGTCGCCCCATGGTATATCCGGGTTAACAAATACCGTTATTCCCTGTAAGGTTGAACTTTGAGACACTTCCGCGAACATTGTTTTTGTTATCCATGGTGCTGTAACAATGTTTACTTCCTTGGAGGCGTCTGTCTTTAGTACTGACTTCATGTGCTGCCTCTATAATTTATGAATTGAAGGGTGTTCCATTATATATTAAGTAACTGTGTAAAAAATGACCCCTCATACATTATAGAAACATACGTTAATCGAATATGGCGTCAACGTACCTAGCTACAGTTGACTTATAGTCATAGTCCCTAGCTATTCCAATAAGTTTACTTTTCCAAAATTTATTCAGTCTAAAAAAAAAAATACATATTGAGTTCTATACTATGTTACAAAGGAGTTCTATACTCGAAAGTGTATAGTTCGAATCGCCGGTGGGCGTAGTCTTACAGGGTCTTAATTGATCTTGTAAGGCTGCGAATGCTAACTAACGAGGCGTAGGCAACGTAGTCACGGAAACCCGGGAAAAGGAGTGGCCACCTATTATAATTAATATTTATGATATCCTATACTCCTTAGAGTATAGCAGTAACGTAATGAGTAAACCTATTAAGGGACAGAGTCCCGTGTAAACTTAAAAAATAAAAAAAGATTAAACTCCTCTTCTACCCCAACCTACGATAGGCTATGGGGTAGAAGAGGATGTATATTTATTTTAATGTATTTCCAATTACACGTAGCCATTGAAATTTAGAAACTGATACCAAGCCAAAACTTACATCTAATATAGAATACTCGCCATCTAAAGGGCATATGTTATTCATATGCTCCAGTATAATGGCGTCATCTACTTCGGATGCTTGATGTGGACTTAGTGTACCGTAGCCTAATACAGCGGGCTGTTGTGCGTAGTCTCTATTTAATGCGCTTATCTTCCGTTCGTGATCATAGTTCTGATTGACTTCCATTATGTAAATCTACCCTTTCTCGTATGTCCATTTTGATTACGGAATCCGTTATCCCGTTCCTGAATAAGCTATCTAGCTCATATAAAACTACTTGTAGATCTGCGGGTATTATATCACCCATAGGTAATTGCAACGTTTTATTGATTTCTTTTCTGTATTCGTTGATTTCTTCCCATGTAGTTATCCAATAGGTTTCCGATGATAAGTTCTTATATCTTGTATTTAGTTTTACGGCAATTGATACTTGCCCATCGACTACTTTATATTGCAAACGCATATGTCTACTAAGGTCATCACCAACATTACATTTAAGGTATATGCTACCAGTGATTATCCATGAATCTTTCGTGGTAGCCACAATGGGATTACTGAGGGGGTCTACGCTTACGCTAGGTGGGGTTTTGTTAGCTCTTTTTAGATCGTGTAAGGTTGTCCATGTAAACCCTGTAGCCGCCCCTGGGATTTCTTTTAGAAATAGGAGCCATTGATTATTAATATCCAACAGTAGAGTGGAAGTTAGTATACATGAATCTTTTATCCACACAATACAATCAATATATCGAGTGTAGACATCCACCCCAGGCAATTCTTCTGAGACGCTAAACCTTACAGCCATATCGGTTTTATGTAAAACGTTGAATAGTTCGTCGTTATTGGGAAGATCCCCCAAACTCACCCGTCGTAGTCGTCCCTGTGCTATAACTACAGCCATTTCAACCAGTTCTCTATTTTTACAGTAACGGGTGTAGTGGATTCAAACGTCCTATTAACATTTTCCGATGTCGTAAAATCCGTAGTGCGTACCGGGATACCGCCAAAGTTAGGAGTTAGATCATTAGGGTTCTGTAGGAGAGTATACGAAATGTGTGGATCTATGATGTGGAAGCCGTCGGTATTTCGATGGTAGATAGGCATGGCGTGCTCCTTTACGTGGTTCGGATATAAAAAAAATAAAGGTGGAGAGGGATAGTGGGGGTTACCGCCCTGTGGAATATTCCACAGGGCGGTATTATTTAAACTATAACTTTAGCGTTCACGGATAAACCTAGCGACTTGATTATACCTTCAACGACATCAACCAAAGGCACGTCGTAATCGGTATAATCAAAATCAAGCGTAGCGATAATGACATCGGCTGTTCTTTCGGATTTAAATCGTGGAGATTTTATATTGGGGATAAACCCATTTGCATTTACGTTAACCGCAGCTACAATTGTAACGATAGAGTCTTTGATAACAACGGGTACGGATTGGATGGTGTATGTACTCATAGTGGTTTTCCTTTTAAGTGGTTTCATTTAGTGGATTACTTCACTAACGTAATATATATTTATAAGTATTTATAATGAACTTTTTTATACACTCTAAACTATACGTGTGAGATGTATTTTTTATTTAATGGGGTATGTATATGTTTATGTCGAATTTAAAAATGGTAAGTATTGGTATTGTATCAGAACACAAACAGAGTGGATCTAAGTTAGCATTGGTGCACCCTGCAGAAATTCTATGTGAGTTGGATGGCGCACTCCGCTCCGTGCCCACTGAACTCTATGCGGCCGGGGTAGACGGCGAAGGAACCGAGTATAAAGTATCCATACGGGCCGATACGTCATTACAGGCAGAGTGGCTTTCGTTTTCACAGCATAGACAAACTGCACCCGATATTCGTCGAGGGGAACAAGTTATCCTGTGGGCCGTAGAAGGCGCGACAGACGATAAATATTATTGGTCTACAATGGGAAGAGATACTCGACTTCGTCGCTTAGAGAGCGTCCTATGGGCATTTAGCAACGTTTCAGATGAGTCTGCGGAGGTAGATGCACTTACCCATGATAATGCATATACTGTAGAGGTATCTACCCACAACAAAAATATTACCATTAGAACAAATACATTAGACGGTGAACCGTTTGCGTATGTAATCCAATTGAATACAAAGGATGGAAACTTTACAGTCACCGACGACGTGGGGAATTATGTTCAATTAGATTCTAAGAATACCACAATCGACATGACTAATAAAGATGGTACGTTTTACCGCCTAACCAAGAAAGACATCTTTGGGTATGCTCCAGATTCTATCTACCTAGAAGCGGTTAATACCATGCAGATTAAGTGCAAAGATCTAATATTAAATGCGTCTAATAGCGTTACCACAACAACCACTACCCATTCCACCTCTGCATCCACGGTATCTGTATCCGCATCCACTATAACTAAACAGGCCGGTTCAATTACGTTTGATTCCCCGGTAGTGACATGCACTGGACTATTATCGTGCGCGGGCCTGAGTACGGGGGTCGCTGGTGGCTCAATTGGCACGGCAACCATAGGCGTCCCCCTAACGGTTACCACCATCACACCCGAGCTACCAAGCGGTTATAAAAACTTACCTAAGTAGCAGTGCGGCATAACGCGGAGGGGAAACCCTCCACTTATGCTTATTTTTTTGTACGTGGCGGCACCGGGGGCTCCATTCCAGCATTTGCGGTAGTCAAATTGTCTTTGTACTCACTGTACTTATAGACCGTACGCATGGCCTTTCTAGGTATAACATCGCCCGATTCGGTTAAAAAACGCAATGCGGTAAGTACTGCTTCCATTGTACTCGCTACAGAAGACACTAATCGATGGCCATTATGGAAACACAGCCATAGATCTTCTTCGGGGTAGTCTCCGATGTTCGCTTCGTCAATTTGAGTATATTGTTCATACGCTAAACCGTCAATGGTTAGCTCTTCGCGCACGTATACGTTAAGTCGCTTTTTTTGAAACAGCCTATGGCCGTCAAGTGTTTTATTTTTGTCAGTCATGATAACTCCGTCTATATAATCGGTATTAAGGTAAAGTATCCCATACCATTACCCCATAGGCCGTTATGGTTATCGGGGTATTGGAAATCGCATTGTGGCCATGCTGAAAACCCTCCCCCAATACATTTTTGGGGTTAGAATCAATTGGCACACTAATTGGATTTTGAGGCAACGCAACAGATAAAAGTCGATATGGTTCTGGGGTAAGTACAAAACCTCCAAAATCTACTTCTTCTTTAAATGATAATGTGTGACCTAAGGTATCCCGCGCAACGCCCCCTTGTAATAGCATAGAGGTGTACTTTCCACTAACCATAGATTCGGTAACTGGCCCCTTGTAGGTTACCAGGTCTGTTCTGTCTAACATTACAATAAAGCTATTTCTAGATGTTAGTAACGCGGTTATATAATCGTCGCCATAAACAGTTTCTTCATTAAGGGCGTGTATATGTTCAGGTAACTCGAAATCGGATAGGGCAGGGCCACCATACCGCACTGCACGTTTTAATAAGGGAACCTTTCTCCAATCAACAGAAATTAGATTAACCCCCGTTACCGATACAACGTCATCTAAAAGATGTAAAAAGCCATCTATGACAATACCAACCTGTTTTTGTGTCACGTCAACGTTTACATTAATGGTAGTATTGTTTATAAGTGACTGCCCTTCGGCTTTAATGATGTTTGGAAACGCTATTTGTTGCGTGTGTATTTTACCTAATCGACTAAAATCAATAATCCCACAATCCCATAAACCATCCTTCTCCATGGCCTTAAAGCCATTCCTAGCCCCCATGTAGTTTTCGGTTAAACTGGTATTAAATACTAGCCCATTTATAGATAGTAAAACGGTATCCTTAAAGAGTGCATAATCGGTATTGGTTCTAATTAGCCGTATATCATTACCCACTGAATTGGCGGAGGATGAGGGTATGACGGCTAGGTTGGCCCGATTAACCGAAAACCCAATTCTACCCGCTTCTACAATTCGAACACCTTCCACTTTGGAAGGATGAAATCTACCATTAGAAAAAGGTAACGTAATGCCTAAAGTATCTACATTATTAAACGTAGATAGAATGGCCATGTCCTTTACTGTAGGATTGACTTTGATAAATTCGTGTACCTTTAATGTTTTAGGTAATCCTCCCACCTGGATAATTAAGTACGCTTCTTTATATTGCAATAAAGGATTAAACGTATCGGTTTCCGTTATACTTATCCCTCTCCAACTTGCGCGCTCCAAGACAAATGCTTCTATTATTGTATACATATCCTTCCTCGTTATGTAGTGTTGGCATATCGGACATAGAAAAAGACTTACTATGTTTAATTTTACTTAAAAACTATTCAAAATAGTATGTTAGGGAAAGTCGTTACCCTAATTACTTGCTATTCATAATTAGGAGAATGTAATGCTAACTACTACCGGGCCCATAGAGGAAAATTCAACTTTTACGTACCCCTACGATCCAACGGGTAAAAATCCCGATAACCTGATTGTCGATCCCCCCCATGCAATATCTCCCTCCACAGGAAAAGGATATTCTGTTATTGTTCCAAAAGCGGGGGTGTTTTTTAAGGCGGGATTTAAAGCCTACGCCATCAACTATTCTCAATCTGAGTACAGTGGCGACCGACGAGAACTCACTCCGTACGTGGACTATGTGTTTAGTCATTTAATTAGTGACGTATCAAATGCTTTACAGTCTCCGGTATATGGTTCTATTACAATTGTCAACCCTGATTTTTTAGGTAGTGTGTCCATTGAATATCAAACGCTGGGCGGGGAGTTTTCGTTTAACGAAGATACCTTTACTGAGTATGCTATTCATTTATTGGAAGCGGATGGGGCGTACGAATGGGCCAAATTATCGGATATACCTGAAGCTTTTGAACCTGCTGACCACACCATGCCATTGGAGTTAACTGCAGGGTACGATGATTTAGTGAAAGCCGTTAAGGACATAGGTAATGCCGGCGACCACATGCATAGCATTCGCAATATTCGTCATCTGGATTCTATTTTAAATAATAAGGTAGATGCCGGTGGCCGGTATAAATTACTTAGCAATAAAGCAAGAACGTTTAACTATGCATTTAACGGTACGGTACTTTGCTCGTTACCTAAGTCCACTCAACCTACAATGATTCAGGTTACCCTTAAGATTGCCACCGCCGTTAAAGTTAGTACATTAGTGGTATCGGGGTTGATAAAACCCTTTGACGATGGCATGGTGGGGGATATATGGGATAACATCAATATAGTAAAAACAACAGATACGTGGGAGGGCGATGTTTCATTAAGTTACGATGCGTTTCATAACCCCTGTATATATTTGGGACGGGGACAGGACTGGGATGGCGCTACGGTCGCCATTATTGATTACTTTACTACGGTAGATGAAAAGTCAAACGATCTCATACGTTCCTTTGCGGTAGTACCCGGCGCAACATTAACGGGATTAAATTTTATAGAAGTTACACCCACGTAGTCAAGTGACAACGATGAACCCACCCCGTTTCCGGTTTTGGATAACATACCTTTAATTAACCTGTAACAAGGACACAGCACATGATTTTTGCACACTTAACAATTACAACCGATGAAGATAGACTTACGAAGACTCCGGATAAAGGGGAGTTTATTATTGTCCAGCCCAGTAATAAATTGTTTATGGGTGACGGCACTACTGCGGGCGGACTAGACACAAACAAAACCGCAACCCAGCGTACTACTGCATATCGCCAACCCGACGCTCGACGAGTCGATGTACTATTGGGAACTCAAAACATTATCACGTTCCTTGATGCACAGTTAGATATGGCCGACCGTCAACCTCGCAGTAGAGAGTTTACCGAACTATATGACTTGGGTGGAGATAACCCTAATCCAATATACGCACTCACATTAAACCCTACCGCAAAAACATACACGCCTGGCGACATTGCGTTTATTTATTAAATTTAATATGGAGAAGTAACATGCCAGATATTTATATAGGCGATGTAAACAATGTAGTAAAGGTACGATCTATTTTAGTTATCGATGGATATGGCGAAGAAATCAGACCGGGATATGCGCCCCCCATCCTTAGAACCGTGTGGTCATTTGAAGACCAGGTGGAACAGGGTTTAATTGAACCCACTAAGCAGGTGGTCAGCACTACTTTTTCAACCACAAAAGAAACGAGCACCCGTTTAAGCATTCGTCGTTTTACGGATAAAGCCACCTCTACCGAATTTCTTACGGGTACTAAGTTCAAAACTGATATACCTGTAAACATTACCGCTAAACGTCTTACTACCACACAGTGGGCGGAGTCGGTTACTACGGCATTTCTAACCAGTAAAGAAGGCGTTACTGAAGTGCAGATGATATTGGACGAGAATGGCGCTACGCCCGTTCCGGAAGGTAGTGTCGTTATTGGCCCTAGTACAATAATGCAGGCTCCAACTAACGAGGTATGGGGAACATCATCAAAAACGGATGTTATAAAAACAGCATCGACGGTAACGGCATGGGAAACACCCGATGTATCGGTTGATGTTTATGCCGTTACCAATACCTCAATGGAGTTGTTGACCCGAAAGCAAACTGAACGGTTAGTTGGATATGCTACGGAAACAACATTCGACACTACCATGTCCACTACGGTAATTGATGACTCCCCCTCGGAAAAAACGACCTCTAAATTAACTCGGGTATCCACCACACCAACCTGGAACACCTCACTTAATAGAATTCAAAATACAACAGCGGATGACGGCAGTATAAAATCTACGTCAACCCCAACGCACTTTGAAACCTCGGGTAAAATTCTATTCAATACAGTAACGGCATTTAAAACCGCGTTAGAAGATCCCCGATACACAGTAAATATAACGACATTCTATACGGGACAGAGAACATTAGAGGACGGCACCACGTCACCTGGCACGCCCGTCACTAATTGGATTACTGAGTTTTTAGATTAATATCAAATAAGCTGGAGAGGGGTGCCGTCCCTCTCCGCTATGCCATTTACTATGACTGGACGCAGTTACATACGTATTTTTTATTCTAGAATTTAATTTAAGGAATTGATCAATGAGAGAGTCTATTATTAGATACCCTCTTGATACAACGGCACAAAGTTCATCTAACCGAGTGAATAATGAGCTGTATGTTATTGAGGCAGGGAGTTACCTTACCCGCGTTGTTAGATCCGGGCCCTTTTTTAGTGAGTCGTTGGTTATACAAGATATTGCTGGGGGTGAACCCTGGGTACGGGGTACCGACTATGTTGTTAGTAATCTATTCGAAGATGCCACAGTAAAAACAGGTAAAGAAGTACATATTTCATTTACCATACTGCGCCCTACTTTTGTTGGTGAATTACTGCTAAGTTATGGTGTTGTTGGTGGAGAGTTTTCTACATTATACCCCACCGTGGTAGATATTGTAGATGCCATTAAGTCTAACTATGAAAATATTAGCTATGGCGACTTAACCAACGTACCGTTAACATTTCCTCCCAAAAGTCATTTACACAACATGGCAACGGATGCACGTGGATTAGATCCTCTCATTGAAGAGATACAGGCTTTGGGAAGTAAATTAAACGATGCCATTCTATTTAATTTATCGCCAGTAGAGCGATTAGTTAACGACGCGGTATTGCGTAATGATAGATTGCAACGACAGCCCTTTGAGGGGTCAATGTTTATAGGCAGTCATACTGGACATGTTACGTTTATTATGCCTGGAACGCTGTCTCGTAGTTCCACTTTTACTGTTAAAATGCAAATACGAAACAATGAGAACTTTGAAGATTTTGCGGTCACGGCCCGGGAAACCGTTGAAGGTGCAACCAACGCCATTGTCCATAACGACAGCGATTATAGTGCTGCCGTATATCGAGATAAAAACGGTGCTTTATGCGTAACGGTAGGCACTGGGTCAACTACGTGGTTAAACGCCACACTGGCCATTGACTCTATTTTGTGGGATGAAATAGACGACGTATACCGCGACGTTCCGGTGCGTTGGTCGTTATTGCCCATGATAACGCTAGAAACTCGTGCCCCTACATACCTAGAAAACTTCCTTACGGTTGGTGCAGTACCTGAAAATAAAGTGTACGGGTACAGTTCAGGGAAACCTTTTGTGGGATTAACTCGTAGCGACGGGCAAGCGAGGGGGGATACTGTGGATAAAATAGAAGCCGTGATTTCTGCGTTGCCCACTGACGTGATTGGTGACATGGCTAGACCTACGTTATTTAATGAGCCCATCGAACAATGGATAGCGTACACCGATGAAACCGGACCTAAAACGCTTATACGCATAAGTAGTGGAAATGAACAGATAGATAATACCGTACTGCGTATAAACACAAAATCTGGACTTGCCGTATCCAGTAGACCTATGTACTTAGGCGATGGTTCTTTGGCCTGGTTATTTCATGGCAACGCATTGCCTGAGTGGTACTATGAAAACGTGGGGCGGGTTGTCCAATTGCGCATAGAGGCGGCATCGGATCTATCGAGTAGAAACTATAATGCAGTGGAAGTTCCAGAAGACCTTACGCCGTTTATAGATGAAATTAACCCCATTCGTCAAACTTCATTTGATACGGCCGTGGGTACGACTTTACCGGAAATAGCTAGACGAATTGTATCTACGGGTTGGCAGACAGATATAGGTCCAAGTACATCTACAAGTAGAACGGTTAGTGTCAATACACAACAACTTACCGTTAAAAATACAACATTGACAGGTGACGGCGAGTTTACAACAAACTTTAATACGTCTAAGGCTACCAATACCACATTTTTAACGGACGTTAATACCACTACGGGTAGGCAGACCTCACAAAATACCAATACAACTAGAGTGACGGTGGTAAGCGTACCCACCAACCGTTCTACTTCGGTGGTTACCAATACACAACGACTAACGACGCAAATTAATACCGACCTTAGAGATACTTCTGTATCGACCACTACAAACTTTAATACTAATGTCAATACCAACACGTCCCGCTCTACGAATTTGACTACGTCAGCAAATATCAATACGACATTTGCAACCACCACATCCTTTAATACCAATGTAGATCAAAGTAGATCAACTAGTACGGTGTGGAGTACGTCTAGAAGTACAAGTTTTGGAACAAGTAGAAATACAGTCACTACCTTTAATACCAATGCTGAATCTAGGTTCTTAACGTCTACCGTAGCCATTACTACTTTTACGGCAAGTACGGACGTTAACACAGAAACGGGTATAACGACTACGTTTAATACTACGGTAAGTAAGAATACACTTAAAGGCACCACCCAAAGTGTTATACGGGGTACAACAGCAAGTAGAAGTACACAAGTAAATACTAATCGTTATACTAGTTACTACACCAATATCATCCAGCCAGGTGCTGATACAGACGGATTTGGTCAGTATGTCGATACGTTTTTTACCGAAACGGTATTTACTTCACGCAACACGACTATAGATGTTAATACGGAATTTACCACGCAAACAACGGACACCACGAACTTTAACACTACGGTTTCTACTTCATCTACCCTCAGTACGTCTAGGGCTACTACTAGAAGTACGGTAACCTCTAGAAACACATCTAAGGCAAGGAACACAAATCGGAATACAAACACCACGGTAAACTTTACAAGAAGCACAACTAAGACAACCGGAACCAATTGGACTACCAATAGAAACACTACGTTTGATACAACGCGTAGTACTACCACCGATTGGACAACTACAAGGGGGACAACGAAATCTACCAATACTAGCAGGTCAACGGCCACTAGTTTTGTTACTAGTCGCAACACCACTTTTAGTACGGTAACGGTAAGAAACACATCTAATGCTACAAATACGTTTAAGGTAACGGACGCAACAGAGAGCACGACGTTTAACACAACGATATCCACCAACACCGTGTTTAATACCGAAATCTCAACAAACTCCAATCGTAACACATCGGTGTCAACTGAAACCAATTGGACGACACAGTTTAGTACGATCACTAATGCAAATACATCTAAAGCTACCAACACCACTTTCATTACATCTAAATCTACACAGGCTATAAATGAAGTGGACTTTGAGAGATTAACCAATTCTACCGTAACACGTTCTACTCAAGTAGAAAGGTTTAGCATTAGAAATACTTCAGTTACCATAGACGTAGAGAATCAAGCTATTACCAATACCCGTTTTTACGTTACTATTTGGATACCTACCCAAAAGGCATATACTCAATTCTGGCAAACTGTAGCGGATAAGAATACGGCAGTGGTGACGTCGTTTATTCCAGACACAAGTAGACGGACTCTAATCGGGACGCAGTTTGAAACAATTATAACTCGCCAAAGTCAAAAATTAACACAGGTACAAACTACCCGGGAGACTCAAAGTGACGAGTATACATCCGTACCTGGAGGGTTTGGCTATGTAAATACTAGACCCATTGTAAACACGGAGGTAAACACTAATGGGTATACGTCGTATGACCCGCTTACACAATACGTAAACACTAGTTACCACGTTACGGTACCGGTTGCCGGCAGCACGCTAAGGCAAACGTATGAAGTCATAGGGGAGGCGGTAGCTAAAAATACTACGGTTGAGGTAGAAACGGCTAGAAATACTATTACGGATTGGATGTCTACATTTTTACGTTACTATTTGGATACCTACCCAAAAGGCATATACTCAATTCGGACAATTCCGACAAACCGCAGAGAGTAGAAACACTACGTTTGAGACAACGTTTAATACTACTGTCCAAACTACATTTAACACCAGTGCAACTATTAACACAGCATTTTTAACTACAGTAGAAACCAATTCTACCCTCGAGGAGGCATTGCGCGAAACACAAACTACCGTAAATACTACAATCTCGACACAGTGGGTGACGCAGGTAGCCACGTTACTTGTAGATACTCGAAATACGGAAGTGTTATGGAGAACAGGCGACCCCGAAAATCCAACGGAAGATATAACCACATCTACGTCTTTGGCGACTTCAGTGTTGACAAATATTAACACCGCATTGTCAACGGGAACTACGTTTATCACTAACGTAGGGGATGTTCGATTAACCGAGCATGATGCAAATACTGTTCGCGATACGACTCGGTCAACCGACGTACTAACGGATATATCAATGCCCACTCAAATTGTATCGGTAACTACACGAGATACATCTTCTTTGTAATAAATACGTCCAGGGGAGACCCTGGACTTTAACGAAAATACGGTATAGGAGAACTACAATGCTTCGTTCTAAGCGCGATATAATTATGCACTCGATAACGAAAAAAGAAAAGGGGTATGTTAACCACAAACACGATAGGGGTAAGGCTACACGCTGGGGTATAACTACAGCAACCGCCGAGAGACACATGAACCTATGGGAAAAGTATAAGTTTAAGGGCGACATGCGAGTCCTGCCTGTGGAAATGGCATATGAAATTTATGTCACTAAATATTGGGATAGTGAAAACATTGATTTAATTCTTTCCGCCTCCCCACTACTGGCAAAGGAAATATTTGATACAAACGTATTACATGGCCCCGGGCATGCCGTGCGATGGATGCAGCGTTTATTAAATGTATTTAATCGGCGTGAAACATTATTTCCTAAGTTAAAAACGGATGGGGATATTGGTAAAAAGACACAAAATGCACTATTGGCGTTTGGGGCATTACGAGGAGAGGAGGGGTATAAGGTTATATTTACTTTAATGAATTCCTTTCAGGGCGTGTATGTAGTTGAGATCGCAGAAGCGGACGATACCCAAGAATCAAATGTATATGGGTGGGGCAGAACACGCGTCTATAACGATTTATTAGACGGCTTATAGTTAACAATATAAACGGAGTTATATAATGCATGTTATAATACAAGGCATTCGGGCATATCAACTTGCAAAGGATCGGGAAGGATTATATTTGTACGCGCTAACGGCTGATCATATTGATTCCGACTACAATGAATTTGTTGTCCCCATGGGATTTGTTACAAATGGCGCTACAATACCTAGGTGGTTGAGGAAACGCATTTACCCTACGGGAGAGCTGTTTAGAGCGGCTGTGGTACACGATTATTTATATTGGTCACATGACCTCGTCACTCGGCGGCAAGCGGATAAGATATTTCGTCGTATTTTATGTAATGATACTGATCCTATACTGCGTCGTATTTTATTACCTTGGCCGGCGTGGTTAGCACTACGTATTACGGGTAAGAAATACTGGCCCAGTAAACGTAACTTTGCCGAGCAGCCCTACCTGGACGAGGATAACTATCCTTGGTGACGTCGGCATAAATGACGGTTTCCCGCCCAGACATAAAAAACCCACCGCTTTAGGGCGGTGGTAAAATTACAATAACCATTATTAGCACCGCAGTTAGATACCTTCTCCGCTTTCGTTATGGTATCTAACTGCGTATACTATATGCCGATTTACTTTTTAAAAATTTTATCGACTACTTTACGCGACAAGCTAGTGGGTTTTGTTATATCAAACCCCGCCCGCTCACTGGCTTGGACGTTCTTATCCATACTACGGTCATGGAAATATGAACGGATAACCCAACAAGGAAAGGCCAATAATGTCATTAGGGTTTGGGTGTCGGGTAATAGATTAGATATGGCCGCCATCTTAGTGGCGTCCCAGGCTTCTCCGGCTCCCATTTTTTGTATTATCATAATTGAAACGGTACCGTGCAATATGATTGTACCCAAAATACCAACCACCACAAGTCCCAGCATGGCATATACCGTAATGGGGCGGGTGCGGCTACCCTTTGCTTCATTGGCCAATAATGCCAATTGTACCTTAGTGGCATTGTCATCCAAATGATTAACGGATTGTATTGCCGCTAATTCCCGTGCCGTGTTCCCTTTGGCAATGCTCACCTGGGATTCAATAGGAAGTGATTGTATTGCAGTGGCCACTTCTAGCCCAGTTGCCGTTTCGGGATTTATCTTATCGGGTTCCCCCAAAAATTCATTTACCTCACCAATTAACTTATTCCCTAAACTAGGTAAAATGACGGATAATAAACCCCCGCCAATTGATTTAAGTACCGCTAAAAAGCTTCCCATAACTCTCTCCGTTTTTCCATATAAAAAAATGCCTTTCGAATGGCCCAACTATAATGTAATATCTTTGCTTCTACCGGATGCCCATACCGTTTAACCGTGCACACGTCACGCTCTTTAATACGTGTAAATTCATTTCCCGCTAGAAACTGCACAGCCTCCTACATCGCCACAGGAGGCCCTGGGTTCAGTGCCCATAGTAAGGTATCAAATTCAAACCTAATGTCGGTTAGCATTCCTTGCTGAGTTAAAGACATTAACATACCGGATATATTTATGTGCGAGCGAGGCTGCTCACCGGTAGATGTGGTATTCAAGTCATTACAACGGACGACGCCTTTGCCTTAATAGTCTTTCACTTTTCCCAATTTTTTTTTATAATGACTTTTTTACATTCATGATAGTTAACACATAGAGGTATAATATCTAGTGTTTTTCTATACCATTTCTGCAACTTGCCCGTTATTAGGGTACGCGCCAGGGCGTCTCCGCCGCTAATTGATATTATCATTACCATAGTTTCCTTTTAATGAGAATTTCGTTTAGTATTGCATTTACATTATCCGCAACATCTGTTTTATTATCGTGCATGGGTAATATATGGGCGGATGGAACAATATGGTTTTTTGTATTGTGACCTATTATAAACGTAATGTCTTCGGACATGGCGTCTTTAAAATGGGTTAGTATTCGGTCCCTACACTGAATCGATGCGCGTTGATATTGCGTATATTGAGTATGCATTCCACCGGACGCAACGACCACGCCATTATTTTCTAAAGTGGGTGAAATTAGACGACGATAAACGGTTTGCTTTCGAATTAGCATAGCTTGGGAGCAGGCAGATATGTCGATGGGGGAGTCCCCCACAAATATAATATCCGACACTCCCCGACCAATAAAAAATTCTACAATCGCCCGGATGGCCCAATCACGAACTTGTCCGGTTTCCCCGTTGACGGATATGAGCATGTAGCTAGATACCCCCTGACATAAATTTATCCAATGTTTTATAAACCAAGTCCGGGATGTCCTCTAACGCCCCAGTATTTTCAATCATGCAAACTTTTTCACTGGCATCTGCGACTTGGCGATACAGTCGGTCTACCTCTTGTTGTTTTTCCAGTCCCTGCAATTCGATTGCATCAAGTTCTTCTTGTCGTTGATGCCGCCGAGCGGCCAACGTATCTAATGGCGCAGTAACTAAAATGGTTAAATCTGGCTCGGGTAGATGGTTATGTACCGCGGTAAAAATTCGTTGAGTGATTTCATTTTTATGGCCTTGGTATACCCATGTAGATAAGGGTCCCCGATCACTAACAATTACATGTCCCTTTTCTAGTGCTGGAACAATAACCGTTCTAGCCAACACACATCGACTGGTACACATTAGCAGTAGTGTTTCAACATCATCAAATTTCCCCAAATCATTTACTCGTAACACTAACTCACGCACATCTTCGCCGAGCGGTGTACCTCCAGGTTCCCGTACATATATCGCTTTCTTATTTAAAATGTCTTTTACGTAGGTCAAAGTGGCTTGTGTAAATGCACTCTTACCCGCCCCATCGCACCCTTCAATTGCAATATACACGTCAATATCCTCTTATATAATTGTTCATATATTAACCAACATGCGTAAAAAAAGAGAGGGTTTCCCCTCTCCCTTTAATTAAAACGCCACTCTAAAAACATTTGTCGTATTTTCCAGTAGCCTACTGCAATTGAATCTGAACTATGTTCCGATAGCGAAGATAACAATGACCGGGTTTCCTCTGAGTACACAATTTCGGGCAATGCGTGTATTGCTTTATACACTGCATCTTTACTACTGTCCCCCTTTGCACCCACTGCCTTTTTTACAGTGGGTGGATCAATGCCGTCTAACTCTACCAGGGGACTGTAACTTACACAGGCTCCCCTGATGGCTTCCACGGATTGAATAAGGGCTTCATAGGGTTGCGGGAAACGTCTAAAGAACGGCGTCTCATAGACAACTGTGAGGGGCTGCCATTTACGAAACAAAGACTCTAAGTTAGATCGTAGGTAATGTACCTTAGCCATTCTCTCAGAAAACCGCCCCACTCCCACATTTGGTTTTTGTCGAATGCCTTTAACAGAATCAATTGTTTCTGCATATAGAATATAAATCTTCTGATTGATAAGATCTACATCTAAAACAGATACCCCCATCCGGTTAAGTCCTGGATCAATGGCTATTATTCTATATAGTCCTTCAGTCATCGCCATTCCTTTTCTAAGGTAGGTTAAACCTCTAAACTACTTTCTCTATTACCCTCAACTGAAAGTGGCTCAGAGGCCCCCATATCAATTCGTAGGGTAAACCCCTGATTATTAAAATGTACTGGCTGCATACATGCTATAAAAATAGACACCTGTACGGCTATTGCTTCTAGTAAATTGTAATTCGCGCCCTGGTTGTTAGCCGGTGTATTAAAATCTTCACCTGAACAAATAGCTATTTCCGATATGGTAGCGTACGACTCATCGTTAAATCTAATTCTACATACTTCCAATAGATATTCGGCGTCTGTGGTGTTAAAGTCTACCGATAGCGTGGAAGTAACCGACAAAGTGTCTCCTGTACCTGCCGTAAACCCCTCGGATGGAATATCCACCGGTATAGGACTCAGATCATTTGGAGTGGGGATAAATGGCTCTATGTTAACACTGCCATCGCGCACCGTATTTAGTTCCGATAAAATAGGCTCATTATCATCGGTTAGACGTTTTAGATAATAGCAAAAATACTCTACCCCGTTAATTGTTTCGGTTGTACGCAATGCATAATTGGCACGCTCGACTGGAGGTAAATCGTTATCCAGCTCACGCATTACAAAGGGTAGATGTTGAAACAAAGCAGCATCCCTAGCACGATGAGGACGGCTCTTTACTAATGAGACACCACCTTCTCCTGTGAAGTTAACATGTCCACCTCTGCCAATTGCAAAGTATTTTACCACCGGACGATTGGTGGATACCTCAGAGGGTAGGACTTGGAACTTTTCATTGAGGCTGGAGTGTTCACTTACTACGTGGATTTTATCCCGCAGCGCCGCTGTTTGTAATGCATTACCATAGATTGTTCGTTTAGTTGTAATTCCTGACATGTCTAGTCCTCTACATGTGTTAAATAAATAGGTGCCGACGATACAGACAAGTTAGTGGTGCTTTTACCTGAAAGTTTAAACGTCATGGCGGTATCTAACGTTACGTGTAACTTAGGTTTATGTTCGACTGCTAGGCAGTGTAAATTTATTTTATTTGCTGTTGTGGTAGATGCAGATAATTTACCGCCTACCGATACATTATCTAATGTTCCAGACGTACTCACCTCACCGAATTGCTTTGCTATGGTATCGCCGGGAGACACGGCAGGCCAATCTACCTTTTTAGCGTCAATTAGATTTGTTGTTCGGATAAACTGTAGGTCATAACTGGTAAGGCGTTTCATTACATCAATCATAGCCACTTGAAGTTCAAGTAACGACACTCCTGCATATATATTTGATCCGGTAGCATTCGAAATAATATCTACCGCTAACGTGCGCGCTTCTTCTGCTGTTAGTGAATCTAACTCGTACCCATTATCCCTATTCCAAATAGATAGGTCGATTTGATTAAATGTCGCCCTGTAATCTAGGAAGATATTCTCTATTACCTTATCCTGCTCGCCCCTCACGTGGTAGTGTTCATACCCAGCCACCTGAGACCTAAGTGTACGTTTAGCGTCAAATAGTTCAGTACAGATACCGTAAAAATCTTCGGTGTTACTATAGATGCCAATATCGGGCAGCGTGTCTATCATTACCTTAATCTGATTGGACGACACCCGTTCACTGTCTATATTTTTACGGATAGCCGATAAAGAAATGCCCTCGGTATCTATTACATGTTCACAAAATACATCCGGCATGATATCTAAGGTAATGCCAAAAGATTTATGGACACAGTAAAAGAATGCAATCACGGCATCTTTAGATTGCATCTGCATCTCTACCCCAGTAAACGGATTACTTACCGCTATAAACGTCCGGTATCGCCCGGTACTGCTCCATGCAATCCACTGGTTAAGTAAAGTATGCTCTAGTGTATACGGTAACCCTCCACCGGAGTCGGTGGCCTCTATTTCAAACACCCGACTGGGAACTTCATCCATTACACCGTTTGAAATAGCGTTACGAATACCCTCCTTGTCCATGGTAAAATTATCAATGTTCCACGCGGCTAAGTCTTCCTCTAACCGCAATACTTCACTAACCGTACGCGGTAGCTCTTCGGTATTTGCATTATTAATGGGGAACCGAATAATGGTTGGTTCGGGTTTATTCTCCCCCTCTAATATATCCCCCACTAAATGTTCAATGCGATGACCGAATATATTTATGTTGCGCTCAGTTAATACAATATCAACTAAATAATCAAAGACCTTTTTCCTACCAATGTTCTTTTCAACATATCGAATGTTACGATAAAACCAATGGGCTTGCTTGTACGTTAAGAATTCCCTAAAATCCGAAAGTTGAGAATGACTAGCTAGATAACTCCATATGTGATACGTATGTACTTGCGGCGTTCGGCAATTTGATAATCTAATATTCAGTATTTTTTGAGGTAGGTTTAAATACATGACCCCTAAAAAACTAGGCACAAACAACTCATCCGTAATGGTATAGCCATCTAAAAAATATCTAAATTTATACGCGTTTACCCATTCTTGTAATAACGGAATAAGGTTTTCTTCTTGGGGTTCAATTAGCGTTCTATCCCATGTCAATATAGTATAGTCGTTGGCATTAACGGCTTTCGCAATATCGACCGGATTAATTATACCTATAATTAACATCTCATGTTGAGGGTAGCGTGCCAGTAATCGTTTAAAGTAATCTCCCCGTAACGTATATTCCTTTAACGTTGTTTTATTTTCACGCAGCGTCTGCTTGCTAAAGGCAATCTGTTCCTGGGTATCCAACGAAGTGATGTACATGACATCGTCAGTGGGATGATATTCTCCTGCGATATTTAAATAGTACTTTTGAAGTAGTGGATCTCCCTCTACCGGGTAACCCTCTTCGTATAATTGTAAGTTTATCGCCTCGGCGGTATGTTCGGATTTAATCACCATAGTGCGACAAAGTTCAATTGTCTCGTCTCTATAAATAGAAAAGTAATTATTAATCACAATTCCTCCAGCCAAATTAAAGTATAGGAGCACTCAATGCCCAGTAGTTATAATGGTATCAAACGATATGACCCCAAACGACAACGTTTTAAGGTTACCGAGTTACATAAAAAGATGGTAGCGGCTAAACCATCCGATGAACATCGCCTAACACCATCAAATAGAGTGCCCGGTAGCAGTACTATTAAAAATGTAATTGACAGTACATCAACCAGCATAATCGACGCAAAGTCGGTATTTGAAGTACTCCCAGATACGAAGTTAGCCATGGACATATTGACATCATCTATCATGTCCCCTAACGATCTAGTGTCAACTGACTTAGTGTTCAAATTAAAAGATAACGTTGCCGATGATAAAGAGCATTTCGGCAAGATGATGGATGTAATTAGAAAGTATTTTACTACAGAATTAAACCTATCTAAACTATGTATCCCCGCATTAGAAGACGCACTTTTCAAAACTGGATCTTATCCCGTTGTCTGTGTGCCTAAATCATCCATTGACAATATCATAAATGGAGGCACTATATCACTGGAGTCGCTATCTGAATCCTTCGACGATAATATGGAAATCTATAACCTGGGTATACTAGCCAACGTAGAAAGCGATAAAGTTAACCGTACAAAAGTGTCATTGGAAAATTTGACCATGGTACACGACGCGCGTACAAAGGCGTTTGACTTACCCGCTGTGGGTGTTACTGTAACTGATAACCCCACCATATTGAAAAAGCCTAGTCTACTACGTCGGGTGGCCCATGAAAAAGCACGGGGTATTTTAGATTCTAATCTAACGGGGCCGGTGGTATCGATAGAGGGGATGGATGAGGATAACGTACCCAAAATACCATTATACGCTAAACGTAAATTTAAAAACTCACCGTTAATAGATCTACTTACCCCAAACGCGCTGGGTGACGACGAGCCTATTTTGTACCACCCACCATCAGAATCGGTAATACCCGTATCGGTGCCGGGTGACGTGACTAACAAAGTTGGGTACTTTATTGCATTGGATGGAGAAGGTAACCCGGTCAGTACCTCATCCAGTCGTCGACACTGGGATAGACTAAAGAATTACAGTAAATCTACGTCATCTTCAGAAGAAACATCTATGCGTACCCTAGCCGAGCGTGTGATGGGCACTCGCCCTGAAAACAGAGACTTGTCTACGTTAAAGGAATTACGTGAAAGTTACACTGCCACCATTGAGCGCTCGTTGTCGCGTTCTGTTGCTGAAGGGGTACATGGCACCGACGTAAATGTAGAGTTATCCGAAGAAGCTACCATGCTGATGTTATCTAGATCCTTTGGTCGAATGAAAACCCAGTTGTTATATGTCCCTGCGGAATTAATGACTTACATTGCATTCGATTACAATGATTTGGGAGTAGGTCGTTCTTTATTGGAATCCAGTAAAATATTGTCTTCCATGCGCGCAATGCTACTGTTGTCCAATACTAAGGCCGCTGTAAAGAACTCTACCCCTGGCGTTATTTTAAACATAGAATTGGACCCTGCAGATAAAGACCCGGACGCCACCATTGAAAAGGTGATCACACTACGTGATCAAGCTCAACGAGGACAAATGCCGTTAGGGGATTTAGACCTTACCAATATGGCGGAATCACTATCCAAATCAAACGTTCAGGTTAGTGTATCCAATCACCCAATGTACCCACAGACCAAAGTAAGTACGGAAGATACAAGTCGTTCTATTGCAGAGGTTGACACGGAGCTAGAGGAGGGACTACGTAAAAAACATTTGCAATCATGGGGCATTACGCCGGAGATGGTTGATGCGAGTGTCGATACGGACTTTGCAGCAAACATAATTCTATCTAATAAACTACTCGTAAAACGCATTGGGTTTTATCAGGCGGACTTTATGGCCCATCTAACTAAGATGGTGGTTATGTTCTCTAAGTTCTCCCCGAGTGTTACAACACTGTTAATTGAGGAGTTAAAGAATGGTAAAGTTGCAGAAGTGGATATGGAAAATGAACTTGATACGTTTTTTAGTGGACTTCAAGTGGGCCTTCCCTCACCGAACAATGCCAAGTTGGAAAGTCAGGTAGCCGACCTAGAGTTGTATACCCAGGCACTGGATCTTGCGCTGGATTCGTTTATATCCGAAGAGTTTATTGATGGATTTATTGATTCTGAAATAGCAAATGGCGTGGAGGGTGCACGTGCAGGAATCCGCTCGTATTATCTACGAAACTTTATGCGTTCCAATAACATATTAACGGAATTGGATTATGGGGTATCTGACGATGGGGCTAAACGCATACTCGAAGAGCACGGCGACTTCATTGAAGGTGTTATTGGTAACATGTCTAAATTTATTAGAGGTGTTAATAAGAAAGGCCGTACTCACGATAAAAAGGTAGAGGAGGACGCACTACGTGAAGAAGAGGAGGAAACTAAAAAAAAATAGGAGGGACACCCCTCCTATCTATGGCGTTAATATAATACGATAACACCTTTAGTTGTTTTAACTCGACCTATGGGTACCTTACTGCTACGATTAGGGCGCATGGCAAGTGTATGGAAACCATTCTCGTTTAACATAGCGACATTGGTCATGTTGCGTTTACCGTCTGCTTTTGTTATTATTTTAACAAGCGCAGCTTTAATGCCCGGCCATTGATTGCCTATACGCACATTATCCACCTCAGCATCCTGTTGGTTGGGTAATGTTGCATCGGCTTCTATTTCCCGGAGTGCGGCCAGCACACCTTTTTTATCCATAAGTGATCCTTTTATAAATTATTAAAAAAGTTATATATACCTACACAAGGTTGTTCAGTATACATATAGCCAATCTAAGTAAAAAAAATAGCAGGGACAGTCCCTGCTTGAGTGTTGCTATTTCTTACTAAAGGGGTTAAACCCAATAAAGAAAAAACGAAAGAACACCAGAATCCAAATTGTTAGAGTTCCTGTATACAAAGCATACTCGCTAAACGTATACATATCCAAAATAATATGTTGATATGTAAATGCAAACGGGCCAGCTACAGATACAACGGCCATAAATAACATAATGATCTTGAAGGGGAGTTGTAGTCGAGAAAAATTAGTTATGCGCATGATTATCCTTAATATATTATTGTATTAAAAAAGTATGCGGGTTTCCCCGCATAGAATGTTACAATATGGCAAACACAAACGTCTTTGGAACACTAGCATGTGGTTGAATGGCTATCTCAACACCATCTTCAAACTTAAAGGTAGTTGTCAATAAATCATCTTTGTCAATGAGTGACGTTAGACGAGTAAATAATTCATAAACGCCGGGTGCCGAAAAAGCACTGACGGTTAAAAAAGTATTTTGACACTCACTGGTTAGCTTAAGGTCTTCAAATACGGCGGGGATAATAACACACCCCTGTGGAAAGTTAAGTGTTATTAACTCCAATGTGGTGTTTTCAATTACCACATTGAAGTCTTTCGTGGGAACGGTTGACTCAATTGCGTAACGTACCACCGTATCATCTTCATTGGTTTTCTCTGTTAATTTTAGTACACTAGCCTGATCCAGGTTATAAAGATCGCAATCAACCGCCCACCTGCAGATTTTTCTAATGACACTTTCGTTATCTTTGAAAATTAGGTCGGCGTTATCCATTAACATAACATAGTCAGATATATAATCTTCCCCGTCTGTATTTAATCCCGCAAATAACCGTGACGTTTGTAATATAAATCGTTTTATTACAGAAGACATTCGTACCGGCAGCGCTTGCAATTCCGATTCAAGTTCACTCAATATAAATGAGGGAGAGCCAAAGCTTTCATTTAACTCTCCAAACCGATCAATCAACTTAGATAACGTATCTTTAACATTACTATCCGATTTAACAATATAAGGTACCGTATGTAAGACGGGGCAATGGACCACGGTAGGTGCATCTAACATTCCTTGGCGGGCAATGGTCATACCGTATTCAAAATCGGGTGATACGGTAGAAATGCGAGGACTTTTCTCGTCACTTTCGGGCCATTGCGTTTTTGCGCTAAGTGGATAGTATTGTTTATCTTCCGTCATGCTAGGGTCATCAACACGCGCAGTTGCAAGGGAAGTGGGAGTGGTAAGTTGCCCGTTTAAGATATGATCGGTGTATTCCATATTTATATCCGTGGGATCTGTAATGTGTTGATAGATAGTTTTACCTACAATACGATTATTTTCGTAGTCGGCCATAATAACATCGGCGCGTGTAAACTCGCATGCACTGTATGCTAAGCTAGGTAATTCCGTGTCCCCTACCGACGCGACCGGTGTAAACCCAATGGGATTATGGGTAGTGGGTATGGCAATACTCCCACCTTCTTCATTTTGAATAGTTGACCCGGTTGGTAAACGGTCACCGAACGCCGCTTTCGTGGTTGCCTGTAACACAGCGTCTTCAATGTCACTTACGAGTGGACCTTCGTTACCCTCAGTGGAATCTATTTCAGGAACGATTATTTCTAATCCGGGTGCTTCAAGTATGTCATCTAATTCATTTGTCATGTCAGAAATCTCTTCAATTGCATTGTAGTTTACCGTGTTTGAAACGGGCGTGTGTTGTGTATGCTGTGATGTGGGTAATAGGTCACCAAAAGCCGACGTGGGTAGATCTTCACCGACTTCGTCGTTTCCAGATACGACATAGCTGCGCCCCCCGCCATAAGTGGTGGCGTTACTATTGTTTACTGGATTTTCTTTGGCATCTTCACCAAAGAAACCCGTGTTACCGGTATATGTACGTTGAGTTACCAATGATCCCCCGGGGGCATGTCCCTGTGAAGGAAACATATTAAACCCACCCGATTGACCGGTTGCAGCGGCCCAACCCGGACTTTGTGCCGGGGGTTGTTGTGGTGCATTAAACCCACCTCCTTGTGAGTACGTAGCGGTTCGATAGTTGTGTATCATCTGACCCAGTTGTTGATAATTACCCCGGTATGTATTTATAGCGTTTTGTATTTCAATTGGAGCATGTTGGCGAGTAGACGCAATAAATTCCTCCATCACCACACCCGCTTGATTAAATACTACGGTTGCTACAACCGACTCTTGATTTTGTCGTTGCGTGGCATTAACTGCATCCGTTGCCTTTGCCACTAACGACTCATATTTGGCATTCATGAAATAGTTTTCAGACATAACATTTATTAACGGCACTATTAATGGTTCATTAATGTAGGTGGCCATTGTTTGTTGTATACTAGACCATAAATACGTAAACAGTTCAGGGTCATGCACTGGAACGGAAGGGGCAATTCCCGGTGTGCGGGTCCACTGCTGCTGTAGAATGGCTGGGTTAGGTGGATTAAAAATATCGGTATTCATTGTGACATCCTTTTAGTTTTTGTGGTATATAGATAACGAGTACATGTAAGTAATATATGTTTGTTATTGTTTTAATATTATTACATCCGTCGTATGTCTTGTTCTAATTTTCGTAATACGGTTTTGTGTTTGGGTGGTTCTACTGTAACGTTAAGATCGTTTAGGATCATATAGGGATTGGCACAATCTCTGCCCGTGGGGTTTGATTTAGGTTGATTCAAATGACTACCAATGGCCAGTTGGCTGGAGTGTAGAATCATCTGTGGGTCAAGTTCCTTTGAACTAGAACTGAATCCGTCATCCACCTGTGTTTGCTGTACCATATTGCTAGTGACTTTAATAAACATATTGTCACTTGATATTTGCTGATGTTCACTTTCCCGATGACTGTCACTGTTAATTTTAAATACAGCTTCACGGGTTAATGCACGGGTAAGAATTTTATCTACTTTATCGGCAGTTAGCACACGCTTATCGGGGGCCAGGTTAAATATACCAATAAAGATATTATAGGTAACATCAAATAACAGGTAATTTAGTATTGACAAGTTTTTACCATACATGGTCGACATATCGGTTTGTATCATGATCTTTGACATATTGAATATCAAACATCCAAACAAATCCCATATATCCGTTGCATGGATACCGACCCGTACAAGTTTTTGCCTAGCTAGTTCATCCACATAATCCGATACCGACGCAATGTGGGTATCCATTTCATTTGCCAACTTACCTTCACTTCGCTGGCTCATGATAATTTTACCCAATGCTAAACGCCACATGGCGGTATCTTCTACTTCGTCCGGTAATACATTTTGAGGTACGTGGTCTGCAATATAAAACACCGCCGCAATAAAATTACGTAACTTGGCATTTTTATCGTACTCACTTTTTGGGATAGCAAACTTAAGTGTAGTTTGATCATACACCGTTAAACGCTTTGCTGCGGGTGGGCGTGTTCCGTTTCTAGCGTGCACGGAAGATACAATAACCCATTCCGCTGGACTATATTGCTTCGTTGACATAGTAGAGTCGCCCACAACAATATCAACCTTGGCATAGCGTTTAAATGTTTCCGTTAATCCAAATTTACAAAACATATAATGCGCAATTGACGTATCGCAATTGACGCTAGTTTTACCACGACTAGTATCTTTATTTTTTATGTTGTGTATTCGAGAGGTGACCACCTCCCCCGTGGTCACGGTACCATTGGCGATGAATCCATGCGACTTGCGTTCAAAGTTAAGCCGTGCCCGTGTTAACGGAATAAAGATACCATTCTTTTCTACCGATATAGCCCAGTCGGCCACAACTGGGCTGATAAAATAACGCGTACCCCTAATACGCATTGCCCCACCCTCGGTAACAAATGGCAGATAGATAAACTTTGGTTTAAGCTGTGTAACTACCCCTTCGTCATCTTTAAAGCTAAATAATAACTTAACTAAAAAGACATCCGATTTGGCTAGCTCTATCTGCTGCTTCGTAAACCGCATTTTAGTAACTTCAAAATATTCTTCCTGTGGTGTGCACCGTACGATGTCTTCAAAAACCAACCCTGGCCTTGCCGACTTACATGCACATTTCATGACTCCCCGAATGTAATCTAAAGCATGTTTAACCTGCTCAACCGCCAACCCACGACATATGCGTTCGTTGAATGGCGGGACGTCCTCGATTATTTTATCAAATAGGAATGTATCCATAGTTACTGTGAAACTCCGTGGTTGTTTTTATATACCAAAATATGAGAGAATCGCCTATTTTTTCACTTATTTCAATAGCATCAACCCAAGTCCACCGATAACACTAATGGCTTTCACCATAGTACTGATGAAGTTATCTGTTCGTGTTTCAGTATTTTCTTTGGCTTTTATTCTATTGCGATCAGTTTCCAATAAATACCGTTCGTTGTCTAAATTTAGTTGGTTCTTTCTAATTTTATCTTTCAAATCAATTACCTCCTGATTCAGTTTCGTAATGGTTTTTTCATAATCACTTTTGAGTGACTCTAATTCTTTTTGGTGCGTTTCTTTTAACTTGGTTAGCTCTATTTGCAATACCGTATCCATACTTGAACGCTCAGCTTCATCCACGGTATCAAATATTGGAATATGATACCAGCGATCAACGCTGTCGTTTTTGTCGCCGTCAACAGGTATCCATTGAATTTCCCCACCTGGCTTTTTAACAAATCGAAATAGCCCCGACTCCAATTTAGGACTACTGCACACCGGCACTCTAGTTGCCGTACCGTCGAGATTAACCCAGTAGTCAGACTTCCCGTCAAAACTATCATTTACCACCATCACACAGCCAAACATTAGACCTGTGTGGGTGGAGGTGTTACTTTTTGCATGCACTAGATTTGATCGATGTAACTGTGGGGTCATTAATGCATTAAGACTCATTTTTACATTCAATGAATCAATAATGATTTCAGAATGACTGTATAGTTGAGCTGTCGTCACTTTATAACGTCGAGACGTACGATCGTACTGTAACACTTTATTGTTTATTTCCTCCTCGTGTAATGCATTTAAATTAACTACCCCGTCTTTATTATCAATGGTCGATACCACAACAAACTCTCCCAGGTTTTCGTCCTCGGGAGGAAGCTTGCAAACGTGCCCATCTGTAGTGCATACCGTAACCGCCTCTCCCGTATAATTAAAGTAACTATACATTTCAGATACAGTAGGCTTGCGTAACGTACCGCCAGGAACATTAATGCCGTGTTCCATTAGCCATTCCTTGTCACATTTTACAGAGTCCCACTTCTGTAACGTTAACGGCGTACGGTCATCCAGTGCAGCAATGTCCCCCAGTGAATTGGCAGGTAGTTCGTCTACGTGCGCGTCAGTCACATTGGTCTGGTGTATATCGACATCCACCTCTTCCCCTCTAACCACATGTAATAACGGGCTTTTATTTACTACATAACTTCGTGATCCCATACTACGTATTCCCCGAATGGTATTTACTTTATTACGTCTAAATTATATTAGATCACTTAGATAATATATGTGTCAAAATACATTGATTCCAGCCATTCGGCATAAATGAGCGGACACGCCGCTCATTCACTTATACCGTGTAACTAAACTTATTAGTCGCGACTTGATGATTTAAGTGCTTCTTCTAATTTAACCACATCGATACGGGCCATAACTGGCAGTAGGGCAATGTGACGGTTACGCGTTTGTACTGTTGTAACTTTAGCCGTTGAACCTGAAGTGCTAACATCTGAACTACTTACGAATTCAGGAATCCAAGCATGGCAACCAAAGCTTAATGGATCAGCTTCACCCTTAGTGTTCTCACGAACAAACGTTAAGAAGATAGTGTCCTTCATACGATTATCTGGAGAGACTACCACTTCAAAGTCCATGCCAATGCTAGCCGTACGCTCGTCACCAGTTACCATCAAATGACGGGCAATGACACTGCTAGTTGCAATGATTAAACGCGGACGTGTTTCGTTGCTGTTTGTAATATACTCTAACGCCGTTTGGTAGTTAGAATCTTGTGCCATTGGATACGCTAAACTACGAATGGCGTTAATCAATACGCCTTCAACATCAGCCGCACGCTCATGTGACTTATTAGAGTCAATAGAAGCTTCAACGTCAATTGTCGTACGCTTAAACCAAGGTGTTACTAAATGACGACCGGCACCTTCAATATCGGGGACTGGCATGTCATTCATAACAGCATTGGCATATTGCTCTAACGTGGCAGCACGACTAAGCAATTTAGTCACAGCATCGTTCGACGTACGAGTACGACTGACGGCAGTAATTGTTTTAAGGTCAGTAGCGCGACGCTTCTCAGAATCGCCCACTGGCTGCTTAGCTGTAATTGGCGCATTAAAACCAACACTATAACGCTCTACTTTAGCTACGTTACTCGCTAAAATATCGCGGTGACGCAAGTTAGCATTTGAATGTGTAGCGTCGATATCGTAGCCAATAAATTCAAATGTTAATGCATCAACCATTGCACGACCCGCACCTGAACGAGTAGATATCTCGCTACCGTCTTCGCTGTATAAACCTGAAGCCGTTGGACTTGGACCGTGGACATTTAATTCCGCCGTCTCAAGGTTAACGCGACCAGAAGCTTGAACTGTAATGGTCAGTGTCTGGTTACCTAAGCCACTCAGTGCTTCTGCCGGTACCGCTGCAATGTCAGTTGTGGTAGAACGCAATGCAATTGCTGAAGCTATAAAGCTTAGCGTCATTGCACGGGCGTCTTCACCTTCAGGCGAGGGGTAAAACGTTGAACGTGCAAGTGAGTCTGTGTTAATGGCGACAACAGAGACTTTTGGATTACCGGCATCAGTTGCATCTGTAACGCGAATATATACGCGTGAGATACCGATCTGGCCGTCAAGTGAATCTTCGTCGGTTAACGCTTGGCCATTGTTTAATGGTGACGACGACGAAATGGCCAATAGGTCTAACGTGCTACCTGGACGCAGTGGCGCGGTACTAATATCTTTACCGTCAATGGTACGCACTGTAGGTGTAATGTCGCTTGAGGCGGTAAAGTTTTTCGTGTTTTCATTTACACCGCTATCGATGTACACCGGAATGACTTTTGTTGCTTCTGATTCAAGAATGGTGTGGTCCGCAATGGCACCAATTACGTTCTGCTTATTAAAGTCACTGACCGCACCATTGATATTGCGACGAACTTCTTTATGTACAACAACTTGATCAATCGTAACATCAATGCCACCCACTTCAGGCGTTTGAACAATCGTTGGGAATAACGTTTCTGCAAATTTGTCTTGCTGTGCCGCTTCAAGGTTAAACGCAATTGAATACGACGCAAAGTCGCCGATAGCCGAACGGTCAAATGATTCTAGCGATACGGTGCCGGCGTTATCCGAAACAACGTTAACGCCCGAGGCGGTTACAACATCTTTAGTGGCTTCGCTATGGTACTTATCAGTGTCGCCTAAGCCCATGGTAATAATGGAAGCTGCTTCAAGGCCAATTGAGCCGTCGAGTTCTGCTTCAGAAATGCCAACGTTACTAAGTACGTCACGCAATTGAGTTTCAACAGATTCAAAACTTGCCGCGCCAGCTAACACGTCGGCCGATTCGATAGAAACAACTTGGTCTGCATACTGTGGAGATAATAATTCATCACCAGCGCTGGCGAGAGCGGCGGTTACACCGGCATTGATAGTGGCAATTTTCGCACCTTGCTGGTGCTTGGAGTTAAAACGTGACATTATGTATATCCCTTTTTTACTAATACGTATTTTTAAAAAGAAACTCCTTGATGGAGTGTCAACCACACATACTATATTAAATTACAGATAAAAAACTAAATTTGTTTAACGTACTCTAAAAATACGGGTAGGGCGTAAACCCTTTGTTCGGGTAAATACCGCAGTAAACATTGCATAAGATTACATAACGATTCCTGAGTTGTTGTCTTATTAATAACCAAAGCAATTTCATCGCTACCCAACGGAATAGCTTCAAAGCCATACCGCTTAATGGAAGAATGACACGGTAGTTCCAACGTGACGTTTCCCAAAGCAAGATCTCTCTGGACAGGAAGACCTACTGCATCTCCATTATATTGAGCAGCGAACGCCTCCATAGTAGTATCGCCAATGGCGTTCATTAAATCATACTGCAGAGAATCTTGTGTTTTATCCAACTCACGTAGAGTATGAACTACCGATGAAGGCAGGTGATTGGCTACACGTGTAAGAAAAAATAAATCCTCCTTACTTAATATGTTTATTAACTTATCCGTATCACACACGGTATGTAGAGGCTGGCGATTGTTATCTAATTTCGCTTTAAGCCACATGGGCACAATTCTTATTTTCATGATATTCCCTTAATTTATAAAACTTTATTACATAGAGCATTAAAATGGACAATAAATTAATATTGGTTAACCTCATCACTTTACTATTCAGAGAACGTGAATTGGAGGGGGCCGGCACGGACAGTTCCACTATAGCTTCGGAAGTTATTGCTACCGTTAAATTGGCCGAAACTACAACGGAAGTAGACATGGGCCACGACACCGTCATTGCACTAAAAAATACTGCACAATGGCTACTGGAGTCTTCCATAAAAACCGCTATAAAGCGTGAGGATTTACTTCAAAGGATTAGAGTTAATGTCGCGGATGAAACCTATCTACTAGAGGCGGTATCGCATGGCATTGCAGAGTTGCCCAATAGTACGGACGTAGAAGACGCTTGTCATCGAGCAGCGACAGATTTAAAAGTCACATTAAACAAAGAACGCTTAAAGGGCGCGGTAAAGAAACTATACCTAGATACCCACTACAGTGATGGCGAGGTGGAGTGGGATAAATTACCCGGACGCATTATGGGTGAGATGGAAGAGTTCTCCAGTGCAATGACCGGACGCGAAGTTCACGATGAGATGGTTACTGAAATTGATATCTCAGATACGGCGGCGTTAACCACCGCCTTACAGAAAGCACGTGCCTCAAATACATCAGAAGGCGTGTTAAAGTTAGGGTGGCGGGGTTGGAACAAAATGTTTGGGGTAGTAGACGGTTTTCGTCGAGGCGATGAGGTGTGTATAGGTGCACTACAACACAATTTTAAATCAGGTACTTTACTGCACATTGCTCGCCAGATAGCAACCTATAATGTACCGTATATGTTAAACCCCAATAAAAAACCACTTATTGTACATTTTACGCTAGAGAACTCGGCGGAAGATAATATGATGATTCTATATAAGTGGTTTAAGGAAGACGAAACCGGGGAAGAGTTTGATGTTAGAGACCCCGACCTTAACCTGGGGGAGGCTGCTGAATACGTACAGAAAAAGTTGTCCGTCAACGGTTACCATTTTAAATTCTTACGTTTTAATCCGTCAGATTTTACACATGAAAAGTTTGCTAAGTTAATACGGGACTACGAGAAGGAATATGAAATACACCTTATCTCTTTAGATTATGCCAATCTGATGTCTAAGGAAGGATGCACCGGCGGTACCGACTCTGCCATTATACGTGATCTGTTTAGACGATTACGTAACCACACTAACCCCAGGGGCATTACATTACTTACAGCACACCAACTCTCGTCGGATGCAAAGTATCTATTACGGGTAGGGTGCGATAATTTTGTTAAAGAAATTGCCAATCGTGGTTACTGGGCGGACTGTAAACAGATAGATCAAGAATTGGATATTGAAATAATTATTCACTTGGAGCGGCCGGGAGATGGCACAACCTACCTTACTGCATGTCGGGGGAAACACCGATGTCCGTTTGTTACACCAGAAAAAGATTTATATACGGTATATAAATTTAGACGTGTGGGTGGATTACCGGACGATTACAATAAAGACAGCGTGGCATTGAACAAGGTGGGCATGGGTTCTATTGGCAGTGAGGACGGGCTATGGGATTAATTGTATGTAACCCAATCACCTAAATAGAATTTATATAACTATGTTAAAGTATACCGATATACCAAAAAATCAATGTCGACAATGCACCCTTAAAAAAGAGGAGGGGGCCCCCGGGCCATTAAGAAGTTTCCTGTCGCTGTACGGAAACGTCCTACCACAACCGCAAAATGTATAGATTGCATCATGGCAGGTAAACCTATTGATTACATGGTAGACTCCAACCCCAAATTTGATCCCATTACCGATGAAATAATGCAACTTAACAATGCCTTGGATTTAGCCGTGCGAGGTGGTGAAACCGATGCGATACATAAAATGATTTACTCCGATCTCCCTGAAATAAGTAGTGTACTTGAGAATACACCAAAACGAAAACGTAGATTTAGTTTTGGTCGCCGCCGATAACTACAATGCAAAAAAGATAGGGGGACGCAAGTCCCCTCTTTATGCCGTTTCATCCCTCTCTACCCAAACAGAAAGTGCACTGGTGCAACGTATGTTTACATCCGTTAACATATCCGACTCTGTCACATAGGCATGCTGGCATCCAATAAGGATGCCATTGAGCGCTGTAACATTATCTTTGTTGGCGTAGAGTATTTTGGTAGGTAGTCCTGGACGTAATACATTTGGATCCGAATTAGTCCAATTAACAATAACCACGGTACCACGTCGACTGTTTAATTCAGATAACTGTCGTAATGAATTAGAACTGGCGGATGCAATGGGTGCGTGATTGAGGCCATCTTTACGACTCTCCACCAAATACTCGCTCATGTTGGCCGTACGACTAACTGAGGTTTTGCCATTTACGGTAGAAGCATAATTATCAATAATGCCGTTTGCGTTTTGATGACGTACCCCATTGCCAAAGTTTTGCAGTAATGACTCGGTTATGTCGATATGGTTTACATTGCCAGTGGCTACGATGTTCACATGTCCATTTTTCACGCGATACGAATTATCTGTTAGTGGTAACGTATTTGTATCTACTAACGCCACGGTTAAGGTGCGGTTGGAGTTGGAGTAAAGACCTGTATTATATAATCCCCAAATATACCATACACCACGTTCAACGTAGTTACCCAAGGCATGCTCGTATAGACCATATTTATTTTGAATAAATTCGGCCAAGTTAGTTACTTTCGTCCCCGTTGGAATGAGTACCTGTTTAGGAATAGTCTTATTGTCAACGTCCCTAACATCAACCCCTGCCAATTCCATTTGCACCTGACTTTGAGAACTTGTTAAGTTGGTACGTACATCTAATGGAGACGTTGTAAGTTTAGCCGGTAGCAGGCCCTGCAGGATTGCCTTCCACTCCCCTGAAAAAATACCCGATATAGTAGTTACCCGCAAATCATCTAGAATGGGGTCAACCAACTGCATGGTGACGGGGATCTGCCTAGACCTATCCCCCGCCTCCTCTTCCGTTGTTAAAGTAGACCCTGACCGTAGCCCTAAACTACTTTGATCTTTCAGTATAGCCCTGTACCTGGAGGTATACATGACCTTGCCGTCATCCAGTGTATCCTTAGATCCCTGCACTAGGGGCTTATGGATAATATCAATGTATAGATTTGCTTTAAATGGGTATATTCTAGATACATACGTGCCAATACCGATATTAAAATTTATTTGTCGATCGTCAGTAAAGGCTTCTACATAATCCCGTACAACCGATAACGTCTGCACGTGGGTTAATAGTATCTCTTCATTGGGTGTACGTAGAATAACCTCCCACACTTCCTCCACATGTGTAGAGGGCGTAGAGGCTATCTCTACAATATCGGCATACAAACTGGTGTCTTGTACTACCATCGTCGTTTCCCATTTAATACGTTCATGTCAAACGTGTTATTAACTATCGGCTTGTGTAAATCCGGTGCCTTTGTACGGTCCGGTGCAGCTTTACCTATAACGCCTTGGGTTAAGAACTTAATTAACTCCGAAGTCTCCTCATAGTTATCATCGTGGTTAATTTTTGCTCTAGGGTAAATGAACCCTGCAAACTTATCTAACTTTACAAGATCCTCAATGGGCGGCACCTTACCAATGATATTAGAGTTCCTAAACTCTTTAACCTCGTTTAGGTGTGCCACGATAAGTTGATACATCTCACCACCCACATCGTCGTCATCAACTTCAATGGGTATTTGGTTGGCGTGTAATTCGGCTAACTCCGCAATAGTTCGAATGGCATGCGACATACACTTGGCACGACTTCTATCTAAATCTTCGTCCCCGCTTGTGATGACACCAAAGTTCTCAATGACCGAATCGCTATAGATTGCAAATTCAGGTATTCGACATTGATATTTACTGTGAAAGACCCGGTACCCTGCACTTTTCATTGTATCCGCTGTCGTTTTCATATCACACCTCTAAGCTCTGTAATAGAATTATAAGTATGGGAATTTGATAAAATTGAGTAAGTGGACTCCACGATCTCACGTCTTCGGCTAACATGATAAGATGAGTTGTATCTAATGACTTACCGCTAAACCACATGGAAAGATATCTCTCCAATAAAGATTTTTTATCTGTATCGTTATAGAAATTAGACGACACAATATAACTACCCCCTAACGTAGAAGGCCAGACCATCGGCACTTCCATGTCAACAGTGACATCGTCGGTAATTTCTACCTGCCCCTCTACTGGAATACGTACGTGCCTAATGTTAGTCCAGGCTATACCACCCAGTAGGGGTTGGGTAGCATAGTTAACCACCGCACTGTTTGCCATGACCTGCGTAAACGGCATGGTATACAGCTCACCGTCTGTAATGTAGTCCCATAGAGTGGTGACCCGCTGCCCCGGGACATTGCTACAATTTAAGGCTCTGGGTAGTCTTTTCCAATTGACGGATAACTTACGAAGTACCTTAATGAGGTGAGGGTCATAAACCAATCCGTCGATGGGGTCATTAAATGCAATTGTATTAGATTCAACGTCAAAGAACATATCTTCATATGTTTGTGTAAGGCTCTCTATGAGCTTTTTAACCACAACCCTACGACTTATGTCATCATCGGTTATAAGTCCGTTGTAGCCGCCTCTAAGGCGATCCCTGTCAAAGTGATTGACTTCCACAGTTTTATCGTTTAGATTGGTAGTGAGTTCATCGTTAACGTAATCGATTAACTTATAGGTTATCTCAAACGCAGATTCCTTATAAATTGTTTTTCTACTGACGGACAATACCGAAAAGAGCGCACCTCTACCATCGCCAACATCGGCTATAAATACATCTCCTTCATTGGGTGTTATTCCGGGGTATAATTGAGCGGTTCCAGTTACCTCAAATAAGGAGGTTTCCGAATTTTGACTTTGACTTAATGGGTCGGTTACCTTAAGTTCTAAATTTATAATTTTGTGGTATTGTTGATATGCCCCTTCCTGACTAAGGTCTAGCGTATTACCTACCTGGTCACTGCCCAATACCTGCCCGTAAAAGTCTACATGCCAACTTGACCCGGATATAAACGTCAATAATGAAGAATGATCGATTTCTTTACTGTTCACTACATTACCACCGTATTTTGATACACCGTCACGAGGGCGAACTATATCTGTATTACGGATGGGGGCAATGGCATCTGGGACAACAACGACACTGTCTGCTGGTGTATCTGTGATAAGTGGCATATAGACTCCTATGTTTTATTCGCGGTAATGACAAAATTACCAACGGTAAGTATATTACTTTCCAAATGATTTCTAAAATGTTTAATAGATTCGGATAATTCGGTACGTAACTTCATCCATTGAGGTCGACCTAACGTATTGTTATCTAATATGGGTATGGTGGATATATCAAAGTCGGAATTAATAATGGAAGCTAAGCGTTTGATGTATTCCCCGTTAGCAAGTAACCCGTCCACCGCTACGTCACTTAACATTGAGATGTCGGTGATCACCGTTATGCAAATATGGTATCTGTGCCGTATATCTAAATCAAAAGTACTGAGTACCTGAAGATCATCCGTTACAGTTAAAGCATCACTGTACAATGGTAGATTATTTCGAAACAGGGTTATGTGGTACGGGTGCTGATATAGTTGAGTAATGCACTCGGGATACTTAGCCATGTGCTCTCGTACCGTGGGATCTAGTTGAACCAGTCCTAATTTATCTAAATCTAATAAATTTCTTGGATTGTTCACATCCACTTGCACCATTGCACGCACTGCGGTTGAGTAATGCCCCTTAATGCGATCTGGCATCCACTCATCCCATGAGGGGATACTTATTCCCCCATAGCTACTACCGGGCATGAAGTTAGTCACGTTAAGTTTAGCAAGTCGACTGGTGGTGTGTGACGAGAATTCTGGATCTACCAATGCATTAAAATTCTCACCCCGCACACGCAGGTTGCCTGGAACTATCTGGTTATGTACCATTAATGGATAGGCCATGGCAAATGCCCCGGGTTTATCGTATTCGAATGTATACCCAAATGACGCTGTCCATAGGTTGTCTGTTTTGGATGGTTTTGGGGGACGGTCAAAATCAAACCATCCATTAATGCCTGTTTGGGTTTCGTTAATGGCATAGATAGAGGCGCGGCCGGCTTGGTTGGTCATTACGGTAACCCGATCGGTAAAGTGGTTTCTTAACCAGGTTCCAAACGTATCCCCGTACCCACCAACGTTCTCCCTAAGTTTCCATATCTCAACGAGAATGTGCATAAACGTAACAGTAATGGGATAGTGGTATTGTACTGTATGTCGATTATGTTGCCTATCTCCACTCAACCGTCTACGGATACCCTGCATCCAATTATTGGCACGTGTCTCAGAGTTAAACTGTAACTCGAATGACAAGGTTGTGCGCGTCTTATAATAAACTGGCTTTATCCATACCTCTAATTTCTTATCATAAAAAATGGCATGGTGTCCACTATCGGTTATTTTCTTATCCAGTAGATCGTCTTCTGAATATTCTTCTTCCATACTGACTCGTATGTGCTCTTTTGAATCGAATTTAACATCGGTGGATATGGAGCCCAGTGCACTATTTAGTTGCAGGGCTTCACTTCCATCTTTATTTAATAGCACACTTGCTTCTTTACCTATCCCCGAAAAAAAAATACAGCGTGACCAAACACTGTATTTTTAAAGATTACTTTACCGGTAATACATCACCAATTTCAACTAGTCGATTAAACCCCTTAGACATGGCAATGGGATTTTCTCTGACCTTAAGATACTCCACCCAAAACTCTTTACGTAAATTAAGTATAAACCGAGCAGCGACTGCGGGGCCCCTTAACCCTTTTGCAAACAGTGGCGGCGGAGAAGGTAATATACTACGTCCTGTTAAACGAATAAGTTCATCCAACTCATCAATCATTTCTTGGATACGTTGATGTTTGCATGTTGTTATATACGTTAATTCCTCTATGGTGTATCGTTTCATTACCGCATACATTGAATTGCCGGTAAGTGGAGTTAGTAACGTGTTTATTTCATTTATGCGTTCCCGTAGAAGCTTACGTCCATCGTTGGTAACACCTATGACGCCACTGTGCAAGGTAAGACCACAGTTGGAGAACATCAGGTTAAATAGATACCAATGTGTCCAATTGCGGGTAGGTAGGGGATAACTTTTTTTCGCAGTATTTTTTTCATATTCCATTGTTATAAAATATAACCCACTTGGCGTTGCCGGTAGTACCTCTAAACTTCCTACATTTGTGTGGATGGTAGGAAGCGACGGGTCAATGACCCAGCCCTCATTGTATCCTCCGTCGTCCGTATGATGCGACTTACGGTTAAAGGTGCACACCGCCATCCCATCTAAAAGATCAGTGGCAATTGCAATGGCTTCTCTAATGGTCATTGATCGATATTGATTGACTTGATACTCTTCAATAATACGGTCTTGTTTAGCCTGAGATAAATTCATGTTATACGTAGTCCTGTTAGTTAGTAATATTTGTCCATAATAAATGTACGTTAATTAAAAAAAGATATAGCGTATTAATAATATATGCATCAAATACGTTTAGTCCGACATAACTAGGGGCGCGGGACCCCTAGCCGTTTCACAAATAAGCAATGTGTGGTTGACGAATTTGTGTGGTTATGCTTACTTGTAATTAGATAACGATTTAGTACAAACAGTTGCCGATGCACGGATGGCCGCTAAGCCATTGCGTGTAATTGACGTAAATGGTTCAGACGACCAGGTTGCTAAGCTTGTAATAAATTCAAGTGCAGACTTTGGATACGCGCGAACTTCAGATGATAGATCGCCGTGTTTAGTCAATGCCGCGTCTAATTTCTTACCCGCTGCAAATGCCTTGTCTTTGGCCTTTTTAAGGTTACCGATTTCTTTACCGCGCTCCCACGCTTCAATGCCATCAATGGTATCAATCGCAACATCACAAATAGCTTTGATGTCTGCAACCGATAACGTTTTAATAGACGCGTCTTCTAATGGATCTTTACGCTTTTCAAACGTAGACATGACACGATATACACGTGAACGCTTTTTACGGGCCAGTGTAAGAATATCTTCGTCACCTTTAAATTCATCAAAGCTTAAGAAAACAGACATGTTACCCGCTAACGCGCCAGTGCGTACTTTATGACCGTCATCAAAACGCGAGTCGTTGACTACGTCGGTAAGCTTTAGATCACCTACAACTTCTTTGTCTTTAACCGTTGGGAATGCATACACTTTAGAAAGACTCACTTTTGCGTCAGCTTCTTTCATGTCGTCCGATAGATTAAAGTCTTTCAAGCCTTCTTCAATCTTTTCGGCGCGCGTAATCATGATTTTGGCGTAGTAATCAAACAATGCATTAACCGCACTTTTGTTTACTTCAAGTGTTGCAATGATGTCTTTTGCTGTACCGGGCGCTTTGTTGTTTACGACCAGTGCGTTAACTTCAGAACCTAATTCGGTTTTGGCTTCTTCAACCGATTTAGATGTCGCTGCATCCGCACGCTCTTTGAGGGCAAGAAACGATTTCTTTAAACGCGGTAAGGCACCAAAGATCTTTTGGAAGAACATTTCAACTTGCTTAGCAATACGCTTAATGAAGTCAACGATAGTTTTCCATACGTTGGCCGCAGCATCTTTAATACTTTCTACCGAAACGGTATCGTCCAATGCACTTTCAAGGCCAGGGGTGACCTCAGCGCCATTAAGGCCAGTGCCTGCAACCGCAAGGTCGCTTGCAACGTCAAGTAAACCTAATTCGATAGCAGTCGATTTTTCAATGCTACCCGCTACAATGGCAAGGTTTTCTAAACCAACTTGAATGTCAGACATGCGCTCAACTTCATCACACATAGCCACAACTTCGTGATGACATTCCAAGGCCACTTCAAGGTTATTGGCCTGCGTTAATTCGTCTAAGACAACATGACTTTTAGAGGGACTAACACCAGTAAAGGCGGTACGTAGATTATTTCTCATTTTTTTGTTTTCCTAACAATGTATCATGGGGGATTTAGACTGTCCATGTATTACATACATGGACAAAAGATTTACGCGTATTGAGCTAAAGACTTTTGACATACGTCCAATAGTGCTTTACTTGTACCGATTGCACATGACGTAATTTGAGTGGCGGGGTAGCTGTTGGCATCTTGTAGAAGTTTCAATTTCGATGCCACTACCTTATTGGTACCACGGCCCACTGAACCTAATGTGTACTTGTCCGTTTTTTCGCCAACCTTACGGGCAGCGGCCATGGCCTTTTCCATACTTTTCTGATACTTAAAGTAATCTGTTTCGTACGCTTGAATGCTAGCTGCAACTTCAGCTACGCCATCTGCCACTTTAGAAATATCTGGCAATTTAAGCGCATCAATTTCCTGATCATCGGCAACTTCAACGGCTTTGCCTGCTGAGGTTTTCTTAGATTCAAAGCGAACTCGAAGATCTTTAACGGCAACATTAAAATCTTCCAAGGTATCCAACTTGCCGGCCATCTTAGGCATACGTAGTATTTTACCGCCTAGGAATACATTGGTATCGCCTTTAGGTAAAGCGTCAAACAATTCTTTGTACGTTACGGCACCTAGGAATTTGCCATCTTTATACACGGCACTTTCGTCTTTACCTTCCCATGTTTCTTTAGGGGCGTCTGCCGCGGCCTTAAACGTCTTTTCTGCCAAGTCTGCCATTTTGGTAATCATTGCACCATGATCTTGGAAGAAGTCGCGGGTAAGACTTTTAAGTGCATCTGTACCTGAAATTAACTTACCCGCATCAACTTTGCCGGTCGTTTCTAAATATAGATACTTCGCACCACCGCCCAACTTGATTTTTTCAACATCGTCTTTCAGTGTACCGTTAGATTCACCGGCCGCCTTTGCTAACTTTTCAGCAGATGCTTTAAGTGACGCTGCGGTAGAGAATGATTTCTTATACCACTCCATGATTTTTTGACGTACTTCTTCAAACTTTCCAACCAACCACTTAATCAAATCGTTAGCTTTTTCTTTAATGGACTCAACCGAGATAGTAGTGGCTTGTTCGCGTGTACTTTCACCGCCAAATGATTCAAGTGAAGGAATGGCATCTTCTACCTTTATACCAAATTGACCAAGGTGCGATTCAACCGCCACGGTAACAAGACCAGCGCCAAAGCGATCTAAACCACCACCTTCTAGCGATGCTTCAATTTGTTCGGCCAATGCTTCTAAGCCAACAATACTATTTGATACGGCTTCAATTTCCATGGCGTCTACTTCAAACGAAGCGGCTTCAACGGAAACGTCGGCAACCATTTGATTAAGATCGACGTCACTTGACATTGAAACTGATTTTTTGTTTTGGTTCAATTGTGAACCGATGTTATGTAAATTTCTCATTTACGTATATTCCCTATTTGTTGCAACAAAGTTGGTGGGGGGTGCCAAACAAAACCACTAGAGTATTGACTAAATCGTAGATGCCGTCTTGTCGACGTATCCAGGCTACATACTCCGAAGTCTCCGAGGGGTAGCCGTGTTGATCTAATTCCATATCTAGCTTAGGTCGAGTTTGACGATTTATAAGGCTTGCAGTGTGCACAATATCGCCTGGTGATAAAAAATCTATTAACTGTCTACGGCTACGGATACTCACGGGGCGGGTGCCGCATGTAATATATTTAACCGTATCGGCAATAAACTCAAAAAGGTGATCGCTGCCAGTTGATACAGGCGCGCTCTCATATAAGTAAGATAACCGTTTGCATGGATTCGATCCTAGGTGACATTTAGCCACGCGGATTATATCCCCAACCAATTCCATAGGAATGGCTTTAGTACGTACCGCTTTAAATCGTTCCGCAACCTCTACGACGTTAGGGCACGCCATAACTTTGACAGGGCGAGCTTCTAGCTTTAACTTATATACCATTCCACTCGGAGAGATAATGTCATCATACATCTTTCATTTCCTCAAGTTCGTATTGTAACTTACTTACTCGGGCAGTGTATCGTTCAATGACTTCTTCTAACTTAGGATCTTTTTTACCCATTGATTCATTTTTGAGATGGGCCAACTTAAGATTTAGTAGTTCCATTTCTTCTTCGGCTAAGCGGATACGGTGTACCTGATAGCGGGCAACTAACATCCCTAAATGATAGAAGGGATTTAACGCCGAGCTAATAAACCCAAATTTATTCGGATCTACTTTATCCAGCCCTACTTGCTGACGAATAATTGGAGCCGTTTCAGGATCAACCTTAATATCTGGAATGCCATCAAATGACTTTTCCAGTTGACGCTGAGTCTTTAAATTCGCATTAACAACTATCATAAAGTCAGTGAGTCGTTTATTAACAAACTCCATATCTTTAGATAGATGTTTACCCGCGGCAGTTTCACCCAGGCCCTCAAAGCCATAAGTAGCCAATAGCAGCCTGCGCGAGAATACACTTAAGAACGCAATGGATTCAATGTACTGTGCGATGTTTACTTTCAGGTACGTCATACCCTCACGCACTGCCACACTATCATAATGCTCGTCTACCAGCTTGTGTAGTAACACAATGTTCTTACTGGCGTTCTTTAGAGCGTCATTTACTGCCAATATATAGTTTTCATGGCGACCATCCACCTTTGCATCGAAACGGCGCTGTACGTCTTTCAATACACGTGATTTAAACTTATACCGTTTATTAAACAGTTCGGTGGCATTAACATACGGAGGAATAGATTTGTGATTTACTTCATCTGCTAAATTACGCAGTTCTTCTTTTAACGTCGATTTACTAATTGACGGTAACATTGATTCAAAGAACTTTTCGATTTTCATTTCGTGCTCCATTCCTATATTTAAAATTGGGGCGAGTTACCCAACTGGTAAGCCTTTAATATCTCGCCAACATCCGGACCAGTACCTTTGTTAACGGACTTTAATTCACTAATGGCTAAACGCGTGGGGTCTTCTATGCCGCGATGATAGATAGTGACCTGTTCAAAATCCACATCGACTACTACATATATCATAGTTAATGTGTTTTTAAACAACTGCTGCCTATCGCGGAAGCGTTTCATTTTACCGCCCATCTTCTTTTCGATTTGGCGCATAGTTGAATCTGAAACAACCACCATGGCAGAAGCGTTGTTAACTGAAGGCTCCCCTGATAGTAATCCTGCAATTCGATTTTTAGTACGACGGTTTGCCAGGGCGGATACAGTACCGTCGGTATCTTCAATCATTGCGCGTTTATTCGTTTCGATTAAATCTCGACATAATACAATGTCCTTCCAAAAGGAGAGCTCTTTAGCATCCCACTCAAGATAACGCGTACGGGCACGTGTATCCTTTGATTTACCTGCCATTATGGTAGATATAGTATCTGGAGTGGTTGTTTTAACACGCAGTCGGACAGATACATCTAGTTCTGCCTCGTGGCCATTTTCTTTAACGGTAACTTTAAGTAGTTTACCCACCGCAAGATTAGATGCCTCAGTTAACTTAGCGTGTTCACCTGACTTGGTATTTGTAGAACTTTCAAACTCGTCACGTTTGTTACGTTTATTACGTGTCATTTCCAAAGATATCGTTGGAAGACCGACATCATATGACTCAAGTGATATAAAGCTTTCTAACGCACCTACCCCCGCGCGCATGGGAGAGCGTTCCGTGCTTAATTTATTTAATAGCTTAGAAACGTCAATATTACCCACGTTAGCGGTTATGGATACAGCCTGTAAGTAATATCCTGAAAATATACTAACTAACGTATGTAATACATCTGTTGCATACGGCTGATTACGTAATGTGCTATCTAAAATGACAACCGGTTCTACCCGCGTATCTTTAGTATAATCAATTAAAGATTCGGATGTGGCACTTTGCATTAAATTAGAAAGACGACCCACCGTAGCGAGTGTAGTGTCTACACCTTCCTTATACATGAATTTCCCCTTAGGAGTTAAAGTTAATGTCTGACAATTCAAGAATCGCAGAACAATTTAGACAGCAGACAGCACTAAGAGATGCGATAATTAGAACAACGGGTTCTAAAGTTTCACTTTCTAAGGCAGCATCTAGTGCTTTCTATGGCATAAATTACCGTAGTGTAGGTATGCCGGTTAAATCAAATTCAGATACCCACGGACTGACATTCATTACCCGCCCCAGACTAAATTTGTCATATGATAATATTAGTGGAGTGCGCAACTTTACACAATTACTTACTGATGATCAGTTTACTTTATCTAGAGCGGTGCGATGTTTACTTGATCCCGTGAGTAATAAAGGCATTGAAGGGGGGGTTAGATCGAAAATAAGCTCTCCTATTATTGATGAAAATAATCCATTTATGGCTATTCTTAGCAACTCCATTATTAGTGTTTCTGGTTTTCCAGATGCGGTGATGGATACCCACACGTCACCCAACGGACTTGCGAATGAATCATGGTCAATGATCGATTCCCTACCCAATGATTATAGTACATATGATCTTACTTTAAACTTTAGGAATATGTCGGGTGACCCCATTTCATTGATTATGCATATATGGACGCAATATGCAGCGCGGGTATCAGAAGGATCTATGTCACCCTGGCCGGAGGCCATTGCCGAAAATGAAATGGATTATAACTGTAGGATATATCGGTTAGTACTGGACGATAAACGAAAGTACGTACAAAAGATTGCGGCAACGGGATATTCTTCGCCGTACGTTAATCCAATTGGCGCGGCATTTAACTACGACGTTAACCAACCTACCATCACAGATAACAAAGAAATATCCGTTCCCTTTAAATGTAGTGGAATTATGTACAACGACCCAATACTAGTTACCTATTTTAATGCACTGGTATCCGGTTGGAATGGCAACATGAAAAATGGGGTTCGGGAACAAGCCATGGTGAAGGTACCCGAAGAATTAAAGAACTACTTTAACTACAGTGCGTATCCTAGAATAAGTGAAGATGGGGTAATGGAATTAGAGTGGTGGGTAAATAAAATAGATTACGAAGAAAGCGTTCGTGGCGGTAAGGTTGAATTCAATCCAGAAGACTATATAGTGTAAGGTTACGGTTATGGAAAATATACAAACAAGCGAGTTATTATCTAAACTTGATCAATTTCGAACAAACCCAAATGCGATACAGCGTGAGGTGTATACATTATTAGAAAAGGCGGTGGCGGGTAAACTATTGGTAGTTGACCCAGCTAATCCATTCTCATTACTATTGGAATCCGCAGCCGTTATGTCAGCGGATGCACTTAATGAGGGGGAGGCCGTAACGCGTCGTCTATACTCACAACTTGTTACTAATGAAGATGAGTTGTTTGGACACATTGCAGACATGGAGTATATCGGTGTATGGGGAACCCCGAGTACTGCTGACTTTTTATTCATGTTAAATGTCGATGAGGTAAAAAAGTTAGCGGTGGTGGTTCCGGGTACCGGCACTAAGAAATTAACCATTCCTAGAGAAACTGAGGTGCGGGTTGGCGGTGCATCATTTACATTCGCATATCCCATTGACATTATAGTAACCGCAAGCGATTCCATTAGCGTCATTTACGATACTTCCAGAATGTCACCGTTTATGTCGCTGCAGTCTAATGTATTGGAATATAAAATATTACCCTTTAACGGAATTAACGCGTTACTCTTTAAAGTTCCAGGAATGCAGTACTCTGTAGAGAGTAGAATCTCGCCCCTATCTAACTCCACTGGATTTATTGTTCGCTACCCACTTACTGATCAATTATATTATTGTCGAGTGTATCATAGATTAGAAAGTGCATCGGAATGGATTGAATTAGCCACCACACACTCTTCAAATATTTATGATAGAGAAACCCCTACCGCCGCACTTAAACGCGCCGACAATACGTTAACCATACGTATACCTGAGGTGTATTTTAATACCGGGCAAATGGGGGTGGACTTACGTATAGATATTTTTGAAACCAAGGGGGATCTTTCATTGGCGTTGGGGGAATATCCCGATACTGCAGTGGGTAGAACATTTAAAGATCTTGACCCAGAAGAAAACGGTAGGTATACCGCACCCCTATCACTTATAACCCAGCTTGCCGTGACGGGGGACGGTACAACAAAGGGGGGGAGTCCGGGACTAGATTTTAAAGAATTACAAGCGCGTACGGTTAGGAACTCAACCTACAAACCAGTAGCGGTGAGTGAGATTGATCTGGTAAACGATTTGAAGGACAGTGGATATACTGTGTCTACCGTTATTGATAATATAACCAATCGAACATTCCAAGCTAGTCGTCAAATGCCTTATCCCACGGTTGGACTATCGTCTAGTGCCATTGGAACTACCGTTGCAACCTTACGGTTAACCTCCTTCATTCTATCCGCCCCAAGTACAATTGTCAAAGATGACTTAACTTGGTCTATAATGCCAAACACGTTATATAAGACTCAGGGTAGGGCGTTTGTGATTGTGGCGGACAGTGAAAGAGAGTGGCTGACGTCTATGTCGCCCGATGAACTAATAGCAACATTAAATGCCGGTAAGTATTTCTTTAGTCCTTTCCTTACCACGCTAGACACGGCGGGCAATCAATTTGGGTATAAAAATTATATCATTGATCAGCCTAAAATAGCCAGTAAATACTTTATCTCGGATAACGATAACGTAGATTACATAGCGGCCATTACCGCTATTGATACGCATAAAGTTGATACGGGTTATGTGGTTAATGTTGCAGTAACGGGGCAGGTGGGACATGAAACGCTACCCGCCGATAAGACCGGTCTTCAAATGGCGTTTAAACCCGCGGGTGGGGAACGGAGAGCGTACCTGGAAGGCGTTAATGGTGGGCGCGATAATGAAGGTAGACTATTGTTTAGTTTTTATATCGATACTAATTTTACCATTGCGGATGGTAACGAGTTACAAGTAAACAACTTTGTAATGTCTTCTAGCGATACCCTACGACTACCCATTACTCCCGATACCAAATTTGACTTTATTCATTACGTTACTGAACTTGGGTTAACCGAGGAAAATAAGGGGGGTATACAATCCCTGGTGGGGGGTGGTGCCGCGCCCATGGATGCGGTTGCGGTATCACATGAAACCGTGAATGTGCGGCTATTCGAAGTATTAGATGGGTTAGTTAATCGCTCACGTACGTCAATTGACGCCCCTGCATATAGTGTACACACCGTAGATGTCCCTTTAACGTATACTGAAGACGTTTTCCAAATAAACCCCATAACAGGTCACCTTGATTTAGAGCAGCAGTCAGATGGGCGTTGGGAGCCCATTTTAATACATGCCTTTGGCGATGAGGTTTTGGATTCAAATGGGGAAGTGAGGCTACGTCATCGTGCGGGGGAACGAATACTGGATTCAAATGGCGAGCCCGTACTCGTGAATAGTTTACAGGAGACGTACTATATCGATCAGGTATTGATGGACGCACGATATTTATTTGCAACCGAACCTGGAAGCGTTGAATATATCCGTCGGGTAGCCACGACTATAGGTCAATGGGTAAGTCAAGATATTGACACGATGCGTCAAGAGTTATTGGCGGGCACTGACTTATTCTTCAGCCCTAAAACAAATGTGGGGATGTTAGAAGTATACTCCACTAAAGGGGAGGCGTTAACCATTGATTCGGCCGTATCGGTTACCATTGATTTATACGTAGATTATAACTCGTATTTAAATACCGCTATCCGTAATGCGTTGAGTGTTTCAGTTAAAGAAATAGTCATTGCCGAATTAGCACTTCAACGAATATCGACGGGGTCAATTCACGATTCCATCCGGTCTCGCGTGGGAGATAATGTCATTGCCATTAAGGTTAATTCATTTAACAATACGGATATAGATGCCTTCACTATTCAAAATGTGGGCCAGGGATGCAGTCTAGCAAAAGAACTAGCGCGTCAGCCCGATGGTACCTTGGCATTGGTAGATGATTTAACCATTAACTTTATACGTCACGAATAACAATACTCGGGCATATAGGAGGGGTTTCCCCCTCCTACTTATTCCGCGTCCATAGTTACAAGCTTACGTTTAATAGTTCTACCGCATAAATCAATGGTATTAAATACGGAATCAACCTCTTTACTGTAGATTAGAAATGATTTTAATATTTCCGTTAACGTTAATCCCATAATGCGTAACATCTTAGTAGATTGCACATATGAACTTTTTATAGCGGGTATTTCTTTGTGCTTCAACGAGCTATCTTTATACGTCTCCATCGTAGTGGCGTAGATGCGATCTTTGTCGGTATCAAATTTACGTGCAAGCGACTCAATCATATCCTGTAGCTTCGTCGACATAGCAACCATCTTTAAATCCATGACGCGCTCTATCTCTTTTGGATTTTCTAAAAGATGTATCATGGGAGTGATTGCTTTAATGTACTCTTTTTCAGATACGGCTTCTTTACGTAGCTCGATAAACTCTTTATTGTACGCCTTTACACTATCGTACATAGCGCTAAGGTTGCTCCAATCATCCGTAATTTTAAACTTTACGTTACCAAATTCTTTATCAAAAAACGAGAACTTGCTTTTCGCAATCTTGGCATACATTTGAGAGGTATGGTGAAGAAGTAAATCCGGTACCTGTTCTGCCCCACCTTCATCCGCCCGCATGCGTTCTTCTGCAAGCGCATCGAATAGCGACAGGGCTTGGGTATTAATGGTTTCAAATACTTCCACGTATTCTTTTAGCATCTTAAAGTCACTGGACAGTTCGGGAATTCTATCCATCCGCTTTGATAATATAACATGTGTTTTAGCTAGGTGTACGTGTTTAAAGATATCGGTTGGGTATTTCTTTAGTACGTCCATTGCGCTGAATGTAGACTCCTTAACGACTTCGCGTAAGCTTTCACTTGATGCTACCGCGCTAGCCGCCGAGTTTGTTATTGCACTATCCGAAGAACCGCTTCCAAATAGCCATTTAAAGGGGGCTAGTAACACTTTAAAGATGCCAGATATAAATGCATAGAGTGCTCGCATTATACCGCCCAGCACCGAGCCAATGGCCCCAGCGATGCCCTCTAGCCCTAGCTCTATATTGGTGTCGGTTGGAAAGGTAGTAAAGCCATTAACATTAAACCGCGCCACCCCATGGTTAAACTTATCAATGGCAAACGCTTCGGTCGAGGAAATCCCCCCCTCGTCGTTAATCGTAGTGAGTACATCAACAACAGTAGAGTGGCTTTCATTAGAAACTTGGAGATCTAATTCAAAACGCTCTATTAAATTATCAATGGTAGTTAGATCAATTTCCATGGGGCGTCCTTTATCTATTTAGGGTAAGTATGCAATGGTTTAATACGGTGGAATCGGAAGGCGTATCCAATAGTGCCTTTAGCGTTACCTGTGGGATATGGCAACAATCATAGCGCTTCTTCCATAGGTCGTATACTAAGGTTGTAACTGCATCAATTGGAAACATTTTTATTTCATTGATCTCTCCCACACACTGATTAACAAACGCTTGATGGGTTTCAATGAAATAAATCTTAGGTGCCGTAACTGCTTGGCTGGGTATATCTAATTTACACGATATATGGCAGGCAATGGATTGTATAAATAGGTCACGCTTAGCTTGCTCGTCGACATTTATTGTGTCAATGTATTTAGTGACCGATACAACTTTTTTATGGAGTGGCATATTTAACATAGGGTAAAATCCTTATAGGGTAGAGAATCTAGTGGCCGTTAGGTTGAGGTCGCTCATTAATAGCTTTTCAATGGCCTGCTGGCCCTGCTTTAACTTGAGTTGCTTTCTGGTGGCGGGTGAGAATACACGATGCAGTAATTGTACTACCGTATCATTTTTTGACATGGCACGTATAACATCATCAATCATAGCGACGTTGGCCTGTAATTCTTTTATTTTCGACTTGGATAACTTTGAGTTTTTTGTTTCAGAAATCATATCCCGACGGATTCTATTTGCACGATCTAAGGGATGATCGTACGTAGAGTAGTGTGGGCTGGAATTTATAAGCATTATAATCCCTATTAGTGCAGTAAACGGGAATAACAGACTCAGTATACTCACCCCATAGATAGTCGTTAAGGTACGAACAATCTGCATGGTATAAAATGAGGATTTGCTTCTGTATATATCCGAACCAACGCGCCTATGCATTTTATCCAAGGCCGTGATTAAGTACGTGCCGTTACCAAAACGACTAGCAAATTGATCGGATAGAAACTCAAAGCCCGTAGCGTCGTAGACATTGGCCCCGGTTTCTGAAACAGATTTTGCCGTTTCAGCCTGGAGTAAGAATGCCGCTACCCCTTTTTTACTATTAGCCTGTGCCACCACGTCCATGTCCGGGATACTAACATTACGGGTTTTACTATACGCCTCTATAATTTTTACCTTGGGCAGTTTACGCTTAGGTGACATAATGCCACCAATGGCCGCTTCAATGGCATAGTTAACACTAACAAGTTGGTATATCTGCTCGAAGTACGCAAAGCAGTGCCCTAGTTCGTGTAGGGTAATCATGGCAATTTCGTTTGGTGTAAACTCACCACTGATAAACAATCCCCGCCCCAACGTAATGGTTACCGGCACCTTTGTAAAAACACCATGTACCTTACCGGCCTCTACATCCACCCACCCCTCAAGGAATCCATCTTTAGAGTTGGCCAATAAACGAAGAGCGTGTTCGTCGTCCCCCTCGCCTCTAGTGGAATTTACCTTTAAGACGTGATTCTTACCCAATTTAGGTATGGTGGCATAGGCGTTAAACGTATCCCACGACATGTTGCCCGAGGCAATCATCACTTGGACATCAAGGTTTGTTGCGTTGGTTAATAATTTAGTTATCTCCGGGTTGGCGGTAACCGACTCACCGATCCCTTTTTCTTGTATGGTTGTAATGGCCGCTACTAAGTTTGTAAATAGCACGTCGGGCGATTGGTGCGCCACTGCTTCTAAGCCTAGTGTGTTTAGATTTCCCATGGAGTTACCTTATAGTTTTACGGTACAGTGAATGTAATTGCAGACATACAAAGAAGCTTAGAGTTACTATAGTAGCTCTATATGGTAGGCATACTATCCCTTACCTAACTAATTGTATTCTTGCAGAATAAATTAATTATGTGGAAGCTAGTCCGATACAATATTATTACGCTATGTAAAAAATAACACAAGTAAAAAAATAAGGGTGTCGTTATTGTTATAGTGGTAAAATATATGTAATCAACTAAGGTACCCCAAATGGAAAATGACTTCATAGGTTACGAGTGTAAGTTTGCAAGCTATGCACCCTGTAAAGATAACGACGGCAATGATCTAGTATTGGTTAAACGCGTTACCCACTGCAAGGATGGCACCAAGATACCCGAAATAAAATTTATAGAGAACTACAAGCGACCATTTTGGGTGGTTAATGACGCGCACCGAACGTACAAAGAAGAGAAAAAGGCGTGGGAAGATATTTCTAAATGTCGTAAGTTTACTACAACCCAAGCCAATCTAAATAAGTCCATCCAGACCGCCTTAGGTAAACACTACAACCCAAAGCATAGACTCAGCATCACGCTACGCAGCCCATACGTGTACGGAGCAGACATATCCACCCCCGCTCTTATCAAAAAAGCGTTTATGGATAAGTACCCGGAATGTGTCAGTGATGATAACATTGCGGTAATGGATATAGAAACCGACGTAGTTACGGGCAATGGGAAGAATTTAATTTCTGCATCGTTTACCTTTAACGATGAAGTGTATATTGGCTACACAAAAGAGTTTATGGATACCTATGGCGATCCTCGTGAAAAAATACAGGAGCTATATAGACAGTACATAAACGGGGATATGGTACAAGAAAAGATAGCCCAGGAATCTGACCCTACCCGCAGAGAGTTCTTAACTAAAATAGCTAAGTTATTGGAACACAAAAAAAATATTGAAATACACAGTAAACTTTTCGACACCAGTGCAGGCGTGGTTAAGTTTGTTTTTGATGCCGCCCATAAAAGTATGCCGGATTTTGTAGCTTTTTGGAATATGAACTACGATATTCCTATTATGGAAAAAGCCTTACATGAAGTCGGTATTTCTCCGGAGTCCGTATTTAACGATCCTAGTGTGCCATACAAGTACCGACGTTATAAACATGTCCCCGGGGAAGCCATAAAACGAACCGCTACCGGAAAATCCATGTCCAAGCATCCGGCGGAGTTGTGGCCTGTTGTACACAACATGGCTAGTTTTTACTTGATCGATGCAATGTGTGTATTTAAACAAGTTCGCGTAACGGAAGGTAATCGAAATTCGTACTCCCTAGATAATATTCTTAAGGAAGAACTTGACCTAGGTAAGTTAAAGTTTTCTAAGGCGGATCACGAAACCGGGTTGGGGTGGCATGTACTCATGCAGTCTAAGTATAAGTTAGAATACTTAATTTACAACATCTTTGATTGCATGAGCATTGAGATTCTAGATTCCAAAACTAAAGATCTAGCAATGACCATCCCTACACTTTGCCAGCACTCTGAATACAATAAATTTCCGAGTACCCCAAGACGTTTGTGTGACGACCTCCACTTCTTTTTAATGGAACACGGCAAGGTTATTGCAACCACATCCGATAACATGGTCGAGGAGTTAGATAAACATGTAACCTCTATGAATGGCTGGGTGGTAACGTTACCTAGTCACCTAGTACAGGATAATGGTTTAGCGGTATTGAAGGAAGCCCCCCACATTAAATCGTTAATTAGAACGTATGTGTGTGACATTGATGTTGAGGCCGGGTACCCTAAAATAGGATACTTCTTTAACGTGGCCCAGGAAACCACCGAGAGAGAAATGGTATCAATAGCAGGACTACCCGAATCATTGAGGCGACTAACGGGCATTAACCTTACAGCCCCCCTAACAAATGCCGCTGAGTGTTCACGTGACATATTTAAATTACCTACCCCAATGGCACTGTTGGATCAATATAGAAAGGAGCATGCCGCGTAATACAATGGACATATACACGTTAAGCTTTCCTATCGCAGGGTTCCCCGTTGCGGGGAGCGTTAGCGATGCCTTTACCAATAGTCCGTTTATTGATACCGATCAACTTATTCGGCATATATCAACCACCGAACCCAAACTACAAAAGCAGAATAGGTACGGTGACTTTGATAGTCAAAGTAGCCCGCAGTATAAATTAGGAGTTATATTGCGAGAGAACGAATCCCAGAACTTCTTAACTCAATGTAGGTCAATGTTATACCCACATATCCATACTGGGCAAGTAGTGCAATCGATGGAATACGATGTCATCTTAGATGCATGGGTAATAAAAGTAACATAATCTTCGTAAACACGGATAGTTTATCATGAAAATAATAATGCAAGTCATCCGAATAATAACATTTAGCGTAGTAGTCGTATTTTTAACTATACTCCTATCTAAAAAATTAGTTATTATCCCCGATACCACGCGAGATGAATGGGAGGATGGAGAGGTGACTGACGTTATAGATGACGGTCATTTTCATCCATCGTCCGATTAATCAAAATAATAAAGCGAGTCCCCGAGGGGACTCACCTATGCCGTGTTGTAGTATTTACTCTACTTGTAAAACGCCAGTAGCTTTTGAACTATGTCTTCGGGGCATACGCCCGTAGAAGATAGACGCTTAATATCCAGTGTCTTCAATGCTGCCGCCCGATTGACTGGGTTAGCGGTTGCTGTAATTATAGTCAACAATAATTCAAAACGTAAACGTGACTTGGGTGGTATGTTCATGCTGGCGATGCCGCGAAATACATACTTTTCAGAAAACGTTTCGCGATTCATGTTTACAATCTGCAGAATTCTATCGTACGCTTCCGTAAACTGCTTACCCGTTAAACTACCAAATACTACAGATAGTGCAGTGTGCAGTTTTATTTGCTGTTGATTGATAATATCTTCTGTCACCGGAGTCGTGGGTCGCATATACGCTATGTACTCGTTGAGTACTTCTTCGTGCGGGTACGGCACTGCGGTAAGTTTGGTGTTGGCCGGGACTTCATCAAAACCTACCGAGTCGGAACCGGTGGCGTCATCGGTATTTGGCTCAGGTTCGCCTTCCTCAGCGAGACTTTGGGTAACTTCTTCTGGTGGTTGTGTAGATTCAACTGGTTCTTGATCGCTTACTTCTTCTGCCGCTGGGGGCTCAGAGTCAGGAGTTACTTCAACGGGATCGGACTCTCCCGTGTTGTTTGATTTTTTAAGGTCGCCTTTATTTTCAGCAGGAGTGGGTTTATTTTTAGTACGTTCTTTTTTAGGCTTAGCTGGCATAACGTGTTTCCTTTATATATAAGTGGGTAATTTACTTTAACGTATGTAATTCATCGATTGCAGTTTGCTTGTCGGCTTCTATTTCCATAGACACCTCAAACATATGATCACAAATATCTCTCGGTAGCTCTAAAAACTCGGTAAGGCTAACGCCAAATACGGAAGCTATTTTTCGCCTACCAAATTTCCTAATTGTGTCATAAAGTAAGCTTCTAGAACACACCTCTTCTGCGGGATGTAATTTGATATAGTCCAAACCGTGGCCGGAACTACCGTATTGGCATATATCAAAATCTTCATCGTACGCCTCGGTTAGTAGTTGCCTGATCGTAAGGTGATCTAATCCTTCACACTCATCGAATAGTTCATCTAAATTAGAGGGAGGGTTACCCCCCTCCTGCGCACGCCTAAGTTGTTTTTTACCAAACCTAGGATGCATTACATGACCAGTTAGATCTATAGGCTCGTTTGAATGGCCAACTGGACCCGCTGACTGCATAGGGTAAAAAACGTAGTAGTAAGATCTAATGGTACATATGGGACAACGTCATTACTTCGCACAATAACGACATCCGTACCCGACCCTTCCTTTTCATCTCCCAATCGCATGTCACAACTAGGGCATTTATCATTAGGGTAACCCACAATAGAAACGGTGGTCTCCGATATAAACGCCCCCACGCCATTTAAGATGGCATCACGTACATGCTCTATCCCAGACAGGTCAACCATAAAATCATCAATTACATCACGGTCCGTAATAACATCCAATGACTCAACGTCATCGTTATTTAGATCGCCAATGGTGACTTTACTTATCCAGTGGGAATACTGACGTAGATTTGATAACCTTCCCTGATCTCGTATATACGCATTTCTCTCGTCTCCCTTGAGGGGAACCTTAAACGCGCGGTCGACCATGCTAACAATGCCATCAACCCACTTAAACCCACTTTCTTCATATTCTAAAATAGAAGGTACGGTTAAATGAATATTGATATCACTGCCGTTATCATGCGTAGCTGTGATCACGTCACCTTTAAAGCTAAACTCGTCACTGTACGCCTTTAATGTTTCTTCGGTACGGGCCACGTTACGTTTAGACATTTCTTTTAATTGTTTATCGCTCAAACGAGACATATCCGTAACGCGAATACGTGATAGGTTAATTTTACTAACCTCAATGTGACTACAATTACCAGGATCTGCCGCACAGGGCTCACGTAGTGTATACCCATCCGGATACATTGTGCAGAGTATACCCAATACGAGCGAAGGTATGTCGGTAGATTTAATTATCTGCTTTAGCTCGTTGGGGTCGTTCGTACCCAAGTTAGTTTCATAGATATGTCCCAGTACAAAGTTAATCAAATAGCTTTGTATGTAAATGGAACTGCTACTGAATATCATGCCATTGGTAAGGCGACCTAGGCTAATCTTCTCTTGAGATACTCGACGCTGTAGCTCTAGTATGCTACCATTTGACGGCGCTTTAAGTGTTACCCAGCCACCGGTATGGAAAAGTGGAATGGTCATAATTGTACCCAGACCTAGACGAGCACGCACTTTCATTAGGCCGCTTTCACCCGAGAGGTTACCTGCTTTATTGCCACCCTTTAGACGTGATGTGGTTAGGGGCTTATCATCGAACGTGGGACGGTTGGTCCATTGACCCCCAGTGTCTTTTATTGCATCGTCAAACACCCCACCGGAGAGTGTATGTCGCATGGCTTCTTGTACTGCCGCCCCCCAACTTTCAACTTCTTCTCCGCCAACACCTAGGTTAGGCAATTTATTTATAATGGCAGTAAAGTTATCGACATTGGCCTTTAACAGGTTCAGTGCATTTGTTGCATTAGCTTGACTCGCCGATTTAGAAACATCCGATTTAATAGGTAATTTAGGATCTTGAAAGTCTACCTCGGGGGCAGGTTCAATGGGACCGTTTTCATCAATCATACCTTTACCTCTTTACATTCATCTAATACGCGACCGCATTCTTGGGTGATGCTGTCGACAATGCCCAATGTGGTATCTGTGAACTTTTGCTGCCAACTCTCAAAGCCATTGGCTAAGTCAATGGAAGTAGTCATTACTTCCATCTCATTGGGTGAGTTTGACAATTCTTGTATCTTTGCATTGCATTCACTCGTTAGGGTTTCTAGTTCTACGTTCAGCGCCGATACATCCTTGCCAAGGACACTAGTTAACGTATTAATCTTAGCCACGTCTAGCTGATCGCCATATAGCGCATATGTATCTTTAACGAGTGCACGTACCTGTAGTGCACTTAACAGTAAACGCTTAGAGTCATCACGAATAGCACATAGCTCAGAAATAAAATCTTTCTTTTGATTATTAACTGGGGGTTTTGGACGATACTTCTTTTTAGGTGGACGATTGGCATTTGCCATGGGGTTACTCCTTTAATATGTATTGGTAGACATACAAGGTATGCTAGACGTAAAAAAATACATTTTTTGATTATATTATAGGCAAACTAACAACGGGAATGTACTTATGTTAATTAATTTAATACAGCAAAATGCATGCATTGAAAAAAGTAAAGTGTTATTGGATTGTATCACACTGTTTACGCGAGCAAACTACCTATTTGCAGAAGAAGAATTAGAAGGTCACATTAATGCGGTGGGAGACACACTCGACCCACAGACACTATTAGGTGAGATGGAAGATAAAATGGAAGCTCACCTAACGTACATGTTAAATGAGTTTGGTATTTATCTAACGGAAGACGCCAATCAAATTGGCCTATATCGACTATCCACGTTGGTTACGGGTATAATGGATCTTGTTGACTATGAGAATATGGATGACCTACTGGACACCATTGAATCCGAGGACGACGACACCGAACGGTTAGTGAATTGTTTAGATTTGGTTATACTTGAAATGGATACGGGTAATGTATTAGATTATTATGAATTTATTGATGTGATCGAGGATAGCTTATGGACTAACCTAATGGCCTCCATGTCAGATAAGAAAGATGTCACGGATTATTTTGAAGTGGCCGATACCATTAATAATGCCAATTTACCTAGCGTGACGGCGGACGAGGACATACAGGTAATATCGGACGAGGATGAGGCACAGACATCAGTGAAGAATTGGGTGTTGTTGTCTGGTCGGGTAGGGTATTCTCTAGATGCCGCGTTTACCTACCTAGAGTCCTCTCTATTGAACGATCTATCTCCCGATGAACGATGGGGTGTAAATGAGATAAATCGTCTCACAATGGAGCTGATAACGTTAATGAAGTACTCCTCAACTCCAACTAAAACCGACCCTCATATATTTATGGGACTGGTAGAGAAATTAACATATAACCCATCCAATATAACGGACTTTTTTAATAAATCAAATACCCTTCTACTTGTAAACGGTGAATAACGTGAACCCTTCTCAGATATTTTTGTTTTTAGTACGGAACAGGCTATATACCAAAAAGAAAATTCTACTTCAGTACTTTGCAGTTATGAGCCAAGAGACCCTCAATGCACCCGAGGAGAGGGGGGCAGGTGAACTATTTAACGTAGATGGGGAGTTGCATATTTTAGATATGGAACTCGCCCCTGTACGTGTTACGGGTCAGGTGGCAGACACCCAATTGTTATCGGAATCTAGTGAAATAACATTAACCCCAGGCGATCTACCCAATGTGACTACGACAGTTAAAACTACCATAGGTGTAGCATTGGCAAATGTATTATTTTTAACACACGCGTTTAATGACAAGATACCTTACCTCACAGGGGAACTTACGTATAAAAAGATTGAGGGTATAATAATAGATGGTATAAATAGTAAGTTAATTACTGTACCAGAACTAAAGGTTTTCTTACGGGCGGCCTCATGGTCAACGGGAATAATGCCATTATTCGTAGCTTCTACCTCCCCACAATCGGTGGTGGGAAACCCTAAAACGCGGGGACTTAGGAATAAGTTTATTAAGGATAATAAAGATACAATTGATACCCCGTTAACGTTAGCTAAATTAGATACGTTAGTATCGGATCTAGAAAAAGAACACATTAAAGGGGACGTAACCGAAACATTCTACAAGTCCAATAAGTCGTATGATGTAACCAGAAAACGTATGTACGGTGTATTTGGTGGCGAGACTCGATTGGACGATCCCACTAAAATGGATTTGGTTACCAACTCATTAGAGGAGGGGTGGGATGTTGAGCAATTAACCCCTATGTTTAATGCACTGCGAATGGGATCATACTACCGTGGTGCAGAAACCGCATTGGGTGGCGCTGATTTTAAAGATTTAATTCGAATGTTTCAAAACTATAAAATTGTTAATGGTGATTGTGGCGTCTCGTTTGGTAAGTCGGTATTGGTCACCGAAGAAAATATACCTCTGTTAGATGGGCGGTATGATTTAACGGCTACGGCGGTTAGCGGCAAAGACCTACAAAACCAAGTAGGGAAACGGGTTATGCTTAGATCCCCATTAACATGCCAACAAGCAGGACAAGCCTATTGCAGTACGTGTTGTGGGGATAACCTATCTCGTAGCCCTACTACGTTGGGAATGCTTGCAGCTAACCTAGGCGCAGCGTTTTTAAGTTTGTTTTTGGCCGCAATGCACGGACGAAGTTTACAGGTCGCCCCATTGGATTTAGATGCAACAATACGATAGCAAAAAAAAAA